AATGAGTTATCATTCTACTCAAACTTGCATAATAAGTCAATTTAGGTTTGCCCATTTAGCCCCCAAATTATACCCTTCTATTCCACTTGTCAATACATTCTTGACGACTATTGCCACTGATTTCAACTCCACATCCACCCGATGTTGTTACGCAATGAATGCTGTAACACCACTGTGATTCTGGCACTTCTCTGTAGTTATGATATGAAAGAAATCCGTTAGGTCTAACCTTCCAGCCAATACCATTTGGATATAGGGTATCTGGATCATCTAGATCAACAGCATGACCGCAGAATGGGCAGGGTTTCATTTCATTTTACTCCGAAATGTTTTTCTATTGCTTGAATAGGGTGAACACAATTATATTCGAATCCATCAATAAAATCAACCTTTAAACGATAGGTGGAAAGAATATCTGTGACCTCAAGTAGTATTAGTTTAGCATATCGTTCAGTATCAAAATATCAAATTGGTTCACCATCAACAATTCTTTCTTCCCAACATTGATCTTCTAGCCTACGTAAATGTTTGTTCATGGTTCGATTCCGAAATGGTTTTCAATCGCAACACATACCCTGTTTGTGCCAACTTCAAGTTTAGCAACTCGGCTACATTCCCGAACAATTAACTCGGCGAACTTTTCAATGGCTGATCCGTATGCCATTGAAAGTCTAACTTCTCCGTAGTCGTCAAATTCTATTTGAATATCAGCCTGATCAGCAAGTTCTTTAATTCTTTCGTTCTTCATGGTTTCCTTGGTGGTGGTAATAATCGTTCATTCTGGGACTTCTGACGGGGTTGATATCCCCAACCGTATCTTCCATTGTATCGTTCGTTCATTCTTCAACTCCAAATTGCTTAATGTGACACAGTGCGTCTACAATACCAGCGTTACAGCCTTTTAAGTATTCCTGATGATGAACCTGTTCTTCAGCAATAATGTCATCAGGAATCAGTTCCTCTTTGACCTTATCGTAGATTGACTGCTTAATCAACTCGGCGAACTCTTTCAGATTCTCTTTGGTGCTGATATCAAAAACGATATGATCACCACGCACGATTGATTGGAATCCAGCCTGTTCGGCAAGTTCACGAATTTTTTGGTTCATGATCGATCTCCAAACAAAAATTCATTGTCATCAATGCTTAGATAAACATATTCAATGTTATCGACGTAACCTTTGCTCGCTTGGTAAGATATGTTTTGTAGTGCTTTGGCTCTCTTTATCCTTTTCTTAAAAATAGTCTTCTGCATCCGCATACACCAGTCATTCTCATAGTGTCTTTCAGCCTCTTCCCTTGTATACTTTCGCTTCCATAAGAGAATGCCAGTTGTTTCAGACATCATGTTTTGGATATATTCTTCCTTAACAGAAACTAATTCTTTTTCAAGTGCGGTTTCCTTGTCAACCGCAGCATTAAATACAGTTTCCCATTTTACTTTAATGTGTGTAGTCATTTTTATGAATCCCGACAATTACAATCACCAGTACCGAAACAAGGTTCTCCACAATGTGGGCAACCTATAGTACGATGTGGATCTAACTCATTGAGAACTTTATAGTATTCTGCTGTACCAACCGGACCTCCACAGTCCATAGCGATTGCACAATGTGAATATCCTTTATCCAACAGTTTCTTAATTTGCTTATCAATCTCTGCCTGTGTAGTCATATTGTGCTCCTACAGTCTTGTCCCATTCGCCGTGCATTGCCCAAGCCTTCTTACGTTGTTCCGTAGTCCACCCAGGGCCACGGTAGTTGCATCCATCTGGATTAGTGCATCGATGGTTATAGATTCGGTAATTGCACTCCGGGCAAGTGTTTTGATTGTTATGTGAGTTCATTCTACAGGAGACCAATGAATGCCCAAGACTTTTTTAATCATCCAACGTTGAAAGCGATTGGGTGGTTTTTCAACGTAGATACAAATATACGTGGCATAAGCATCTGGAATTTCACGAAAACTTATCTTCCAATTTGGTTTAGGAGGCTCATGGAATTTCCATCCATCATTCTGGTTTTTTTGGTTCATCTTCTGCCTTCAACTTCTTCTTCAATTGTCTAATTTCAGCCTTGAGATTACGATTCTCATAGTCTGCCCAACCAGCACGTTCCTGCATCTCCCGCATCTGCTTGGCGAAGTCACGATCACTGGGCGTAACATCTTCTTCTGGAATAACGAAGAATTTACCTTGATCCCAGTCAAACCCCGGATAAACGTTTTTTACTTTAACGAATGGTGATCCGCCAACAGTAGAGTATGGTAGTTTAATTTTGATCACTACTTCGTCATCATCACGACTGTCACGGTAGTATAGATCAACTAGTCGTTTAAGTTCACTAAATTTCATTCTCATCCTCCTCGTAAAGAGCCCAACGTAGGGCAGCAATCGCTTCTGTGGTGTTAGAACCCTCTTCTAACGATTTCAAAGCCATCAGAGAGGCTTTGCGTAGTTCATCCAATTCATAACACATTTGATAGTAAACATCCTTAGGGATCATCGCCACATTGGCATGGCTAAACGTAACGTTAGGATATTTCCCACTGTCAATGTCATTGAAGACTTGAATAATGTGTTCTGGTTTGTGGGTATATGGATCGTTCATCATTCTACATCAAATAGTTCATAATCAGCATAAGATACGCCGACTCGTTTATTCAAAACATCAATCTTAGCACGGGCTTTTTCAACAGAGTCAACAACACATTCAATCCTAAGTCGTTCGCAGTTACATGTATCGTATGGATAATACACCTCGTAATAGACAACAAAAACTTTGTTCATTATTCATCTCCAAATTTTTTCTTGATGCCGTCGATTATAACACCACATGCCCAGGAAATGTCTTCGTTTTCAAAATTTGTCACACCCATTAGAGCAATCTCTGCCACACAATCTTGTACGACCAACTCAACGAGCTTTTCTGTATAACGTTTCTGAAAATTCTCAAATATCATGCTAGAGTTATCTGAACGGGCATATAAGTTAGCCTGTTCCGCAAGTTTATGAATTCGTTCGTTCATGCTTTCACCAAATAAGTTCGTGCGTGTTTCGCATATGTATGTTCTCTTACTATCTTCAAAAAACCAATACGGATTAGTTTTTTCAAATCGGGATCATCTTTCAGTTGAGGACGATATTTGCAATTGACAGCATACATGCCGTTTGGATGTGCTGTAAACCAATCTTTGATGAACTTCCTGCGCTCTTTTCCATAAGCCATATCCGGTACATATAGATATTGATGATCCATCATTCAAATGCTCCCTTAAGCATTTTCTTTTTTTCTTCATCAACTTTAGCAATAGCTTCCTTAAGGGTAGTGCCCATGTTACCTACGTATTGAACACCATCCTTCCACCAAGCATACTTCCAAAGTCCTTCTTTGACCCCATCATAGTAGATGCTGATTTCTTCTCGTTCAGTCATTTTCAACTCCGAAATGTGCTAGCATCTTTTCTTTTACAATGATTTCATCACCGATAAAATCAAATTTATCTTCAACAAACTGAGCACATTCCCGCACAATCAACTTGGCGAACTTTTCAGCAAATGCCTTGAGTTCAGTATTGTATGATATCTGTCGATTGATATCTTCCTCAGCCATAAACTTAGCCTGTACAGCAAGTTCTTTGATTCGTTCGTTCATCATTTTACCCTTTTAAAATGGAATATCGTCATCATCCCAGGTTGTCCGAACAACTTTTTCCTTTGGAGCAACATAGTTGACATCGTGAAAGTGCTCAAAAACATCTTGATAGTTACCCCGCAATCTATCTTGATTGTCGCACAGGATTTCCATCTTGTCAAGATCAGACCATGGATTATAGGGATGATGAACAGTAATGTACCCGTTATAAAACGTTCCTTCCCAGGCACCGTTTACTACCCAAAAATCAAAATGTGTTGATGAATATTCTTGATGAATGTTGATCAAAAGTAATGGTTCATTATTGGTGCCTAACATTAATCTCATTATTTAACTTCGAAATGTTCTTTTAATAATTCACCTAATAGGGATTGGCCAATTGATGCTCGTTTAGAAATAAAGTTAGCACATTCTCGCACAATGGCCTCAGCGAATTTTATTTCTTGTTCTGTTGCTGCTGATCCATATACTTGTTCAGCAATCTGGCGAATTCGTTCGTTCATTTCATATTCCTTCCAATTTCGGCCGCAGCACGCACTATTGCTCGACGGGTAGCGGCGTAGGGGTCGGCGTCAAAGTTGATTTCAACGTATGTGCCTACCCCACCAACTTGCGTTGCCTGTTGTGTTACGCACAGATTGACTTTGAGCCCCAACTTCACCGCCAGCCTCAGCGCATCGCCGTCGTCGGTGAGGGGATGCCAGCAAATTCGGTCACCAATTCGGTGTTCTCTGGGCACGCACGGTGCGGCTCCTGGAGCCCAAATCAGATAATCCATTCCAGCCGCCTTCGCGGCGAACTGTAGCAACTCACGATCAGTTTCGTTCATAATTTACTCCCAAATACCTTGATAATTTGAGAAAAATTCACGATCTTCCATATATCTGGTATAGGCATCATCTGCTGCCTTACCCGGGGTATCACCGTAACCACGAATCTCATAGAGACTCATGGTTTCACTGTCAGCCCACGCAAGAAAAGCACGAAAATCATTGCCGCTCTTGTTTTGGATTGTGATGTTTAGAAAATGAATCATGATCTTTTCCTTACTGTCCACTAGAAATGCAGTATAGCACTAGACTGATTTATTGTCAAGATTTCTGAAACTCTTTACGCCAATCGTTCAAAGAATAACCCCAAACTGCTTGGCCGTTACGAATGACCTTACCCATTTTTTCACATTCCAACAAGCCACTGACTGCTGACATGTATTTTACAACTTCACCGGGCAAGGCTTTTTCCCAACGGTTGGACCGAATCATTTTTGCCAATTCAATAATTCTTTGATCTTTAAGACATGCTTCAAGTGGCATTTCATAGATGATAAACAGTGCAATAGCATGACAAATTTTGTCTACTAGTGAAACTTCCGAATCATCATCAAACTGTTTATTCACTCTAATAAAAGTTTCTAGCGGCCACCCGTTTTGATTGATACACCATTTCCGTAGATGAAAATGAAGATAGCTATCGCCCTTATAGCATAGATCCCAAAGCTTATCGCTAAAAGAAATTAGCTCATGATCGTAAGAATCAGCAGCTACATCCTCGATGTCAATAAATTTGCGGGTGAGATTGAAAACCACCGCATCATTGTTGATGATTAGAGCAGGGTGTTCACCGCTACCTCCTCCAATACTAAGGTAGTATTGATTGATTACTTCACCAGTATCTTCATCCCAATCAGTAAGATAATCTAGCGGTTTTTCCTCTAGAACCCAATAGATGGGCAATCCGAAAAATTTGGCTACATGTGCGTGTTCAAGTGTATCAATTGATGACATGATAATCTTTCCTATTAATCTTTGATACCAAAATGATCTTTGATATCCATTGCATCAACCGCACGAATACAATCACAACATTGTTCGATAGTCAGCAATATCAGTTTCCTAGCATTTTCTACACTGACCCACTTACCGCTAACATCAGTTGGTACTGATGATAGTAATTTTTCAAAGTTTTGATTCATCATGCTTTTTGATCTGATCCGAATTGTTGATTCGTTCCCAAAGAATTTCTGCCACTAATTGATTTAGCGTAATGTCACGTTCATGTGCTATTGTCATCAACTTAAACATTTCACTATCGTCTAGTTCAATTGGAATTGATACACGAGTATCATAAGGCTTTCCTTCTTTGATAGCAAGAGCCTTTTGAATCCAATCATCATCAACGTCAAGATCAATGAAGTTTACACTATCCCATGCGACGTTATCACGTTCATCAGAATTCTTCTTGTATGCGTCAACGAAATCTGGATTGATCAGACGATATGCCCTATTATTCTTGTAGTCACATGCTTCAACAGTGTATATTACTTGTGTATCAGTGTCAAACACAATGTTGAAACTATAACCATCATGATCGCCATTCCAAGCACTAAGACAATAGCAACTGGCATCATTGCCAAAAACTTCACTGTAATATTGATCACCTTCAGTGATACGGTAATCAACAACTTCCATCCATTCTTTTAGAGTAATCATGTTCAATCCTTTGTTAGTTTAGTTAGCAAATACAAATGATCCAATGCTGCTTGAACACTGGGATTAGTGGAGTATAACTCCTTAGCAGTTTTTTGTAAAGCATCCAGACCCGCTTGAGCAACATCGTGGGCACTGTCAATGTGTAGAGTATACATATCGTCACCAAATGCCACTTTCAAATTATCCCAGGCTTGTTTTTGTTCAGGTGTAAGTGATTTTTTCTTGGGACGCATTTCACTTGCTTTTACTAGTGCTTGTGCCATGACATCCTGTGCTACACGACTAGCGGCAATCAATGCAGCATAATCTGGGTCAATATTATACCGTGTACTACGTCCGCCTGGATAGCACATGATTAGATGATTGCCTTTTGGCAGGGCATGGACTAGTTCATCATCGTATTCTTTTACAGGGACATATTTTCTTCCAACTTTTTCATAGAAGATTTTCTTTGTCATCAGATTTTTCCCAATCATTGATATCGTAATCCCAATGTCGTTGATCGTAGATTGTAAACATTAGGTCATAACCAAATAGTCCCAGCATAACTTCAAACCCTGAATGACTCTGCCGATGACTCACAACAAGATTGGCAGAAACAATAGTCCTAGATCGTGTCAGATCAAGTTCCCAAAACTTGTTCTTCCAAGGTGTAGGGCCATGCCAAAACTTTACGCTACTGAGATTTTGTTTTGACCACGGATTTGTGATGTTGAGTGCTAGATGAATCATTATAGAGCCTTGAGTTTATACTTGGCGCCATCAATCGTAACAGTTATGTCACTATATGAATTCCACTTTTTACGACTATGGAATTCTTGTTCCGTCATTTTTTGACCATTGATGTGCCACTCTTTGTACCCATTATGCCATTCAATAGCAGGCCCATCTTCACGATGAAGCTTGCCGTTGATGTGCCATTCGTTTCCAATTGCACCCTCGATGGCAGGTCCATCTTCTCGATGAAGTTCATCATTGACGTACCACGCTTTAGTCCCGCCCTCATAGACCCTAACAGTATATTCTTTGTAACTCATGACTGTCCTTTCAAGTATCCAAAAATGTTAGTAGATGAAGTGTACAACCGGGATACAGCCTTTGAATTGTATTATACAGTGACTTACCATCTTCTGTCAAGTCATCATAGGTACAGTGCCACAATCCAATATCATCATTGTGCCCACTCCACCCAGTACTGCCTAACACTATAGAGCAAAGATATGAACGACTATAGTATTCGGGCTTTTCAGGATCATTTACATTTGGGTAGTGATATTCTTCCCAACGTTTATCATTTTGAATTGCCTCTTCTACCTTCTTTAAGATGTCTGTATCAGAATTTGGGTCGAGTTTTGGATATATTGGGTATGGACGTTGATCGTCATTGATCAGTTGTTCACTCAATAGATCATGGACATGAACACCGCAACAGATACCAAATTGGTCATCAAATTCCCGATCATCGCAGACCACTAGTTTGACGAACATTCCACCTTCGTTTGTACTACTCCACTTTGGATCATCTACTGGGAAGTTTACCCAACCATTACGATCTTTACTGCGACGGTTCATTGGTTCAACTCCCGATCGTGCAGCACAATGCCGCGGGCACGATAATTTAACCTCTGATACCTACGTTGATTTGAGCCTGGTGGCCAAAAGTTCATCAAATCTGGATTCCAGATCAATAGCATACAGTGTGCTGGCCAGAAGTTTTTGATGTTCTTGGGCACCTCTTGCTTAGATTCTTTTTTTACACGCTTGTAGGTTGCCTTGATGAGAGAATCGGCAAATTTATTCAATTCACGCTTTGTAAAACAAAATATACCTGAGGCCCGACCGCCTTGTTCATTAGTTGCACCTGCACTACGTGCCAGGTCTTCAATTGTTTGTTCGTTCATTTCAGACTCCAAACACATGCTTAATACGATTTTCAACGATTTCGGCATTCGCCCATCCGCACTGATATTGTACTTCATCTTTGACTTCTGCCGTCACTGCTGAAATAAGCAATTCGGCGAAGTGTTCAATCTGTTCATCAAACAAACTGATTGAACCGACATCATTTTTGTTTTTACCAACAACTCGCCGGGCAATTTCACGGATTCGTTCGTTCATTTCTTAATACCCCATACAATCAATAGTCTCCACAAAATAAATTCGTAAATAATCATATCTTCAAAATGAGTTCTACCAATTCTAAACCAATGTTCAACTCGTTCGTTTTTATAAGATCGAGTCCACCAAACGCCGTCATTGGACAAATCAAACTTAAACAATATATTCTTCATTCTAAAGATTTGTCCGTTCATTTCAGACTACCGGTATTACTCACTAGAACTACAGTATAAAACCGTTGACATTATTTGTCAATTTTGGGATTATTTCTTTTGAAGAGCGAACCTGTTATAGGCCTCTTCTACTTTCTCCAGAAATACTTTCTTACAATCTTCGTAGACCACGAGGTCAGTCTTCTCAAAAATGAAGGCTATTTCATCGTAGTCTACTACATTATAATATTCATTGCCGCCATCCGCATAAGAACTGTAGATCCTGCGGGCGGCACGTTCAATGACTTCTTGATAGGTCTTCATTACTGTGTTCCTTAATGTTAGTCAAAACGATGACGATTACACCAATCCTGAATCAGTATAACCAAAACAGGAAAAGAACAAAAAACAATATATTCCATCATGATTTACTCCACACCGTTTTCCCAGCGGGTTTGAAAGTTGATACTTTCCCGTACAACATTGCCATTCTCATCCCACTCTGTGTGGGAAAAGAAGTCAATCTGATCATCTTCTACGCTCATGGTCACATTGTGCTCACGGAGCAAAGCAAACAACTTTTGCTTGAATTCTTCTTGACGAGTCATTTTTGCTTCTGTTCGTTCACTAGAAACACAGTATAACACTAGCCCGGTTTATTGTCAAATTTTTATTATTCCTCATCTTCTACCGGGAAGCCATATCCACCGCGGCAGGATCCGTCGTAAGGCTGGATGACGGTAAAGGCTCGGGTCTTATCCTTCAGCCATTTCTTGTAGGCAAAATCATGCGCCCAACTCAGGTCTTGATGCTCAAACAAACACTTGGCTGCATCGTAGGAGAAGTAATCCGTAGTATCCTGAGCCTCGTAAACACGATACAGATACTTAGAGATTGAAGTGTCAGCCATTTCTTGATCCGTCATCTAACTGTCTAGAGTGACATTATATGCGATTTGGGATTTATTGTCAACCGAGAAAATCGTAGGTAGTCACTTTTTCATCGTACTTACCAAACGCAACAGCGGTCGTGATCTTTTCACAAATTGCATTGAAAACACGAACAGCAATTTTGCTGTTAACAGTTTCCAAAAACAAGGTACCGTTGTAAAAGTAAGCGTTGGTATCGGTAACAGACTTGACAACTTTCAGGACTTTTGCTTCGTTGATCATTTCGTTTGCTCCGTGTCTCAACTGTCTATGTAGACATTATATGTCCACATCGAATATTTGTCAAATCTTGGTTACACCCTAAGTCAGGTGTAGGCCCTAGATTAGTTTCGGCAGTTGCTTGCCATGCCAGCGAAGAACTGCGCCTTGTGATAGGCGGCACCTTGTTGAGTACCAGGGCAACGGCAGCAGATAAGCATACCGTATTGAGTAGACTTGATAGCAGGATGCAGTTTGGTGCCCTGTCCGATACGAACTGCGCCTTTGATTTCTTGCTGGTTCATCTTGCGTTCTCTGTTATCTAACTGTCTATGTAGACATTATATGAGATTTAGGATTTATTGTCAACCAACCTCACGAAGTCAAGATCATAGGTGACATCTTTCGGAAGATCCAGACGTCCAAAATAGGTAGCGATACCGAAATGCCGAGCACCGTAGATGATGTCCATCATCTCGGTACCAGAAGCATAAGGATACCGGACCTCAGCAAACAGCTCCTTGACTCCATCAACCACCTTGAAGATTTGAAGAGTATAACCAGTCATCTCGTTTGCTCCTTTTTTCTAACTTGAATGCAGTATAGCACAGGCTGAAAATACTGTCACCCCAGCGTGTAGACCACGACACCATCATAAGTGTCAACGACCTTTACAGTGCAACCACGGTCGATCCAACGTTGTGCAGCGGCCTTATAGGAGTCTGCGGCATAAGCAGGATCAACACCGACCAGTTCACCATTGTCCGCGTTATAGACATAGATATCAAACATCTTGCTCTCCGTTGCGTTCAACATGAATACAGTATAACAAATACCATATTATTTGTCAATTTTCTTTTCCTGGCATTCATAGACTGTACCACCTATATAGAATGCACCTAACTTTCGGCAATCTTCTACAACCGAAGAGAAGGCGCCTGCCCTACCAAATCCATGGATGAAAATTGCTATCGCTATAGTAGCGAAACAATAAAAGATAGCAAAACCGAATTCTTTATTCATTGTATTATTTCCTTCAATACAAACCCAGAACATCAAGTTCATCTTGTGTGAACAGTTCGCGGGCCTTGAGCATCAATTTTTTACGACGCTCAGCATTTTCCCGCCAATGCCGATCAATATCAATTGAACGTTCTTTGGCAACCTTGCGGTTGTAAGCAGCAATTTCATCATCAATTTTTTGCAATTGAGACCTAGCTTTGCTACTACCAGAGTCTTGAATATCTTCATTCATAATTTACTTCCAATACACTTCAATTCGATGGTTGGATACTCGAAACCCAACGTAGGTTTTGCCTTTAGGAACTGCGTCCTTGAGCAGAATCCAGCTTAGATTTTTTTTCCCACATTCACCTTGATAGTAGTCATCATAATTGCAGACTACAGTATCGCCGTTTACGTTGACAGTCCAGAAGAGGAATGATTTCACGCCGGTTGCTACCGATGGTGTAATAATACCACCTGATTGTGATTGATTTTCGCTCCCAGCGTGTGAGCTACCTTTTGCATATACAGAAATCGCAGTGGACATTGCGATAGCCGCCAAAATCATCTTGATCACGTTAAACCTCCAGTTAGTTTACGATAGTTTTATCCGTTAAATCCCACACAACTTTCAAAAACTTCTAGGAGTTCTTGATCAGACATGGACTCAAGTTCCTTGGCATCAGTAATGAACTCATCCTCATCACAATCAAAAAAGCGAGGAATTCCAAATCCACCACTATCTTGAATAAACGTTTGAAGTTTTAGCAACACCAATTCACGCATGATTTACTCCTTAAATTAATGAGTTTAAATTCTAACTCTAGTCTGATTATTCTTCAACCATCGTTCTTAATGAGCCACCGGTTGGAAATAGCCTTGAAACTAGGACCACCAAACGTGTTGCACTTGAACACCAGACCTTCACGATTAGTCTTAGGGTTCAGTGTGCTAACACCATCTGCCATGGTCAACAGTCCAGTAACCCATTCTTCAATCACCATTTCAGTAGCGAGCACAGGAACATGCTTGATACCGTGAGTTTCAGCAAAAACACGACGCTCAAGGGGACCGAGATATTCACCTCGATCAATGTCGTAGATGTCAAACAAGCGGAAATCTTGACCCTTGACGTTGTAGGCATTACCTTGAATATCCTCGCCAATCAACTCACCCTGCAGAGCGAGATTACGTCCGGACTGACGAATCTTTTCAATCAACCGTTCGCGCCGTGCGACAGTCCACAGGGTATTGCCAGCAGTTTCCTTGAGAGCCCAGTTGCGGCTACATACGCCTTCACGATCACCATGAACGAAAACAGTCATAGAACTGCCGTCTAACTTCTCCGTGACTTCCCAAGTAAACGCGCTGTTACTTTGCCAAGTCTTGAGTTCTTCAGTGAGGTTCTGGATACGCTCCTGATCAGTCTTGGGAATCACAGTAGGAAATACGCCTTCTACATCACCAGCAAGTTGGGCAGGAATAGGAGCCTCCCACTTTTGGATGCCAAGTGCTTCGGAAACGTCATCACCTTCGTTGATTTCGCCGATCTTGTCGAATAAGACGTAGCATGGTAGCAACAGACCCTGGCTGACCTGGCCACGCAGCTTTACAGTGCGAAGACGTTCGCCCTTGACGCCATTAAACTCACGGGGTTCTTGGCCCTTACTGAGGAATGGAGCAACTTCGTGGGGAATCCAAGAATCAATGGATACGTATACGACAAGATCATTGATCTTGTAAGCATCCTTTTTATCAACGACCCACCACCCTCCAACACGGTATGCTTCAATTGAATAAGCGTTAGGAATGGGAGCAACTTCGTTGATCTTGGCAATCCATGCCATCATGCGTTCACCGTTCTTGTACATAAGAATATTCCAAATATTTGTTCAGTTGATGTATTGTAATCTATTTTTTATTATTTGTCAATAGTGTCTTACTTATTTTATTTCTAGTTTCTGTACTTACTTCATGTCCCAACAACGAATCGGATATTTTTTTATTTCTGTCTTCGTTTTTTGCGGCCTGTTGTATGTTTCTAAGTCCTTCATCTGAGTATATTTTTTTCTTTCTATCTCCGCCCACTTTTTGAGTGTTTCCTCTTCCTCGAAGCCACTCGCTGGGAATTTCTTCAGTTGAACTAAATTGTTTAGATTCTAAGGTAGTTGGATTATGATACCATTTTTTACCTATTCTTTTTTTCTTTGCCGCATCGGCTGCAATTTTCATGTTTTCTATTGCCTCTGATGATTTTGGCTTTCTAAGTTTTTTCTTGAACTCTTCCGTCTTTGGTTTTCCCCTGTTCAAGTCAGATAATTTTTTTCTAGTTTCTTCGGTGTGAGGCTGACCGCCCCATGCGTATTTCGTTATATTATAACCAATTTCAGGGTCAGTGGATTTTAGAGTATCGATCCAGTACTCCTCACGAAGGCATGCTTCTTCTCTACTATCACACTCACATAATATTTCACAAGTGAAGTTATCAACTCCGTATTTTTCAAATGCTCGTCTAATTAGTTTACCTGAGCCCATGTAGCCATCATTTATATTTTTAGTTTTGTGCTGCCCTACATAGATTTTGTTATTTTGTAGACAAGTTGTTTTGTAAATTATCCATTTATACATAGAGATTTCTCCTCTATGTATTTATACATAATGGTGTTTTTACATAACAACGACCCATCCCCCTACTACAGCGGCTTCAGTAGCGTCAGCATCCTTGATAGGACGAATTTCGTCAATGCGACGAACAGTAGCCATTTTACGTTCAGACATTTTATTTCCTTAACGCAATCACATTCACTTGTTATTAGGACCGAACCAGATTTGTTCAATCACATCCTTGAGACCACGCTGTTCGATTTGATCAGCAGCCTTGACGGCAATAGTGCCTGCAAAGATCCAGAATGCGATCACTGCAATCCAGATAATCGCAATAAAAGTGGTTACGACACCGAACATGATTTTGATAACCCGAGAGGTGAAATCAAAGTCTTTTTGAAACTTATTACGATACATGATATACCTCAACGAGAATGCTTGACCCACGCGATAAGCTCACTGAGCCACATACAGCCGAAAATGGCAAAAACTTGCCATTCCAAGTCCGTGAGATTATAACCCATCGTAGCGAGAATGCCGCCTACCATCGCGTAGGGGATCGCACCGAGAATCGTCATCATTTTTGTCCTCTCAGTTCTTATTCACAGTGGTGTGGCTCTTGAACAGGAGACCGCAGAGGAACATCAGACCCCAGGCTTGAAACCAGGTGATCTTTTTCAGTCCGAAGATCGTGGGCATGAGCCAGTCCCACAGCAGCATCACGGGCAGACTCAGCAGAGCCGACACGACGAACAGAATGAGGGCACCGGCGACGATGATATCAATTACCTTCATTTCAAACTCCTTGTTGCTATGTCAGTATTGTAGAATCTTTTGGAGATCCTGTCAAGCCTGTTGGAACCATTCATCTACGGTAAGAATCTCGGGTGGGTTGTAAGTACCAGCGCCATAGAAGAAGTAGTCAGTGTCAAACTCACGATTAGCTACCACAAATGCGTATACGTTTGCCGCACGCGCGGCCCGAGCTGCTGCCTCAAAGTCCACGTAGAGTTGTTCTGCGGATTCGTATTCAACGGGTAACACATCCTCACACGACCAAGAACAACCGTCGCCCGCAGTATATTTGATCACCAGTCGCATTGTCTTGCTCCTTGCTGTCCGACCCTGTCAACCGATCGAGTAAGTGTCGCCGCGGCGCACGCCGATCTTGTCCAGCAGACCGTCGATGACCGTTTGGGACACCACAGCCCGGCCTTCAACGAACCGGGCGTCAACCAGGTACGAGTACTTGCGGCCGTTGTAGCGGATAGAAACAAAAACCTTCTTCATTTCAAACTCCTTGTTGCGTTATGCTTGTAGCACTAATTTAGAAATACAGTATAACTGATTTGGGATTATTTGTCAAATTTGGATTTATTCCAAATACTGAACATAAAAGCCCTTAGATTCAATCTTACGATTGAGCCGACTGAGTTTGCCCATAACATCACGGAGCACAGGACTGCCAGGTTGATAGGCATACAGAGTCCTTGCAGCAGCGACCAAAATTTCCTTACGCTTGAACAGCTTGAGTTCTTCCTCATTCCGAACGATAGCCCGCTTGCCGTAGAGAACAGTTTCAATCGTCATTACGTACTCCGTCTTGCTCACTAGAAATACAGTATAGCACTAGCCCGATTTAATGTCAAATCACCGGGTCGCTACGGCAATAAAGTCTTTCATCACAGGACGTTTGACAAGTTCGTTGTGACGATAAGGCGTAGCAACCAGTTGCGGTGCCTCAGTATACATACGTCGCCTTACGAGTTCCAAAGTATACAGTTTACCGTTATTGTGTCGAAAAATGGTCATTTCGTACTCCGTCTTGCGCACTGTGGCTATTTTGTGTCAACCAATTATTTAATTTTTCTCTGTCCCAAAAGTCCCTTGACAAAACCATCCACACCAAAACCACGTGGCCATTCTAGTTGATTTTTATCAACCATCGTGGATTTATGATTCTTAAAAGGAGTCTTGGAAGGACGATATTGAATATAGGGAAAGTTTTTGGTTACATAGAACTTACCGCCTGGCAATCCAGTAAGGAAGAAATTCAACAGTGTAGGACTACCCAACTGCACCCATCGTCCAGAATTAAAATCTGGCTCGATGCCATGGTCAGCCCAAGTCGTGACTATGATTTTCTTCATCGAACTGTTTTACTCAGCGTAAGATACAGTATAACACAATGTCTATTTTGTGTCAAATTATCGTGTCAACATCGTCAACAGATTTTTATGGCTTATGACTTCATGTACAGGTTTAGAATCTGCTTCGGTTACATTATATTCAACAATTTCCCAATCACCTAAATCTTCGTTATAATAATTACTATTAATTACATTGGTAATCATTGCACGAAGTTTGCCAATTGTATCCCAGGTCTTGCCTGTCTTGTTCCATGATGGACGAGTCCCAGCCAAACGATAAAGACTTGGATTACTCTTTTTTCTGATTTTGTAGAATTTCATGATTTTTAAGTATGTTCAATAATCTTAATGCCAGTGGCAAGAATAGCACTCATGCAGATAGGACAAGGTGCTGCTAGTGTAGGATTGCCATCACGATCAAACCTACTAACAAAAATACGATGTGCCTTTTTAATGTCGGGACACCGAACAATAGCATGAATTTCTGCATGAAGAAATTGTTTGTAGGGTTCACCCACTTTTTCGGCATGTTTAGCCTGAATAGGATGAGTTTTGATATAGCTGTTTTGACCAATACTCAAAACACGACCGCGACGATCAAGATCACCGCGGTTATATTTTGTCTTTGACTTTTAGACATATCTAACAATGGTTAAAATATGTCTATTGTAGTAGATAACTACATTTTTGTCAAATTATTTTTTTGGCTTAGATACATTTCCAGCATTGACAAAATCATACATCTTTTGTGCAGTTTCAAGTACTTGTTCTAGTCCTGGAAATGCTGGCATATCTACCTTAGTAACGATTTGTCCTGTCTTGGAATCTCGCTCAGCAGTAACTTCCCAGCCTTGCCACTTTGTATGGTAATCATTGATTACTATATCCTTAGCCATGCTAAGTATTTCAGTACGAATTTCATACCCAGATTTAGTAAATTTTACATCTGGCATTTTTGGCATTTCAAATTGAGGTGTCATAATAATCTCCTTTGTGTGTGTAAAACAGATTTTCTCTGTCAATATATTTATCAATAAATTTAAACTTATGAGAAATGGGGCCCCATTTCTCATTGTATTTTCACAGTGCTAATTGTCTAGTTCTAAACTTGACATAATCACTAAGATCGTCATCAATATCTAACTTTGATTTACTTCTTAGTAGCTTCAGCTTTTTTATCTTCAGCCTTTACTGCGGGTTTGGACGCATCACTTTTCTTGGTGTCGTCCTTTTTAGCAGGAAGTTTCATTTCTTCCTTCTTTGCAACAGTTGCAGCAGCTGGTTTGGCTTCAGCCTTCTTGTCTTCCTTCTTTGCAGGTTCGGCTGCGAATGCAGTAGCAAGACCGAATGATGCGATAAGAGCTAATACTAGTTTCATAAAATTTCCTTTTTAAGTTAAGCACAGCATTGTTTCTGTGTATAGTATTTAACAATTCAGAGCCTGGTGTTTTGATAAGTCTTTACCCAATTAAGACTAAATACATAATGTTGTACATTTCATATCAAGGCATTTTTGATGGTAATAACTTTCAAGATGCTAATACTCCAAATCAAATAGGAAAAGCTTTTAATGCAGGATTTGCCTGCATGGTAGATGTTTGGCGTGTCAATAACAAACTATATTTAGGTTCTACTCAACCTACTATTGAAGTATCTCCTGAATATTTAAAGGGACCTAAATTTTGGATAAATGCTAGAAATATTGATATGCAAAATTGGATATCATCTCAGCCAATTAAATTATATCCCAACTATTTTTGGTTTTTAGCATCGACTCCCCCTCCTCCTTATACAATAGCCAGTGGTGGTCAATATATTACACCGGGTACTGTTCCAACGAATAACCAAAGTATTGTATTTCTACCAGAAATACAAGATCGTGCATTGTTTAGTACAGTTAAATTACGTTGCTATGGCATAATTAGTAATTACCTCTCATTTGTCAAACGAATGAGGAATGAAGGGGTTTGGTATTAACTTTTTATAGATTTTAAGTATTCTTGAAGATTACCATACAATCCTAACATCATTGCAATTTTACCGTCATAAATTCTAATGTAGAATTTTCTAGATGATGCTTTTTTGTTAACACCCAAATAATATGGACATTGAATTTTTTTATTAAGTTCTAGTACAAAACTATGATAGCTTTGTCCGTCTTGAACAAACTCACAATCATAAAAAGTAATATCAGCCAATTGAAACGCAGCAACACCCTCATCTGTCAATCGTAGCCCTTCTTGTCTACCAGTGAACCACCATTTAAATATAACATCTTCAATGGGTAATTCATGATATATTCTATGTGACTTAGGAATTTCAGCCAAAACTGTTTCTGTAATTTTTTGTTTGATTGATTTAAGATTGCTCATCTGGATAAACAACATTTCCAGAATTCATAAACACGACTGTAAACTTATTAGTCTTGAATTGTGTGTTAAGTTTTCTGCACAGATTACGTGCATGACCCGGATTGCTAAAGCTAGTTTTTTTGTATTTGGGAGTGGCTTCGTTATCTAGGTAATGTGAAGATTTTAAATTTATAGGTTGACCGTCATAAAATACAGCCCAAATACCCGAGGCTTCTACAATTTGATCACATTTGTAAGTGACTTTATCTACAAGTTCTAATAAAATTTTGGACTGTGTTCGACTCATTTAAAACTTCCACCCTTTATTTCTACTTTGATGACTGGCTCCTCATCTGGTTTCTTGTCTTGGTTTAATTGGTATTTATCTGCTAATAGTTTGGCTAACTCATCACGTAACCCACGGGCTTCAATAATGGGCATAACAAAATCTTTACCTTGTTTGTTCTCTATCATAGAAACTCTATCAATAAAACGCTTGATGTGTATCATAGATTATTTATCATGTTTTCCGCTTCGGTTTCTGTTTTAAACGGACCTTGATAGGGATAACGTTGAATAAAGATGTATTTGGGACAAAAAACTTTCTCATTTACTCCATTTTGGTTAATTACAAACCATCCTGCAGCATAGTAGCATTTACTTTTTGCAGTCTTAGTGAACAAATGCAGTTTGCGTTTAATATCCAAGACTGAATTATAGACTTTACTAGTCGTAGGGTAATGTGCGAAGGGCAGTTCTATCTTTGTCTTGTTAGTCTTTAACGATTGAAACTGGATTCTAGTCTGTTTCTTGAGGTCATTAGTATCTGAAAAATGAGTGGATTTACCATTCATTATTAGTGATAACCCTGATCCTTCGGCAACTACATTTCCTACTTTTTGATCACCATCAGTGACCACCCAATATTGGTCTTTGATAATTGGTTTAGCGATTAGATTTTTCATATTTCTCCCAGCTGTTATTTATATAGTTCCAATGACGATTATCATAAATCGTAAAGTGAATTTCGTATTTGAACAGTCCTAGTTCTAGGTTTATGCCGGCGTGGTCTTGTCGTATGGTGAAGTCAAACTCAAATCTAAGCCAATTGTCATTTTTGATTATTTGAACTTCCCAATACTTATTGGAAATAGGTGTTTTACCGTGCCAAACTTTAATATTTTTAAAGTCACCTCCCCACGGGCTTCTAAGATTAAGATTCAGGTATATCATTTTTCATCTCCATATATGGTGCAACAGTATTATCGAATATTTGCGCCATAGTCATCCAAAGTCCCCTGCGTTCTATATCCGTCATACCGGCTACCCAGGATGGGTCGTCATGATTACGGGTAAGACCGTAATCATGACGATAAGTATAGCACATTTCTGTTATAATTTCTTCACGTGTCTTCATGTATATTTTAATATGTACATGACTGCATCTGCTTCATGTAGCTTTACAGTCTCATTCGCATATTTGTTATGTTCACCCGTATCCCAAGAATATGTAGTTTTTCTAAACTCCTTCACCTTGATCATCTTAGTGTTTAATTTTGTGACACGGGCAATCATAAGGCTGTTATGATGTGATACAGCAACCACATCATTAACCTTAATTTGGTTACCTAATTTGTCAAAATGTTCTGAATCAGGTTTGCTCATCTTTAGTCAACTCACACACAAGTAGAAAGTGTTCATAGGCTTTTTTAACGCTAGGATGTGTCATAAGCTTTTCTGCTTCTTCCATCATAGCCTTTACTGCGGCTTCTCCTGCATCTACAGCAGCAGGCCAAATCAGTGGATAATCATATTGACGAAAGCTTTCGGCCAATTCACGCCATAGCTTCATTTGATGTTCAGTGAAAGGCTGAGATTTAGGTCTGACTTCTTGCGCCTTCGCAATAGCTTTGCACACTGCATCTTGGGCTACTCGACCGGCAGCAATCATAGGTGCATAAGCAACATTCACATTATAACGTGTGCTTTGTCCACCAGGATACACACATACTAAGTGAGCACCTTTGGGCATAGCATCCATAAGAGTTTGATCATACTCCTTTACAGGAACATACTTACGACCAATTTTTTCATAGAAAATTTTCTTCATGATTCACCTCTTGTAATTGCAAGAAATAAATGTTTTTTATTTTTGGGAGTCCAAGACTTGCCTTCTTCTCCGCATAGTTCGTTCCAAGTTGATCGTACTATGCTGCAACTATCATAAGTTGTCTCTACACGACGAGGCCCAGTTACCGGGTTGAAATGAACATGTTTTTCTTTTTTAGAAAGTTTACATTTGTAAAATACCGCTTCAGGCGCAAACGGAAGAGATGCAATTCTTCCGAACAACGGAACAAAACTATGTTTGCAATCCTTACACAATAATTTTGTATTAGTAGTCATTTTGAAAATGCATCCCAAAATAATTCACTATCTTTAACGTGAGCAACAGGTAGTAACCATTTATTATTAATACACTCTAAAAGAATACATTTGTATTCTGCAGGACATTTATCACTAACTTCAAAGCCGGCGCGTGGTACTACCATCAAATCATTTCTGATAATAAAGTCTGGATCAGCAGACCTAATTGTGCGTATGCCGCTAGTCTTGCTAGTTAGTTTCATTACAAAGAACCTTTATATGGATTGTTGAGCCACTTAGCATACGTTTCGACTTGTTCACTGATTTTGGTCAGTTCATACTTGCCACAGAATTTCATGAAGTGAACACCAACTTGAGGAGTAGTTTCAATACGTACACCCTGACGAATTGCAGTATCGACACGATTCTTTACATCCTGAGGCTGTGCAGTCAAATCAATCAGTGTACGGTTGCGTTCATAATCCTCACGCACACGATGTTCAACACCATCGTGATCCAACCAACGTTGTAGCATCATGTTGTTCCAGTTGAAACCCTGCTTTGTACGATCAGCATAAGCCTCGACAAGACCAACTTTGTTCTTGCTACCTTTCTCACGAACACCAGGATAAGCACTGAATACATTGTCAGTGGCATCACCTCGCATGCACTTTTTGAAAAGTAGATATTGCGGATCTTCTAGCAATTTATGTTGCTTAGTTTTTTTATCTAGTACAGGCTTTCCGTTGTCCTTGAAGAACCCATTGAGTGTGATGAGTTCGTTTGATACGCCATTGTATTGGAACACGTTTTCATCAATAAGCTGAACGTAATCAGTATCAGAACTAATAATGTAATGCGAGTCATTGGGATGCAGGTGAATAAATCGGGCAATTAAGTCATCTGCCTCAGCGTTGGGTTCACGCAGTACAGACACGTTGGTCTTCTCACGCAGAAATGTAGTAAACATTTCATACGTTTCCCAGAACATTTTGTTTTCCTCGATTTCTGTGTCGGTCATAACCGACTCATCAAGTTTACGATTGGCTTTGTATGGCTTGTAGTATTCCTTACGCCATGATCTGCCTTCCAGACAGAATACAACGTGGTCAATCTTGTGATTGCGAACTACTTGGTTCACACTTGCTAGTGTGAGATGTAGGGCCATACCGATTTTTTCCCAAGTATCGCTATTGCGACTGGCAATGTGTCGGGCACGGAAGAAAGTGTTTGCAGTATCAATGAGTGCGTAATTCATGTGTGGGATAGTATATAGTGGTACAGACAGTCGTAAATATACTACTATTTAGATTAAATGTCAACGATTTTTGGGTATCCAAAATATTAACTGACCTCAGACCTACCATCACCTATATCTCTAGACCTAATTACCCTCATGTCACGTTTATCAGGATCTGCTTGCTGTTGTTCATAAATTTCCAATGCAATGTTTCTACAGACTGTTTGAAACCAACGATCCACAATTTGTTGTTCAGTATCTTCCTTACGAATCTTGTATCCGGCACGTATCAGATTCAGTACGAATTTATCATTCCAATCAAGTTCAAATGCCCCATTATTAACATCATTGGGATCTAGTTCCATTTTAAGAATGTTAATGTAGGGTTCGCCGTTCTGTGTCGCTAATTCTTTAGGTGACAACTCTTTGGGAGGTGTCTTTGCGCGAGGTTTGCGAGGTTTACGAGGTTTTTTCTCTTTTTCAGGTTTGGGTTCAGAAACCGGACTAGGAGCCGGCAAGGGCTCCTTTACCTCTTTTTTACCAAATAGCTTGTCAAATATTCCCATTTACATATTCCTCATAAAGTTTGAATGATGCGAGATTTTTCGCCTTGCTCTCACACATAATGTCTGCCCATTCGTTGTGTGACACAGCCCATTGATTGACGGCTTTGTTCCAGTAGTAGTCACTATGGGCACGTAGCTTTTGCTTGTTATGCCCACTCTCTAGTAGCGTCCGAAGAGCGGGGCGTTCGTGTCCGGGATGGCCAATAAGTACATCTTCCCTAGAGACGGAATAGTGCATAGCAGGGCGAACACCACGCCAACTATCAATAACCATTTTAATACGGTCGTCATTATTTTCAATGTATTCTCCTGTGTGTATCCAGTGGTGATGAATATCTAGTACGATGGGAACAAGATCAGACAATTCTAAGCAAGAATCGAGACCCCAACTGATTTCTTCGTTTTCGATTGTGAGACCATTTCGTGCTTCTGTAGACAATCTCTTGTAGGCCTGTCGGATGCCTTCTGGACCGGCGCGACCCGAGATGTGGACGTTGATTTTAATGTCCTGAAATTGTTTACCGTACCCCATGAAACGGGCCATATCTGCATGATATTCAAACTCCTCTATACTCTTATTTACTACCTCAGGACGATCACTCGCAAGAACTACGAATTGGTCTGGGTGAAAACTAAGACGAACATCGTGCTGGCGCGCAGTTTCGCCAATTGGAGCCATCCAACGTTCGAGGGAATTCTGAACTTCAGTGCTATGCCAAAAGTCTTTGTATTCATCCATAGTGTAGAATGAAAACATGTCACTGGTGATACGCAACATACGCAGTGGTTTTGGCAATTGTGCTACTTTTTTGACAAGTGCATGAGTATTAAGAATATTGCGTTTGGCAACATCAATAAGCTTGTCTTCAACAATTTTCCTAGATTTTTGACGTTTAGCCCATGCATGGGTAGTACCGCCTGTATTGAGACCTTCGGTACTAACGATTTCCTTTTTTTTGTTGATTTCTGCCCATTTGCATGCAAAGCCGATGCGTTTAATGGATGTGTCGAAAGTGTGCATAAGATGTCCAATATGATAAATATCTATATAGTGTAACACAAAAGATAATTTATTGTCAAATTTACGGAAATCAACATGAAATACATAGAATTAATGGAAGGCGCCGAACCAAAACTACCTGGAGCCCCTGAAGGTATACAAATTATGACACCTCAGCAATTCGTTGCTAAGAGTGATGCCGGTGAAGAACCTGAAGATGAAAAGGAAATTGATGAGGCCAAAAGAGGTGAATCTACTTATTGGCGTGTAGAACAATCTGTGGCTACAGGGCGTTACTATGTTATTACGGGATATCAAAAACGTAGGGTATGGGCTAATAAGTTAGGTGCTACTGATTTCATTAGTAAAGATGCTGCTCAGAAAAAGGCCGATGAACTTAATCAAAAAGAAGGTGTAGCGGAGGCAACCAAACTTGCTGCTCCTACTCGTCCAATCGGTGATAAAGAGTTAACCGATTATTTAGATCGCATTCGCACACAACAAAAACAAAAAACTGACAAATACAAACTACCATATATTCACCGCAGTAGCGTAATTGGTTACTATAACGAAGAAGGTAAAAAATATAATACTGATGCCATTAAGGCAGCACTAGCAGAAAGACCAAAAGCACTTCTCAAAAAGAATGAGAAGATGAAGCATAGTGATGGTGCATTAGAACAATTCTTTAATATTGGTTTTGCTGCATTAGTTGGTATTGCACTTGACGAACAAACGGATGAATTAATTATCGTTAACACTTGTCCGGGCGCCGGCAGTTGTAAAGTAGATTGCTTTGCTATGAAAGGTGGTAAGGTGCAGTTCCAAGGACCATGGCTAAGCGACGGTAGGATTCTTACATATTTGTTAAATGACCCAGACGGGTTCTTCAATCAATTAAAAGCAGAGATTACTAAAGAAGAAGCAAAAGGTAAGAAGGGCGGCTACAAGGTAAGTATTCGTTGGCATGATGCTGGTGATTTCTTTAGTCCAGAATATGCTGCAATGGCATTTAAGTTAGCAAGTGAATTACCAAACGTTGATTTCTATGCATATACGAAAGTTGCTGACGTTGCATTAGGTAAAAAACCAGATAACTTCATGATCAATTGGAGTGAGGGTGCAAGTACTAGCCAAGAGAAAAAAATTAAAGCACAAGATCCTGAATTAGAAACAACAAAAAATAGTAGAATTGTTCCTAGTGACTTATTCTATGATTTATTAATTAAGGATGAAAAGAAGAACTTAGTTAAGGGTCCAGAAGGCCAATGGCAAGTGATACCTAGTAAGTTACCTGAATTAAAAAATCGATTGGCACAGGAATACAAGTTAAGTCCTAGCAGTATATTAAGTTATGATGAATGGGATGCTAAGACCAATGGGGGAAAAGAAAAGACACCAGTTCAATACAATGTCATTATTACTCCCGGTGAACCAGATATTACAGCTAAGAGTGCAGGGGTTCTAAGTACATTACTATTGAAGCACTAATCTAAGTACTTCAAAGAAAAAATTAAACCTGCCTGTTCATTGTAAAATACAAATTCAGTTTGTCTGGGTATTTCAGTTTGCATTTCCCAATCATACTTACCGGTAGAATACATAAAATCAAAATCAACGCCGACTGTCAAACCACTATCTTTTAGTTCTTTGACAAGTCGGCTTATCTCATTACTATCTTTGTTTTTGATAATAACTGAAAACATTTATTGTATCTTTAACAAATCCTCGATAGAGTATAGATTTTTCATATACGGACTTACGTTCTCTAACACATAGTATTCAATATCACCATCACGACGAGGACCTTTGACAATATCAAAGTCACAATCATTGACACGTTGGAATAAATCTACTATTTCTCTAACTGTATATCCTACACCGTGTCCTAAGCATTCTGTGTTATTGGCAGGTTTCTCTATAGCCATCTTGATAGAATGACAAACTTCTTCTACGTGCAAATAATCACGTACACATGTACCGTCGCTAGTGTTAGGGTAATCATTGCCGTATATAGTAAAAGATCCTGATTCACGTGCTTTGTTTAAATTATAAAACAATCCATCAGGATTCGTCGGCATTGTTACAGTAGAACCAATTACATTATAAAATCTAAAGATTGTATACTCGGCCCCTGCCATTTTTGTATATGCACGAACTACATCTTCTGCTGCACGTTTACTAACACCATAGGCACTTAGACAATCTTGTGCTGCTCCTGTACTTGCAAATATAAAATTCTTTGTCTTACATTTGTTTAGTACATTCATTGTGCCGTTTAGGTTAGTAATGTAATAGCTGATTGGCCTTTCTTGACTTTCACCTACACTGGTTAGTGCAGCTAGATGTATGACTGCATCAAACTCTATACCATCGATTAAAAATTGTTTATTAATGTCGATGTTGTAAAATTTATCTATCTCTACTTTTTGTGGTGCAATATCTAGTCCGTGAACTTCATATTCTCCCATCAACATATCACATAAATGTGAACCTATGTATCCTGCGCTGCCCGTAATTAAAATCTTCTTCATTACATTTCTTCAAATAATGCCAAGCCCGTTACTTCTTCTTTGGGTTCAAAGTTAGGGTCTTTGGTCAAATATGTATCTTCGTCAGTATAGATGACACGAAATTTGTGTTTGTTAGCTAACACACTACGAATATCATCAATACAAATAATTTTACGATTTAGTTCTCTGATGTAATCTTGTAGCTTTACTGTAGTTTCCTGACAAATTTTTGCCGTATTAGTGTTTGACTGTTTTGCTGAAAACTCATGAAAACAATCATTCCAACGATGAAATGCTCTTTTCTCTATAGAGTTGGCATGTTCTAATGCACCCAAACTGTAGTAAGTTTCTGGTTTTTCAAACTTCTCATACAATTCTAGTGCCTTTTGTGCCATGTTCTTTTTAGTACATTTATAGAAAAACTCCTCATTGAAGTTATTAGTCCAACGTTGATTTTCTAACACTAGTGTGGGCAATTGTATGTGCTGTTCGTAGAACGCCATACCATAGCTTTCAACAATACTAGGATTAAATGCAATGCGTGAACTCTTGATAAAGTCTACTTTCTCTTGTCCTACAATACTGGCACGTACATCATAAGAAACGCCAATCTTTTTTAGTCGGTCTTCAAATTTCTTCACACCATTGGGGCTAGTCATTACCTTAGCAGGTAACTTTGTTTGTTCTATCAAGTCAATGAATAGTTCAGGATTCTTTCCTTCTTCCCAACGACCTACAAATAGTACACCCTCACGATGACCTTTATATTCTTCTAGCAATGCTCTTTCAGTAATGGGGATAGGAAGATACCATGATCCATTGCTCATTGAGATTTGATTAAATTTACTTTGTGTTCCAATCCATAAACTGTTACATTCAAGTTGCTTACGCATCATGTCGTTAGTAGAATGTAAAAATGGATTCTTAGTATCTTTGAAGATTTGACTTTCTAAATGTGTATAAGCTATTACTTGGATACAATCTTCAAGACCCATTGTTAATGCTACCTGTATAGATTCGTATGTATTACAGATAAAAGCATCATATAGGTTGTGTTCTAGTGCTTCTATGATAGCATTTCGAAAGTTAACCATACGCTCATAGCAAAACGTATCACCATACATAAAGATATTGCTATGGTCAGTATATGGCAATGAACTAAGTGGTGCAATGATGTTTGCCTTCAATGACTTTACGAATTCATTATCTTTAGGTTCTTTATCTGTTATGATATCAACCTTGATATTGTATTCATCCATTAACTCGCAAAAACTTTTTGCAAATTGACCAATACCACCATGTGGAATTAGTGTTTGATAACTAACCAAGAATCCTATCCGTTTTTGATAAGTCTTCACTCTGTTTTACCCCATTTAATTTTAAGCCAAATTCGTTCATGAATATAATAATCGACACTCAGTAAAATATGTAATGCAGTAGCAAAACCTGTCGCTTGCCCGATGTTTCCTGTAAACATATATGTCCATAATATAGTGAATAACCAGGCTGTAATACGATAGCTAATCATTCTAGCTATTGTTCTTTTATGTGTTTCCATTAAATTGTTTCTTTTATCTTTGCTATAATAAATTCTGTTTTGTCATACCAACGGTATTCAAACACAGGCTCACCGGGACCAGTATACATTGCTGTTTGTCGGTAAGCATACTCTAACCACAATATTTTTTCACTAATAAAACACCGTTTAGGAAAGAATACAAATTTTAACTCAGTACCTATACAACGTGTTTTAAACCCAAATTCGGGATCATTGACGTAAAACATTACCAGCTCCTTAAATCTGTAATGTCAATAATTACATCTTTTTTTGGTTGAAACCTAAGCGTAACTGTAGGACCAATTCCACTACTAGATTCTTCGTTCCATTCTACATAATCAACATCATATTGTTCAAATACTTCTTTGATTTTTTCAAATTGATTAGGTGTCAAAATTACTCTTGTCATTAAGTTCCCCATTTTACTATTAGGTTATATCCTGCATTTTTGATTTTGGTTTCATACATGATTGTTTTTTCATATAAATCTTTCATGGGTAGTTTAACTATAGGATGAATCATTTCGGGGTCATATGTTTTCGGGCATCCATGCCAAAATCTACCGTGATATAAATATATATTTATGATACTATTTTACGTACCCCAAAGGTTCTTGAAAAGAGGTACTTGAAGTCTGTCACTATATCTCAAACCATGCTTCATTGCAAACCCTGCCACTTTTCTGTTATTCATATTGTAAACTTTCTCTACTCCGCCTACTGGCATGACATAGACGTTACCCATAAAACCTGACTTACGATAAATGTCTACTACTTCTAATACTTCTTCAATATCTTCTTGCGTAGCAATAACAAACTTTAAATATGCATGTCCATACATTTCGTACTCACGCACAACTTCAGGACAGATAGCATCTTCACGTTTCTCTCCGCTACTAGAAAGTTTTGCGCTAACACTAAATGTAATAGTCTCAAGACCCTTCTGTTTATGCCATTGCTTTTGAAAAAACTTTTTAAGTTCTGGACCTAACTCTTGTGTTCCGTTTGTTTCAAATGTCAATTCTTTAAGAGGCAACATGTTTGGATGACTTAGTAATTCAGGATACAACTGTTGCCATCCTAGTAACGGTTCGCCGCCCGTAATAACCAAGTGCTCATCTTGCCAACTGTGTCTAGGAAGTAAATCCATAATCCTAGTAACAATATCAGCGGTACTATAGTAATGACTAAGATGTTTAAAAGCTGGGTCCCAAGATGCATAGCTGTCGCATCCTGTGCTGACAAGTGGTAGGGATTTATAATCTTTATAAGTTTTTATGGATTGCGCAACTTGTATTCTCTCCTCACTCAATTGTCCTTTGGGCATGCCAAATCCTGCACATTTGAAATTACATCCAAATGTTCGAAGAAAGACACTAGGTACACCCATGTATCTGCCTTCTCCTTGTATTGAATAGAACAATTCGCTAACTTTAATTTGATTCATATATTCACTTTATAAGACTAAGTACATTACCCAACATAACTTTAGGATGAGAAAATATTGGATCCTTCAAGATTTCTTTCAATTCTATTTTTTCTTCTTCATTAAGACAAAAATTTAGTTGAAAATCAATATCGTTAATGTGTCCCCATTGTGCTACTGCAGAAAAATAAATTTTGTGTATGTTATTATAACACAATTGCCACAATATAAATTCCTTCATTTCCCTAAAATTTCTCTTTTGGACAACAAATGTAGATACTAATACTCTGAGATTTGGTAAAAACCCATTTGAAATTAAATCATTGAGATTCTTTACATTTTCTTCTAACTTTCTGAAAGATCCATTTTTACGTACTATTTTATACGTAGTTTCATCAGCGGCATCTATGCTTAAAGTAATTTGTGTTATCTTTGGTAATAAAGGTTTTATTTCTAGTAGCTTAGTTTGTGTCATTAAAGTGCCATTGGTTATTAATTGTAATCTAATATCCGATTCAGGATTTAAAGACAACTCTTTCAAGTAATTCCAAAATGTGGGTCCTGCAAAAGGATCAGAACTACCACTAATAACGATTATCAGGCTTATACCCTTTGCCAATAAGAAATCAATAAACTGTTTTGTTTTCTCATGAATCTCGGATAATTTTTTATTTTCATCGAGTTGAAAAAATTGTAGGCTATTTCGACAACTTGGACATTGTAAATTACACGATGTATCATAGCTTAATCCTATGACATAAGGTTTGATGTTTTTTTCTTGATTAAAACTATTTATTGGAACTACCCATTCAGATGGATATCTACTGCCGTTTAACGTAGCACTAATATAAGGGCAATGATCATTACACTCGGTATACTCTCCTTTACTCATGTCGTCAATCAATTTCAACCTTTTTGTATTGTTTAATATTTCTTCAGGTGAATTTTCTAGAATGTTACCGCAAAAAACAGGAAGCCAGGTATAACAACACAAACTAATATTTCCATTAGTGTGAATTTCAAAATAATTTGAAAGTTTTGTGCAGCCGTAGTTTTTTAACACTGATTCGGATAACGCATACTCAGATTGAGATTTCAATACGTAATGCATTTACAAGTTCAAACCTTCATATTTTTACTCAAATCCTTCAGACAAGTCCTCATTCCATTCGCGGTGACCTTCACGGAAAGCCATATTGCTTTGTGTCTCACGAACCTCTACACGGTAGCACCACAATCTAGTTGCTTCATGCTCACCCAACATGTCTGGGATGTATACACTGTTTACGTATTTGTAAAGCATATCAGCTAAGCCCTCACATCCCAATCTAGGAAGTATGGTAAGTTTAGCCAACTTCTTTTCTTGTAACATCTTAAATGTTTCTAATTCCGGATCGTCTTCTGCAACTAGTAGTGTATGATCAAATTGATCCTCAAGAATTTTCTTTAATTCTTTTAATCCACCGTAGTCCATAGCCCAGTTACGAACATCTAACTCATTTGTACCAAAATAGAATTTCATACTGAAACTATAACCGTGTATAAGATTACAATGACTATTAGCACGCCATTGGCGATATGCACACGGAAACGCATCGTGATATTCTTTTGTGCTCACATATTTGTAAGCTATTGGTTGTAAGTTTGCCATCTCTAGTCTCCTTTAAAAGTAGCAAGTTTGATGACATGCAGAATTTGTAAAGCGGGATGAATGCCCTAGACCGCTATCTTTATTTACTGTTTTTATTTTGTTCAGCTTCTGCAACACGTTTGCGTAGGTTAGAACTACTGAAACTATGATCACGACCATTGAATATAAGTTCTATTTTTCGCTTCTCGCATATCGCTCGTCCTGTAAAATCTTTCTCCATGTACTCAACACCTAGTATACGCACATCTACGGGTAATGTCAATAGTATATCTTCTAAGTCTTTTTCCGTATTATACACGACAATTTCATCTACAAACTTAACCGCAGCTAATTGTATTTGCCTTTCAACAATACTTTGAATGGGTGCATTCTTTTCAGGGCGATCCCAATTTGCATTGTTTTGTAATCCTGCAATAAGATAATCACAGTGGTTTTTAGCTTCAGCCAACATAGCAATATGCCCTGCATGAAGCAAATCAAATTGGCTAAACGTTATACCAATTCTTTTACCTTGATCCTTAAGGTCTTTAACTCTGTTGAAAATCATTTATATAAAACTTTCTTTACTCTATATTTTTAATTTTTGAGTTTACGCCACATTACTACTTGCTCATGTTCTTTTAAGAATTCTTCCTCTCCTGAAAAAGTAGGACTATCCTTAAGAATGTTATCTACTAACCATTTGATACGATATAACTCTTGTTTAATCATCCATTGATTGTAGCCATCGTTATATGGACTATGAAGTTCTATTCCCGCCATGTAAACTTGATGATGTACATCATTGTAATCCATTGGTTTTATAAATCCCACTTTTAATCCTTCGGTACACAGGTACACTTACGACCTTGATTACAGTTGCCAGCACAACATGTTGATTTGTGGGATTCAGAAAAACCTTTGTTGATAGCTTGTTGAATAGGATAAAGTATATAATATCCTACTACCATACCAAAAATAAAGTACTCCATTACTTGCAGCCCTTCATAGCAATATTAAGAAACTCTGCTCGGGCTGCTTGATCTGTTTTGAAACCACCGCCCAATCTACTTGTGACAGTAGAACTTCCAGTATCTTCTACGCCTCGGCTCTTGACACAATAATGTTGCGCGTCAATCATAACAGCAACATCTTCAGTTTCAAGAATAAACTGCAATGTGTGAAAAATCTGCTCGGTTAGCCGCTCTTGAATTTGTGGGCGCTTACTAAAGTATTCTACGATACGATTGATTTTAGATAGTCCCAGAACTTTATCCTTAGGGACATATGCCACAGTAGCAAGACCATCAATAACAACAAAATGGTGCTCACAATTGCTTTGAACTGAGACATTTCTTTCTACCACCATTTCGTTATACTTCATCTTATTATTTACTGTTGTGCACTTAGGAAAAGCCTCGTAGTCTAATCCCCACATTGTTTCGGTTACCATCATTTTTGCCACTCGCTTAGGAGTTTCAATTAGGCTGTCATCAGTCAAATCAAGACCTAATGCCTTCATAATGTCTGTAAATTTTGCTTCAATAATATCTATTTTGTCTGTTCGGCTCAATCCATTAACAACAGTTGGCGTTTCTACTCCCATTTTAACCAAATGTTCATGTACTTTTAATCCTAGTGCAGGGTCTGTTTTTTGTTTGTTAAAACTCATTTATTTTCCTTATGTGCTGTGCGAAATTACCTAAATCCCATGCTCTATTACAGCAAAGGCAACTAACTTTTTTACCTTGTAATTGAGGGCCAGTTCCTCTTATTTTAGCAGATTCTCTATAGTGTTGTCTAGAGATTTCTGAACGAGTTTTTCCTCTATTACCCTTTGAGATTTTTTCTTTAGTTGAGGCTGAATGTTTTTCAGGACCGTACCCGCCTCGATCTTTTTGTAACTTAGACATTTTTTCCTTAGTTTGGGTAGAATGTTTCTTTCCTATTCTTACCATGCTAAGATTCTTAGTCCATTCTTGTTTCTTCTCTGGGCTTAGATTTTTTATTGTTTCTTTTCTTTTATGATTTACAACTAGACCTAAATCTCCGCCGAAGCCACCTTTAGCAATATTATACCCTTGTTGTGTTATATGCGTTTTTAATTGCCGAATAGTTGATTCTTCTAAAGAAGAAATAAGGTTGCGGTCTTCACTTTCTTCAAGCAATTTAATAATAAATACTTCATGCCCATATTTTGCTATAGCATGATGTATTGGATATTTGGGCTTTCTTGAATTGGATACATGAACATTCCATCTTTCATGTATTGAGAGTTTTGTGATACCTATGTACGATTTTCCGTTAATCGTATTGGTTATTTGATAAAGTTTATACATATGTTCCTTTCAAAGCATCTAACGTTAATGCTCAACGAGACCTAAGTCTAATTAGTTGCCTTTATGCAACATATGTATTTATCACTTTAAGAAAACATCATTAATTTGTCTGTTGACTTTAATGAAAGTGGTACATTTACTAAGTTGTTTTAGTGTAGGGGCACCCACATAAGTACAAGCACTACGCAATCCACCTAGCAAATCTAATACAGTATCATTTACTTTGCCTCGGTAAGGAATTTTTACAGTGCGTCCTTCGCTACTACGATAACTTGCTACACCACCGTGATGTTTTTCCATTGCAGTATCACTACTCATACCGTAAAATTGAACAAACTTTTTTTCTTCAACTTTATAGTTATGAATTAGCATAATACCATCTTTATCAACTTCTTTGGTTAGGACTTCATTGGTTTTAAAATGATTTGTAATTACTTCTCCACCGCCCTCGTCATGCCCAGCTAGCATACCACCTAGCATTACGAAGTCAGCACCCGCACCAAAAGCTTTAGCAACATCACCAGGACAAGTACATCCACCGTCAGCCACAATATGACCACCAAGACCGTGAGCAGCATCGGCACATTCAATAATAGCACTAAGTTGTGGGTAGCCCACCCCAGTTTGAATACGAGTAGTACAAACACTACCAGGCCCAATACCAACTTTAATAATATCTGCGCCACGTAAAATTAACTCCTGTGTCATATCTGCCGTAACAACATTACCAGCAATGATTGTATGTTTGGGATATCTAGCACGAACTTTAGCAACAAAATCTCCAAAGTGTTCACTGTATCCATTTGCTACGTCAATGCAAATAAAATGAAATTCTGGAAATGCATTTAGAATTTGTTGTAATTTAGACCAATCGTGATCGCTGGTCCCTGTACTAACAGCAAAATGCTTGCCATTGATAAGTTCTTGCATATAGATAAAATCATTCAGCACATAACTTTTAACAAGACAAGTAAACATTTTATGTTCTTGTAATGCTTCTGCCATATTAAAAGTTCCTACTCCATCCATGTTAGCAGCCATGATTGGGACACCAGTCCATTCCCATCCACTATGTTTAAATTTATACGTGCGGTTTAAATCAACCTCTTTGCGACTGCTAAGCGTACTACGCTTTGGCCTAATAAGAACATCTTTGAAATCTAACTTTGGTTCATTTTCTATGAGCATTATTTTTCCTACAATTGTCAAGCATATTTTGATTCTCGTGTGTGTTTTCTATAATCTGACGACATTCTAAGATATTTGTCCCCTTTACCTTCAAGGATATCACATATCCTATCTATAGTACTATTGTTATAAGAGCTGATCTTTCCAATGTTAGGATGTGGCCTCTTGATCAATTGCTCTAACTTGTTTAATGCGTCATCTATAGACCATGGAATATACATGCGCTCATGATCATTGGCGAATGTTTCGGGAAAACTACGATATGCAGGATATAATACATTGCAACCAAGTGCATCGGCTTCGCTTACTGTATTACTAACCCAATCTTGTAACGCACAATTGAACACTACCTTACTGTTGTTGACAATATCATAGTAATCATTTTTTTCTAAATCTTCGTATACGAAAAGCTTACCTTCATCTTGTAATTTTCTAGTTCGCTTCATGTAACTATCGTTGTTGCTTTTTAATTTTCCGCCACTACATACAGCAAACGTAATATTTTGATTAGGGTGACGCTTGTGCCAAGCTTCAATAAGATCCATGTAAAAATCTGGTTGTTTTTCTTGATCCCAACGTGCAGAAAAAACTACTCGATTCCTACGTTCATGAAAAGGTACATACTTTTCTACACGACTAACAACTTCATTTTTACCGAATGCTAAACCGCTAATATTGTAAATAGGAGCAGTCCATCCAGCAATACGCATATGAGCAACCATTTCTTCGTTCGTGGCGAGAACTCCGTCCACGAACTCATTAACCATTTTTTCGTAGTGTCCCATCCACTTCGCCATACCCCATACATGCACAAAATCATCAGGATCAATGGACTGAGCAAGACAGCGAACATAGATACGGGGACATGAATCACTAGGAACTTGATTGAGTATATAAGGTAAGCTTTCGATACCGGGCTGAAACATGTCCTCAAAGTAGATAACATCTTCATTAGTAACTTCCCCGTGCTTCATCATTTTTACTAAATTCATTAGTTGGCTCATACCGAAATAGGTACGCCCATGTGCATCTAATACTTGGCCAGTCACGATAGCCTTGTCATTGCTAAGTGTTTCACCGGGTACAACAACGTAGTTAATTTTTCTACGTTTAAAAACTTCTACGTTCCAATCTTGCAATTGTAGTGTATATCTAGCTTTGTAGGGCTCAAGTCCCATATAAAATAATTTACGCATCTTTTCTCTCTATATCTTCTTCTACACAACGTAGACCATATTGAACTTCTAGTATATGACACGGGTCAGCGTAATTATTTTGACCTTGATGCCAAACACCTTGCCCAATGATGTAGGTTTCGTTTACTTCCTTTGTGATTGTCATTTTAACATTATTGTATATAGTTGCAACATCGCATTTGCCCTTAAGAACATACCAATGCTCCGATCGTAAAAGGTGACGTTGCATACTTAGTTTTTCACCCGGTTCTATAACTAATTCTTTTACTTTATAACCAGGTTTGTCATCTAGTACCCGATACCATCCCCATGGCCGTTTGTATTTAGGATTTTTCCATTCTTGTAACAGCCAACTAGAACTATTTTTTTTAATAGCTCCACCCACTTCAAATTCAAACGTTAGATTTGAATCTTGGTGTTGCATTTCGAGTATGTTTTCTTTAGTTCGATCACCGCCGTTGGCAAAAACTATTTCACAGTCTGGATATAGCATTCTTACATTTTTAATCGCCTCAATACTAGAGTCGTCATTATCATTGAAAATGATACAATGATCTACCATATACAAATGTTCGATAATACTGTGTCGTTCTATAAATGGCATAAAAGGTTGGCCCTTTTTACGGGCCAACCATGCATCAGAATTAAGTCCTACTACTAGAATGTCTCCCAATTCTTTTGCTGCTTTGAAATACTCGATGTGACCGGAGTGAATAGGATCAAATCCTCCGGTCACCAGTACAACTTTATTCGGTTTTAGCATCAGTTTCCCACATATCTTTTACAGGTTTTCCTGTAAGATATTTAGTAAACTGTCGATATATAAAACTTTTATTATTGTATATCTCGGCTTCGTCAAACTTATAACCATAAGTCTTACAGAATTCAAGATACTTTTCTAAGTCCTCAAAAATTTGATTAACACGAGGATTAGGTTTAATATCAGGTTTTGCCATTACGTTTCTCCTTATATGGCTAGTTGTTGAATAGGTTGATGAGTTTTATAATGAATTGTGGCACCGTTTTCACCATCTTCACTGACGGTAATTTCAATGTCACGTCCTGGATAACGATTAGCAATTAGTTCATACAAGTCATCACTAATCATTTCGCAGCTTTTAAAGTCTAGAGACAATAAACCTTGGTCACACAATTGTTCAAGCCAACGCTTAAATTGGATGAATTCTATATCCCTATCGTTATGCCAAACTTGAATAGCAACATTAAAATGAAAAATATGTCTATGAGGATAACCCAAAAAAGAAACATCATACATATCTTCTGTTTTAAGTTTCGGATCGCTGGCTGCCGCCGGATATTTATGAACACCTTCTTTTCTAAAGGTAACCCAGATCATTCTATTAGCTTTATTACGAATTCTTTCACGCTTCAGTTGAAGCTCGGTATCACGTTGCATGTTCATATTATTTCTTTCTTGACATGTATTTTAAGTTATTGAAACACGAAAAGCAATTATAAAGGATTAAGTTTATGTTTAGACTTTCCGTATATTTTAATTTCAGCGGTCATCATCAAATCTAACTCTTTCATGTTCTTCATATTGTAAACGTCTCAACTTGCTCAATTCAGTTAACGTGTTTGATCGTTGTTCTATTAACGTTTTTAATTCCATTGCTTTACTAGCATCATTTTTTAAAAGATCAATCTTTGTTGTTTGATCCGCGAACACGTTTTCAAGTCTACGAATTTTTTCACTATACATATCATTCTCCTAATGCCGAATTAATAATTTCGTTTCCGTCATCTTCGTTATCAACTAATTCCGATTCAAAATTAGGTTGATCTTCAAATAGCTTATTAAACATAGTGATTGCGTTAATTGTTTTTTTACCACTCAATCCTTGGCTACCACTTTGCATTTGAGTCCATAGATTCTCATGTTGTTTAATTAATGCTAAACTTTTATCTTTGTTGTTAAGTTTAAAAATTTCGTCAATGACATCTCCAAAATGCATATCTTCAAATTTGTTTATTAGCATCTTAGGCATTATACCTTGTCCATATCTACGATTAGCTTCTTGTACTGCTACAATATGTTGATAAACATTATGTGCTTGTAACAACGTATAACTTAATGTGTCCCAACTTGTTTTTGTTTCTTTACCTTGATTGTTTATAAATCCATGACCACGATAACACAAGTCACGAACTAACATTCTATCAGTAACTGGACTATCTGCAAATAACTTATGGATGCCGTCTTGTAAAACAGCGTCGATAAACTTACGGTTATCGTTGGCATAATCTTTATTTTCTGCGGTCTTTTCCATACTGTAAGACCACTTCTTGTTGTGCTCAATGCTAGTATTGAAATAAGCAAGACCTTTAGCCGCACTAAAAAATGGACTAGCACAGTCAAAAGTAATTTGAAATTTGGGATTATGATATTTTCGTATGGCTCGTTGTATGTCACTAAAGAGTACAGCGTACTCCATGATACTTACACCCAAGCAGTGAAGTAAATCGTGCTTACCTTCTTGTAGTAAACCATCATGAATAATACCAACAAGCCTACGCAACATCAAGTCTACGTCAATCTTATTCTGACCACCAAATGCCCAGCCATTGAAATGATTATCAGGGTATACTTTTGGATCACAGTACTTTTTCATTTCTTCGTACCAGCTATCACTATCTTCATGCGTTAGTCCTTGCATGACGTTTAAGAATTTGCAATTACCGTTACGATTTTTGATAAAGTATTCGTTATTTATATGTGTGGCTTTTACAGCATCAGCAAGATTACGAATTTTGTGTTGTTCGAATGCTTTTGTGTTTCTATAGCTCTCACTGGGTACGTCCAAACACATGCCGTAATCCATGTATGTGTCCATCCATAGTAGTACTTCTTTACGCTTTGCCAATGCCTTAGGACAATTAGGATCTTTCCAGTCAGCGGGCCATTGACCTTTAAGAATTTGAAAGCCACCGCTATCACCTAACATAAACGTACCACTTTCACGTTTACGAATGATAGATTCTGCGTTATCGTTTTTAGTTGGATCTAAGTTAGCATGGCCAGCAGAGTACAAACCCCACTTGTATGTGAATAGTCCTTGCTTACTGTTTAAGAAATTCAAGCATTCAACATCACCGTTAAAACCTGCAGGTATACGGTTAGCTTCAAAATAATTTTCACCTTCACGCTGTTTACCCAAACCAGTAATAAAGAAACTAGACACTGCCGGCAAAAACAGTGCCCAGTCGGGATTTTGTTGATTTGATAAATTAATTTGCTTCAACTTTGACTTCTTCTTTAATTAATTGTTGTACAATCAAAATTTGTTCTTCTTTTTCTTTTATTTGTCTGATAAGGTCTTTGATAGTAGGATTAGTCTGAGCAAGAGCATCGAGTTCATGTTCTTCTTGCCTCTTTTGCTTAGCCCACTCTAACAAACTTTTTGTTTCATTATCAAATGATATTTGAACAAAGCCACCAGAACATGTTTGCCATGCAGAGCCATCGTATACTTTAAGACACTGCTGATCTAAATCAAACATGACAGAACCTACTAGATACGTAGTTGAACTGCTATATGATTTAGATATGTGCGGAACACCGCCTCCCTGTACTATTATACCTTGACCGGCGGATATTCCTTTAATCATTTTGATTGTGCAGGCAATAGATACTTGTAAGTCGCAAACGGACTATCAACTGTAATTTCCGTGGCGCCCTGATCAGCAATCTTTACTTTCTTGTCACCTGGAAGATCCATGATAGATTGAAATACTCTAACAGGCCACTTCCAAGGTTGGGAAAGCTTGCCACTAACACCTGCATAAAATACAAAGTTACCGCTATGAGTACTAGGATCACCGAAGTTGATTTTCAAGTCAGTACCAACAGTAGTCATGGTAAAATGTTGTTCTTCGTGGTTGGCACTTGCTTGTTTTTTCAAGCGAAGGATACCTGCAACACTGGGCTCAAATTCAACGTTCCAATTTGCACCCTTAAACATAAGTGTGCGAACCTTTTCTTCTACGATAGTCTTAGACATGAGCCTATAATCATTAATAAAGTCACCTGATTTTGTTTCAAAGTGAATTGTAGTAGGAACATCTTCATTGTCACGCTTAGTGCGTGTCACATTAATTTTAGAGGTGTCATCATACTCATCAAAACTCAGAATAGTCTTTAGTTTGCCAAGATTGGGCATACCAAATATACCGATAAAATCTGCGATTGGAGTTTTAAAAGTTCCACTAACAACAACAGATTTGTTTTCTGCTACGGCATTAATCTGCGTTTCTTTGTCAGTGCCGGTGATTTTAACGAGGTCAATCTCGCCCAGACCATGAGTGTGTTGAATGAGGTCAAGTAAATAGTCTTTCATGTTTATCCTTTATGTGTTAATTTATTTAGGCTGTATCATTGTGTAATATAGTGGAATTTATTGCAAACGTCAAGCTGCAATTTATCCGAAGCTGAATAGTTGATCGAACGTGCTATTCGTATTAGTATTGCTACGTAGATCCCAATTAAGAACGCCCAATAAGTTCTCAATTTTTTCGTCTACTAGGGTGCGTTCCATTTTATTGTCATCAAATGGTAATTCACAGAACCATCGTGGCAGTCTAAGTTCATCAGTTGGATAAGCAATACTAGTAAAGTTCAATGGATTGGGTTTAAGTTTACAAACAATAACCTTCATTCCATCAACAATCTTCATAGAATAGTTATCACCGTTAACTCTACGCAGATAGTTATAATTAATAGCTGCCATAGCATGACCAACACTACACTTGCCAGTCTTTTCCCAGTTTTCAGTATGCCTAGTCAAGTTATTTACTGATTTAGGTGAACCTTTAGTCCATGAATCTTGTGCAGATAAAATCTTTTTGAAATCCTTGATTGCATCAATCACTTCATTACGACCTTTACCTTCTTGAATAACCATCTTCAATACGTTCATCAAAAACTCTTGTACGTACTTAGGAGTGTCGGCACGTTTTAAGTCAAGACCCATAGCCTTGATATCACCTAACTTACCATCTTTATCTTTACGCTTGCCTTCTTTATCATAGATGTTGATAGCGTAATGCTTCTTAGTGATAAAAATACTACGATCACCGATCAGTTCACGACCTGCTTTAATGATTTCACCATTCTTTCGAGGTGCATGAAACGCACGTTCCATAAATGTAGGGAAGCTAGAGTTAGCTTCGTCAGCTATTGCATCGTAAATTTGTATACAGGCTTCTTTACTCCATTTAAACTCACCTTTATCGATTTGTTCTTTGAAGATTGGATACGCACTGAAGTAGCAGCTATCAGTATCACCATATACAATTGCAGGACCTTCGTGATTGTATTCACCTGCTACAATCAAATTAATTTGACTCATCATGTGTTTAACAATTTGTCGTCCCGACAATGTTACACTTTGTCCTATACGCTTGTCATAAAAGCGACAATGCTCATTCAATAGTGCGCCATAAGCACTGTTAAGCAAAATCTTACGAACAAGTTGTCGCTTGTCGTAATATTCAAACTCTGCTTTATCTTTTGCTTCTTTAGCTTGCTTTTGAGTTGCTTTACGTTCTGTATACCAACGTGTGAGTAGTCCTGGAATCACACCTTCTTTTTCATAAGTAAAAATAGTACCATTGGCACTAATCATATATGGTTTATGACTATCAAAGATAAGTTTCCAGATTTCAGCAGCACTCATTTCTTCACTTCGACCATCTTCATAGTCTAGTGTAAGCATAGTACCACGCTCACAGTTCATTATGGCAGTGTATTCTAAACTACCAAACAAACCTTCCCATAAAATACTACCAGTTACAGCATCATCATCTTCTTTATAGTTTTTCTTTTCACTGGCTAATTTTCTTCCTTTATCTTGCATGTATTGTCCTGTGAGAGACTGCCGGACTTGTGCAATGATTGTTTCTGGAGCCATGTTGAGGGCTCTAATAACCGAGGGATAGAGCGAGTTGATATCAACTGCCCCGACCCATTCGTGGATGCCCCTTTTGGGAGTAGCAACATAGGCACCTGCCGCTTTTTGTTCATCATTATGCATTTCCTTTCGTTTTTTATCGGGTACTACCATACCACGTTCATGAGCCTCATTCATGATTGCCATTTCAATCATTGCAACAGACCCCATGACAGTTGGCAATAGCACGGTATTTTCATGTGCTAGTGCATTAGCTAAATCTAAAAACTTAAGTTTATTGTGAATCTTGACCATCAACATTGTATCCTGTCTATTATACTGGATAAATGTCTTAAAGTCTTTATTATACAACTGGTCAAGAGTTCCTTCATACTGTGTTTTGCGTTCATTAACTTCCATTTCACCGATTGCATCAAGTGAATAGCTATGACGACTTTCGTAGTTGTACTTTTTGTACAACTGTAAATAGTCCATATGAACACGACCCACTAAATCATATGTAGTTTCTTCTTTACCGAAACGCTCATAAGTTCTGGACTTAGGCATTTGCCCAAGTAAACAGAATTTACGAGTGTCATCCTTACTCAATACACGTGTTACACGATTAACCATATATGGAATATCGTATCCCTCTGAGTTCCAACCTGTCAATACGTCAGCATCTTCAATGAGTTGGAAGAATGCTTCAAACATTTCCTTCTCATTTTCAAATAGCAAACAATTATCAAACTGGTTGCATATCTCACGTGCAGATTCAGGACTCATGTGTCGAGGAGCAATGACCAATGTAATTAGTTGATCAAGCCAATCCAAATAACAACTGATAGCAGTAACTGGATTAAATGGATCACTAGTTGGACTAAACCCCTTTTCAGGATCAAAGTCAACTTCAATGTCAAAGAAACATGTATGAAGTTTAGGAGGCTCAACTCCTAGATAATTCTCACTGAGGCAACGGAATACAACGTTAATATCACTTTCAAACAATTTCTTGTTTGCATGAATTCGTTTTTCTTTTTCAAATTCTTGACGTTTACGACTACTGAACTTGCTTACAGGATCGCCGTAAATGCTACGTTGCTTTCCTTTAGGATCGCTATAGTAAAACGTATAATTGCACGGATATTCTTTATAAGTTCTATTACCGTTGGTGTCACGTTCTACTACGAAGATTCTATCACTTTCGCGGTCATGGATAGCATCAATGTAGCTCATTTATATTTTAATTCTAATTCTACTAATTGTTCCAACTCCTGCCATTCTTTTGCGTGGCGCAGTTGAAGTTTTTCTAATTCAATAGCATGATTAACTGCCAATTTTAGTCGTATATTTTTGTACCCTTTACTATACATTTGTCGGGCAAAATGATGCTCACGACTATATACTTTCCACTCTAAGGGTAGATTGTTTTCTTTTTGAAGACGCTCCCAATCTTCTTCGTCTTCGTAAACGGCTTTTAAACTGCAACCCATTATAGTGTCTTTCCAACTGCTTCAAGAATAGTGTTTAGGTCTTCATGTTCTTGATTTGCCTGGGTAAGGCTTGCTTTATGTGCAATACGTATCGCCTTTTTTAATACGCTAGGTTTTACTTCCAATTCTTCTGCTACAGCTTTAACTGTATCGGTAAGTCCGCCCTGCAATGTATCAATTTCGTGCATGACTGCCATACCCTCGTTGATAAGTTGTGTTAGTTTGATTTTCTGATCGCCTGAAAAAGTCTTAGTTGTGGACATGTGTTCTCCTTTAAAGTGTTAATTGTATATGAATTACATCTGTTTTTCAATAATTTTTTTCACCGTTTTACGCAATCCGGGATTCACATGCATTGCATGTGGTACAAGATTTTTACGGATGTAATTGCGAGTGTATTGTTGATCTTCATTGCTCAAGTCTTCGCACCATGTCAGCTCTTTTCTATGGCACCAACTGATAAATTCACTTTTGGGAGTACATAGAAAAGGACGAATAACATTGCCACGAATTAATTTAGGAACTTTTGGGTTACCGTGCATTGATGACCATAGATATGTTTCTACTGCATCATCTAAATGATGTGCTGTAATAACCGGTCCTAATGTAGACAAAAAATTATAACGTTCCTCACGCCAAAATTCTTCGTAGCTCATTTTTTTGGGTTTGTCTTTATTCAAAACTCCCACTAATAGTGGTAGCTTTCTTTCTGTACAAAACTCAGTTACAAATTTAAATGCACTGTAACTATTGTTTGTACCGTGATGATAAAAGGCACAGGTTACATCGTGATTTTTAGATAAAAAATCAACAACAGCAACACTATCGACACCGCCACTGAAAGCAACGGTTACATGCCGAGGTAATGGAAACAGAAGTTTAATCATAGTATCAATGATACTAACACAAAACTTAATTAGAGTCAATTTATTTTTTTGACTAAGTTAGCCATTAATGGAAAAAAGTAAGAAACTATATCAGTCAATGTAACACTGTATTGCGGTAGTTGTGGTTTGTCTAACAGTAATTCTATTTTTCGGGCATTTGATTTGGCTAATGAAACAAAATGGTTGTAGTTGAATTCTACATCATCCCGTATTTTATCAACGTGTGTGATTACTTGATTACTGAATGTTTCTATGTTTTTAATTGTATGCTTCAGTCGTCTAATTAAATCTGGTTCATCGTTGTAATTTGGATAATACATGTATTCTTTGAAAGATTTAAACCCTAAATTTTCTATGTGAGTTGTCATACCAGGAAACCAAGCACAAATAAATGGATGTTTATTCACCATTGCTCTGTATGTTTTTTCAGTTAACTTAGGTTTCCAGTTTGATTCATTTTTGAAGTCTGATTCTGATATGACAGAAAATAACGTGTTAGAGTATAGTCTGTGATCAAATGGATAACCGGTGTAATTAAAACTATCTTCAGATCCAGCTATTATATCTAAACTACAAAGAGTTTCATTTAGGAATCTATCAAATTTTTCTTTATCATAGGATAACAGATTCTGATTGAACACGCTATTTTTTTCAAGATCGGTAATAAAGAATGAATAATTTAACTTGTTCAGTAACTTTTTTTCCCACATCATAGCAATTAATTTTATCCTGTGTGGCCTATCTGGCTGTCCTGGCAAGTATAATCCCATAGAACTTTTGTTATTCCATTTTTGATTTACTCGTTGATTCGGTGATAATAATGTGTGTGCATAACATGCTGCTGCAAAAAAATTAACATATACAATGTCTTTGTGTAGCTTTGATATTTTACTTTCGGATTCAAAATCTCCATCTAAGATAAATTGATATTCAACACCTTGATTTTTTAAGATGCTCCTAATATTTTCGATATATGCATCATGAGTTTCATTGTATATCCTACCTTCTACTACATCTACCAATAATAGATAAGGAACCGCATTAATATTTTCGGAAGTATTCTTAACTTGAACTACAATAGTTTCTAAATTTTTTAGAGCAGTAGGATCATCTGTGAGATATCCATAAATATTAATCGGTTTGATGTAGTATGTCATTGAAAAATATGCCTATTTTTTTCGCCGTAAATTTTGATATATTTTCCAGCCAGCATGTCAGCCATGGCTTCTATTGGACTACCGGGATAGCTTGAACCAGGCTTAATCATACTTAGTTCACCTTGTCTTACGTGAACCAATTCATGAAATACAGTGCGCAATATATCAACTAAGTTTCTATTTTTAACATAGACCCAAACTTTGTTGTCACCTTCAGTGTGTCTACCTGTATGATGTCCTGTTTGTGCTTCTTCGGTATCTTGACTTAGTTCTATAACTGGTCTTGTTTTTAAATGTAGTCTTTTGCTAGCCCAATCTGCGAACTTATCAACTTCCTGTTGTAAATCGGATTGAACATCTGTTTCATCCAATTTATTTTTGATCCAATTATCCGGAGTAGAACGATACTTTTTGATAAACAAGTCATGCAAAATTTTACCTGTAATTCTGTGTTTTTTGGCAATTTTCTGCATGAGTTTATCAATAGTATTATAGTCATGCTTTTCTAAACTAGGCAATTTTTTAGCTAGTTCAATAGCAGCAGTTTCATTAACAAAATCATTTGCTTTCATATGATTTATTTATCTATTAACACCAACTTTGTTTTGCTTCTCCAAAATATGCTCTAGCATATCCGTTAGCAATAAGCATTTCACGTAGGCTTTTACCATTTAAAATAATGTCGCCTAAAACTCGTCCACCAAATTTATCCCAATCATATAATGTCACTTGAGTCTTTTGGCTGGATGCTACTAAATCTTTTGTGAATTTACTCGCGGCTTGTCCTCTAGCATCTTCCCTTGAGCATTTAGCTCTGAATCCTTTTTCAGGAGTATCAATGCCGTATATTCTAACAGCTAGTTCTGGTTTTAATGGTTTTGGTAAAAAGGGTGCTGATATGACTACTGTATCACCGTCACTAACTCTTAATATTTGTGCATCATATGTAACACCATGAGGCTTTTTTTGTGCAAAAGCAGCAAATGATATCAATACTAATATTGCTGTTATTATTTTTTTCATGACACGAAGATAAATGTAAAGTGAACCCTGTTAAGAACAACAAGTAGCGAATTTGTTGTTCAAGCCCGGGTTCTCGGCTACACCTCCGTACTCAAACGGGTCCTAAGGGTGTTCTTAAGCTATTTAATACATAACTCATTTTTTCACGATGTTAAAAATGTTTCATTATTGTATTTCCATAGAAAACCATGGATCGGTTATGACAATTGTATTTCCTCGCATCATTGCATTTTCAGTGTGCAAGTCCCAACCAATTTTATTTATTTTGCCTCTATGATACAACAATGTCATGAGTTTATATAGAATTTCATATTCTAATAGTGATGTTTTATCTAAACTATTAAACGTGTTAATTACTTCTTTTGGGTCCATTCCATCATCGAATAATAACCACGTATTTGGGTCTTTTATAACTGTAATTGCTTTAGTCCATGACATAGTTTCTGTTGCTAACTCGCTTAGTATCCACACCATTGCTTCTTGAAAACTACCAGATGGAATTGAAGACAGTCTTTCCATTGTGACCATTACATATTCTTTATTGTCTGCGGTAAACAATTCTACTTCATTATTAGAAAATTTAGGTAAATTATCTATACTTTGATTTTCCCTACAAAATTCATAAAATTTCATAAAGGTATCACCTGCTGTTCCTGATCCTTTATGATCCTCAGGCATAATTATTTTAATTACAGGTCCTGTTTTTTTAGCCCATACTGTGGCATCAACTCCGCTTCCTAATAATTTATATCCTTTTCTTCTTAAAGAAGTTCTAATTTCTTTACTAGCTGGTGTTCTTATTTCTGCCTCTTCAAGTGTTGTACTTGCATCAAACGGATTTTGAACTAAATTCCCACGTTGACTAATAAGACCAGTACTCATAGCTTTAATATATTCGTCAGTTAAATCTCTACGTCTTATCAGACCGCCACGTGGTTTTATATTAACCTGTATTGGATCATCACCTTTTAATTCAATCCAAGTTTTCATTCTATTTCTACCTTCATGGTCAACTACTTTAGCGGGTTGACTAAAGTCTCCTTTACGCCACTCATCGGGTATTTCAATACCAAGCATTGGATATGCAATCTTGCCACCTGTTTTCATGTGTTTTGCAACTTCAGGATTTGTTACTGAAGATGTAAGTGGTAATGCTAGTTTTAAGAAAGTACTAGGACGCATTTGAACACGCAGACCAAAATAATCAATATCTGTACCGTCAGGTGTGTTTCCCCATCCACTTGGATCTAATATTGCTTCTGTTATGAATTCTGTTGCTCTCATTATAGTATTTACTCTACGTCTTCAATGTATTTCACTAGGATTAACTCCTACGACTTTAGCATTCCACACATGCACTATCGACCCTAAAAAAGTACGAACTTGCGTGGGGTTTGGTTGAATTTCAATATCCAAACCTCTAGACAACAAAATTTCATTTTCTTTAGGCATTGTACTGAGATTTTTTATACTGAGACCAGGAGTCCCAGCAGGGACATCAATTTCTAGAATATTACGCTGATCAAGATCAGGCTCAGCAAAATAACGTGTAACATCGAAGTCATCAGTTGTACTAATAAAACCGGGAAAATGCACACGCACTGACTTATTTGCAGGCACATTATATTTTTTCCAAACACGTATTGGGTTTTCTTTAAGTCCATGATATAACGTTATGTTTTGTTTGATTAGATGGTTAAACATAATATCATCTAACATCAGTATATCGTCTTTAAAATAATTTAAATTTGCCGGATCAAATGGTTGTTTTTTATACATTCGATGTAATAAATTAGAAATTTGTTTGGAATCCCAACTATATCGCCGTAGAGCAGGTTTATACAAATTATGTCTTAGATCATCGGGTTCAACGTCTAATTTATTCAGTTCATGCGGATCGGTTATTTCTTTTATTAACATGGTATTACATCACATAAATATTGCCGACAGCACTAGATAAAACATCACCGAACAATATAGCCATATCGTTGCCTAACGTATCAGTAATATACTTTGTGTTTGGGTCATTTCTAACTTCTGGTTTTAGTGTTAAGTATTGACTTGGACGACCAAATACCATTTTACCATAAGGTATTGAATTTGGTAGTGGATTTAGTGTCACTGTTCCAGTCTTCAAATATTGAGCAAACATTTCGTACATGAATTCATATGGTCTATTAATTTGACGTTCTCTGCTACTACGTTGAGTACCGATAGCATTGAATAACGCACTATATTCTCTGCTGACATTCCAATTAGTTGAACGGTCAGAATACAAATCAGTTGCTCTTGTTAAACCATAGTATTCAGCTAGTATTTGATTTATTTGACTGAAGAAATGTTGTTCTACTTCAGTCCACGCATTCCATGCACCATCCTTTCTTGCACCAGCCTGTATTGCATGTCCAAAACGGTGTGCCATAATCCATGGTGTCATCATAACTTTACGATCACCTACATTGCTTACATAGATTACAGTAATAGCATCTTCACTGCCATTGATAATTTCATCAGCTTGTTCTTTATTGAACATTTGTCGCAACGTCATGGGTCTGACGGGCCCAGTTTCACGATATTTGCCTAGTCCACTGATATTAGCAAAGAAAAGTCTAAAGTCGTATGGTGTTTGTTCAAAGAACTTAGTTGCCTTTTGTATATTTTTTGGGTGTGGTACAAGTCGTTTGTCAACACCGGTAAATGGACCGGGCTTGGTAAAATCCCCAAACGTTTTGTACGTTGATAATGCCATCTCATCAAGTTCAGGATAATTACCGCCATAAAGATTTTCTATGGTAATATTTTTATTTTCGGTAATAAATTCAAGGGCTCTCATTATGTACTTTTTCCCCAACCCATAAAGAAAGGATCACTAATGACAGGTGTTCCATCACTTCCTAGCATAAAATTACCATCATGTAAATCTAATACATAATTATTTTTCTTAGCAATACGATTTAACATGAGAATAGTATCAAATAACTTTTCTAACCCTTTTCTTCCTAGAAGTATTGCTAACTGTTGTATATGTCTGTCATTTTCTTTATTGAGTTTTTTCTCTAATGAGTTTACAAATTCTTTTCCGGAATTATAAGTAGCATCTTCTGCCTCAGTTGCAAAATCAGCTAATACATAATTCCACTCATCTACGTCTGGTCCAGTAAATGGCAACAATCTCTCCATGCGTATTTGTAAATATGGTTTACCTTTAAACATAAAAGGAGCGTACCCAAATATGTTAGGGAGAAACTCATTATCGGGATCCGCTTTAATTGCGTCATAGAATGTCTTGAAGCTTTTTTGTGCATTGGTTAAATCAGATGCACTACCGCTGGTTCCTTTGGAAGTGCCAAATATTTTCAATACTAAACCTGTATTGGGCTCTGCATACACATACTGATCCGTTCCTTTGCCTAAAAATTGATAGCCCTTTTTTTTCAAAATAGTATCTATTTCAGGATCTACGTATGCTTCGTTCAATAACTCAACTATCTTCATAAATTATCCTTTATGCACGACTTTTGTTAAGTATGCTGCGTAGCATCCATCCATGTTTTCCATGTGCATCAATTCTACTAGCAATAAAATCAGCTATACCTTGTTCATCTGCTTCTTCAGCAATATGAAAGGACTCTTTCCACATTGCCAATAATTTCGCATTATCCTGTTCTAATTCTGCAATCATTAATTCAGCACGTGGGATTTTTGTTTGATCTGGTATTTGACTTAGTTCAGCAAATCGTGTAATAGAGCCAGGTGTATAACTACCTAACTGACGTATTAATTCAGCAGTTTGGTCTATTGCATTATCGTATACTTCTTCGTATATCTTACCCAAGAATTCATGATATTGTGGAAAGTCAGGACCTTCAACATTCCAATGAAAGTTTTGTGTTTTAATGACAAAAGCATAACTCGTTGCTAATAGTGTTTTAAGTGCGTCTGCTAACATTATATATCCTTATTTCTTCTTTGATTCGTAGGTCATTGCTGTGATTCTTTCTGGACCCTTGCGCTTAATCGTTGCAGTTTCTTGTTCGTATGTTCCTGGGTAAGGAGTACCCAATGTTTCGTCTACGAGACCTTTCATTATAGCACTTTCGCGCTTTGGTTTTTTGCCTGCCTTTTTCATGGCAATAGCAATTGCTGCTTGTTGTGCTGGATTGGCTGCTTCTTCCACACTTTCACTCTTTGTGCCCCAATTCTTAGCACCCTTTTTGCGACACTTAACTAATGCACCACTGGCATATGCTGAAGGCCAAACTTTATAACGACTCTTTACTTTATAGTAGCAAGCGTCTTTCTTTTCCATCATCAACATTTCACTAAACATAGGACCGCCACAATGTGGGCATTTTTCATTATGTTCCTCATTAGTTTTCTTTTTGCAACTACCTGGAGCACCTGCAGGAACACCTTGAACTCTTGTATATCCAGACCAGCATTTTAATTCATTTATTTGTTCTTCCGACACACCTTGTTCCCATACTTTTGCATTTGCGCCTTTGTTTTTATCCCAAAAATGCTTGCCGTCATCTGTTTGATAAGGGCTGCGGTTGATAGTATATCCTTTGTTTTTTAGTGTATCATATACCCATTTAGCAATTCCACGACCTCTATATTCATCTGTCACAGATATATCCTGGGCTTTTAAGGTGTCACCGATCATATCAAATGTAAATCTTGCTATCCAATATGTTGAATCTTCACCCATATAAACTTCGACATACAGTTCTCCATTTCCCTTTTTAATGTTCATTATCATTTCGGGCTTGACTTTTTTGGGCTTGATGAACTTATCGAGAAAGCCTTCCGTCACTCCTTCATTTGACTTTTTTTTAGTGTTAACATTAATAGCCTTGCCACTACGTTCTGGGTTAGGATCTTCTCTGCGCTTACGTGCTGCTGCACTAGCACGACCCTTCTTGCCTAGACTATGTGCTTTGCTTTGTGGCAAGCATTTTGGCTTACCTTCACTGTCGTCTCCCCTAGCACATGCACCGCGAATCTTACCGTCTGGACCGAATCTTACCCATTTTTCTTTAAACCATTTACGTAGGTCTTCATCCAAATTTTTAGATTCAATTAAACCCTTTAAAATCGCACCCGAACCAGTGTAATTATTTGACTCAAATGCAACACTACCTTGTGTTTTTTCTGCTTTAGCAATTCTTGCTGCTAATGCACGCAACTGCGGTTCTATGTTTCTTGCCTCGCGTTCATTGTCAGTAAGATTTTGTTCACGATCAGCATATTGCCAATTACTACCACCCAACGCTTGATAGCGTTTAGACAATTTTTCATATTCAGCTTTTAATTGGTCAAGTATTTTAAAATCTTCTTGTGAAGATTGTAATTCTTGTTGTTCTCTATCTTTAGCGCGTTGAGCCAACATTTGTTGTGTTCGTTCACGTTCTTGATCAATAGTCCCTGCTTGACGAACATTATAGCCCTTTTCTCGGGCCATTTTCATAAATTCATCAGCAAATCCTTCTTTTAATCCACGTAAGATATTACTCATTTAATTAACCCTCTTTTTTTACTTTTTTAGGTAATTTGCTGACTTTTTGTCCATGACTTTTCTTAATGAATTCTTTGGCAACTTTTTGACTTACACCTGTTTTTTTAGAAACATCTTTATCTCCGGCTGCTGCATACATTAATTTTGCTTGTTGTTGGCTTTTGAATTTTTCATTTAATTGGCCTTCCGCCACACCTATCTTTATCATTCTTCTAACAACTTCAATGGCGCGGTCTTTGGCGCCGTATAGCATACCTGGCATATGGTGATACGTACTAATGTGCTCACCATTTAAGAATGTTAGATAATCACGTTGATATTCTTTTACTTCCCATTGATCGCCATTTGGTGCTTTAGCTCTATAGACAATTTTCATTTCTGATTCATCTGGTAAGTAGCTCTCCGTCACACCTTCTCCTACACCACCAGCAGCAATTACACCACCATTCATTTCACGCATCATCTTTTCATCATAATATTCTTTGACAGAATTTAAATAGTCATTTGCTTTGATTAACTTTTCTTGTACCCAACCTTCAATACCTTCTTCTTCACTACGATCTTTTAACATATGATAAATTGATTTGGCATTCTTCATAGTTGCTAGTACATCACTACGAGCCATTTCAACTTCGTGATCAACTCTACTTTGTCCATGCGGAATAAAACCTGTCTTTCTTTTTATCCCTTTACCAGGAATAACAATCAAATCTTCTTCATCTAGTTTAGCCTCTTCAACTTTATTTTTACTTTCACTTAAGCTATTTGCATATGGGCCTTGTTTTTTAGCTTTACCCTTCATGACTTTATCTACTGGCGCTAAACCACGAACTTTGGTTCTAGTCTGCATTTCACCCATTGGTTTAGCAACCGTAGCTACTGCGCCGGCGGTCGTAGTTTCATTAATGATTATTTGATTGATTTTCATAGGATAATTCCGAATTAATATAGTATTTATCAAAATACTAGTTTATCAGAACTTCCCATTAGGTCTCAATGTTGGAGGTATTCCTGCACGACTTATTTTATTACCAAATGCTTTTGCATTCTTTTTCATTGTGTCAGGTTTAATATCTACTGTTAGTGCTGTTTTAAATCTAGGATCATTGCGTTCAGCGTAGCTTGGAATATATCCTGAGGCCGATTCGGTAATAGGTGTTGCTAAGTCTCTGGATAATATACGTATATTATCTACAGGGATACTATCGGTAATTGCTACTTCGTACTGAGCACCATCGGTTACTTGACCTTTCAGTCCTGTAGTATCAATTTCTAATAATGCTAGTTGATCATCCTCATCGTATTCATCACCTAACCAATTCATAACAGCATCTTCCATACTTACCTTATCAGGGAAGCAATATACTGCAGGCTTTTCGCCTTCGATTTTTCTAGCTCTATCACCAATTTGAGGTATTAAACCTCTGCTCATTATACTATCTAAATTATCTGCTAACGTTACATGATAAACCTTTTCAGGTAACTCATCATATTTTTCTTCTTCTAATTGTGCTTTCTTTAATTTAGTGTAGTAGTTGGGATCTTCTGCTAAATGGTCTAATGCAATCTCACGCGCAGTTTGTGCGTATGTGGTATGTTCATTTTCTACTTTGATACCACGTTTTAATTGATCTAAAATGTGTTTAACTGATACATTGTGCTTTAATGCTAATGCTCTAACTGACAGTGTAGGCTTGTCTAACAGTTTAGTACTGCCCGGCTGTTTGTACATTGTTTCTATAGTCAATTCTTCACTATGCAACTTATCCCGAAGATCATACAGTTTAGTAATGTAATCCTGATTACGTAAAATTTTATACGCTAGATTTTCAGGACCAAACTCACCTGCTTTATCTAATCCAGCTTTTCTATACTGTTTGATCTTGTTGATGACGTTATTTAAAATTTTTAAATCTTTGCTCTTTAATGCGTGTTTGATCAATGTATGTAGTTTGTCGTACTTTGCTTTAGTGGCAGTTTGATCAAAGTTGGCTTTCTTTTTACTAGGAACTTTAATCCATTTGTTTTGTAATATACTGTACTCGCCCAAACTAATTACAGGTTCATTAACATCTTGTACATATAATTCTACAGGAACACCATGAATTTTTATGTTGTGACTGTCGTTGTAAATTATTTTTTTAGCATTGAATAATTCCCTGTATACTTCATTATTAGGCAATAAATCCATATCAATAAGAATATGTAAATCTAAATCACTATGTGGAGTATAGCTATATGCAGCATTTGACCCCGAAATAGTTAAATCTTTCACATCAAATCTATTAACACCTAATTCTTCAATAAAATCTTCTGCTATACGTTTGAGTTGTTTTGCTACTTCAGGTCGAAGACGATTGTTAAACCACAACTTAGGGTTTAAATCGTCGTGAAATTTTAATGCATCGCTTAGGCGAAATTTATCTAGCTCGTTGAGGTTCATTATCTATTTATCACAAAAAAGCCCCTTGCGGGGCTGATTTATTGTGCTACTTCGTTGCCATCTTTGTCAAGAAGTTTGCAACCTTGATTGCGTCTTTCTTGTACGTACATGGGTCCTATTGTATTGAATAGATGTTGTTGATTCTCCATACAGAATACATAGCTTCCCGAGTGACGTAGTAGAACACGTTTATCAACATAAATTTTTCCTCCTAGATCACGCCAGTTCTCACAGAAGGTCCAATCTTCTGAATAATAACGATTTTGACGTACTGCAGTGTCAAAATATGTTTTCAAATACTGGTCAAATTTAGGATCAAGTCCTATGTCATTTTTATACTGCTTCACGGCAGGGTGACTGTTCAATTTGTGAAAGACATGTTTTTTCATTAGCAAAAATCCTGTACCGGCTTTGCTTACTTCTTGTAATCCATCAGGTCCTTCTTCTGCCCCTTCAAATCCGTTAACAACCCACTTAATAGGCATAGTCTTCATGGGATAAAGTCCACCGATAACATCAACATCACGGTTTATAAGTACCAATAAATGCCATGGTTCCCAACCAATATCAGCATCGACAAAGAACAAATGAGTAGCATCGGGCATATCTAAAAACTTAGCTGTTAATGTATTGCGTGCCCTACTAATCAAGCTTTCGTTGACCATTGTTTCCAACGTCCAATCGATACCTAGTTGTCTTGCTGTATTAGCCCATTTGATAAAACTCATAAAGGTAGATTCAGTTAGCATACCACCATAACAGGGCATTGCTATGTGAACACGTGTGGTTCTTAGAAAATCTACATTTACTTGCACCTGGCCAGGTTGTGCTTGTTGTTGCTGTTGTTCAGCAATCTCTTGTAATTGTTCCACTGGAACAGTTTTTTCTTGGTTATCTTCTGACATGCATTCCTCAATAAAGTTAAAATTATTTAGATGATATTTTTGTTACCAAAAAATTATACTTCATCTAAATAGTCTTTATTTTCATGCAATGGTGAATTTACTTTAGCTTCTAAATCTTTAACAGCCCGTTGAAGATTATTGATTTTTTTGTCCTGATCGTCATCATCTTCTTCGCTATGTTTTAATGCACGTAATACATACATGACGAACGCTTGTTGTTTTGATGCAGACTGTGGGTAGTGTGCCTTAGCATACTTAAGAATTTTTTCTGTTTCTTGGTCTATGAAATTGACCTGATCTTGGCTGTTCATAGACTCAGCTAGTTCACCACTCATACCGACATTCAACAACTCAACAACGTTTTTTGCAAGTGTAGGATTCTTTTGAGTCTTTGGATAAAGACTCATAACCATTGCGGTTTTTTGTCTATCGTCTAAATTAGGCCATGCATTACGAATTTCAGTAGCACTCTTAATACCAGGACCAAATTCTACTGTAGGTAGATAATAAATATATGCGTGTTGACTAAATGGTTTTAAATTTTTACCTGTCCATGGCTGAAAATATGCCGGGCTGCCGTCTTTCTTTATTCCACCTGGCTTTGGTTGTTCGTTGCGATCTTTTTCGCTACGTACAAATATCAATACATCTTCATTTGGATTGTATTGACTAGTGATTTCTTCCGCTTTAAAAGGACTCTTAACTTGAATAAAACGACCAGGTGCCACACCTGCTAGTTTAGCTAATTTTTCTTTAATACTAAATGGAAACGGTCTAGCTTTTTGATCATTAGTTGCAGCTACATAAACATCGGCATTGGGAAAGGCTTCTAATGCAGACTTGTATAATGCATAATGACCTGCATGAAATGGGTGATAGCCGCCCGGTTGTATTACAATTGTTTTACTCATATAATTATTTAGTCACGGTGACAGGCAAGTGTCAGTTGAGGTCCGATAAAACTACAACTCAATAACTTAACTTAACAAACTGAACAGTGCCACCTTGGAAATTTTCTACCTTAGCTCGCATGAAAACAAAATTACCTTGTACATTAGTGTAAACACTAGCATTACTAGCTATTTGGGGCGCGGTGTTGGCTACTGCGTTTGCGTTTGCTTCTAATTGATAGACTTTAAACCAATCATTTGATGTAGGATTAGTAGCTAAACTAGCTTCCAACACAATATTACCAGTGCAATTTGTAACTTTAATGTTGACTGTTTGTAAATCTTGATTACCTAAATAATAGGCGGCAGCAGGTTGACTATTACCTGTTACTGTATAAGGTGCTGAGTTGCCTGGATTAAGATAGGTAGTTTGTGGCAACATTATTAGTGTTGTGGTTTGAGACATTATTCTGCCCCCATAACCTCTACTATCACACTTTCACCCACTAATTCTTGGGCTACTTGTTCCAGCGCTTGTTGAATTTCGTGACTAGCGAGGACTTGTTTCTCGCTCTCACTATCCTTAACTATCTTGCTAAATTTTACTACTAATACATCTTCGACAATTTTTGCCATGAAAATACTCCATTAATAGAGTATTTATCTTTATTCAGTAGTATCTGGTCGTTTTTCAAGTTTGAATCTACGACCAAGCAATTCTCCGTGTGTTAATGCCAGTAATGTAATATACGATTCCTCGTCATACTCAATAAAATAAGCTGAGCTACAATACCTACCTCTATAAACAGTAGATTTATGTCTAAATTCCAACCAAGAAGTTAAACCTGGACTAGGATAAAATTGCTTAGACCTCTTAAACAGATCAACAAGTTCTTCCATAACCTTAACATCTACACGTTTAGACGTTAGATAAACCCTATATTGCCTTTTAGGTTTACGTACAAAGTATTTGACACCTGCAAAATGTCCAGATGGCGAAATTTGTGTTTTGGTAATTTGTATTTCGGTAAAATCAATGTCTATGTTTCCCCAAGATTGCAAGTTGTGCAACTCGGATAAATCATTTGAGAAGATTGCAATTACATCGCCCTCTACTCGCACAATTATTTCTTTGGAAGCCTTAACTTTACGTTTAAATTTCAAGAACTTTTCAATGATCGGTGTATTTTCTAATATAGTCTTAGAATCCAACATTTCGTGTCTAATGTGTCTAAAATTTTTAGCACGTTTTAACCAATCATCAACCGACTTCAAGTTATGGGTATATCTTGCACCGGGCACTGTTAGTCTAGCTCGATACTTGAATTTATCCCAATAATTTCTTTCGCGGAATTCAATATAATTGATTCCAGGCACGTTGTCAACTGACTTCAATAATCCCATTTTGGTTTACCTTTGCAGATACCTTGTTTGTAACGACAAATTCTATCATATTTTCGTTGAGAGTTGCAAGAATATTGGCATTCTTGATTTGCTCAAAAAGGATACGTTTGCTTAATGGAACCCTAATCAATTCATCTATTTTCCTAGACAATGGCCTTGCGCCCATTTTGTTATCATAACCCTTTTCTGCTAAGTATTCGATTACTGGTTCGGATAATGTTAATGTAATATTATGCTTATCCAATAATGATTTCTTGAGGTCTTCTGTAAACTTGATAACAATCTTTTTAATAGAAAGCATGTCGAGTTTATTGAACTTACAAACTAAATCTAGTCGGTTTCTAAACTCTGGTTTGAAAAATTCTTTTAATGCCTTGTCATCTTCTCCGGTCTTTTCTTGAGCACCGAATCCAATATTATTTTTTTCACTATCACTACTACCCAAATTGCTAGTCATGATAATGATAGTGTTCTTACAGTTAACTTTTTTACCATTACTACCAGTGATAGTTCCCTCGTCAAGCATTTGTAAAAAGATGTTGAAGATATCAGGATGGGCCTTTTCAACTTCATCGAACAACATGATACTATGAGGGTTCTTACTCAAGTCACTAATCAAGCGACCACCCTGAACTTGGCTATCACCGAATCCTACATAACCAGGGGGCGGGCCGATCAAGCTTGATACGCTGTGTTTTTCACTATATTCACTCATATCATACTTGAGCAGTGGCATGTCGAGATTCTTACTTAACAACTTAGCCAATTCTGTTTTACCTGTACCTGTGGGGCCCAAGAACAAGAAGCTAGCCATTGGCTTAGTTTCATTCCCGATTCCAGCAAAGCTAACATACACTCGGTCTAACACTTGCTGTACAGTTTCATCTTGACCATATAATTTACCATTGATATTAACATCAAGTGTACTGATTCGTTCTAAGTTATCACCCTTCAACTTGTCAGCAGGAACACCGGTATATTTTTCAACTTGTTCATAGATAAGTTCTTTAGTAATGATAGCATCTTTATTCATTGCAACACGTTGCTTTGCACATGCTGCGTCCAACAAATCAATACTCTTATCAGGATTTTTCCTATCATGAATGTATCTATTAGAACTTTCTACTGCAGCCTTAATTGCTTCATCCGTAATATTGACTTCATGAAATTCATTCAATCGTGCAGCTAGTCCACTTAGAATACGAATAGTAGAATCATGACTAGGTTCATCAATACCAATACGATAGAATCGACGCATCAATGCACGATCCTTTTCAAAACTTTCATAAAACTCTTCCCAAGTAGTGCTGGCAATAACCTTGAGTGTACCCTTAGTAATCGCGGGTTTAATCATATTAGCAAAATCAACACTTCCATTGGTAGAACCACCTGCACCTTGCATGGTGTGCGCTTCATCAATAAATAATATTGCTTTCTTTTTTGTATTCAATGCTTCTAATACTGCCTTGACCTTTTCTTCAAAATCGCCACGGTATTTACTACCCGCAAGTAAGCTACCAATTTCTAATGAAAATAATTGATAGCCATTTAGAAATTCAGGTACTTCTCCATTGTTAATAGCTTGTGCTAGACCTTCTACAATGGCAGTTTTACCAACACCCGGGTCACCCACCATCAGTACGTTTGATTTGAATCGTTTAGCAAGTATGTTAATTATATCTTCTAGTTCTTTACTACGCCCAATTACAGGTTCTAATTTATTATTCTCTGCTAGTTTAGTAAGATTGGTTGTAAATTCTTCAAGAATATCATCTGCTTGGTTTTCAGTTAGAGTACCTGTATATTCTTGACCTTTATAATTTTTTTGCCAATGCTGAACGAATTCAGTTTTGTGTATTCCATACTTAAGTAAAAAGTAATGTGCATGGCTGTTGCCCTCAGCAGCAATACTAAGATACAAATCAATCGTAGTTACTTGCCTGCGACCGGTAAACAGTACTTGCGTAATGCTGCGATTCATTACACGTTCTAGTGAATTAGTTTTGCGCGGTATAGCTTCGGGATCTTTACTTTCAATTGCGTGAAGCCCATTTAAGTACGCTGCAACTTCATCAATGAAGGTAGAAACATCAGCTCCAAAACTTACTAAACACTTCTTAAAAGGTTTATGATTGATAAGTGCCAGTAGCAAATGTTCTACTGTACAGTACTGATGTTTTCTTTGCCTTGCCTCTGCAATAGCTTGTTCAATGATGCTTTCAATTTCCGGTGAATTAGTCACTTATATTTCCTTTTAGGTATTTAATTAGTTCTGGAACGCAAAATACTTTCAGTTATTTCGTTTGCTATTGTATCAGGCATGAACGGTTTAAGTAAAAGTATTTGGTCTCCGTATAGATTAGAATTAGGTATTGGCATTCCTTGCCCAGTAATTTTTAGCTGTATATACGGTTGTGTTTTAGGTGGAACAGAAACTTCAAATGTTTTTCCCGATATCGTTTGAAAATTAATCTTAGTGCCTACTATAAGATCCAACACAGATATCTTTTGATTGCAATATAAATCATTTCCTCTGCGTTCAAATCTAAGGTTTGGCATCACTTTAAATTCAACAATTAAGGAAGTATTATTATCTAACACATTGTCGAAACGCAAGTGTGATCCATCGGGCAAACCTTTAGGAATATCAATATTCATCATCTTCAAACCCATTGGAGTTTGTAATTTTAGAACATGCGTAGCTCCGTTGTATACATCTTCTAAAGACACAGACATTTGTGTCCTAAAAATTTGTCTACTAGATTTATTTTGAAATGGGTTACCACTGCGCTGAGAAAAGATATGAGAAAATATATCTCTAGCATCAAACTCTCCAGTAAACATGTCACCGAAATTGGGCGGCAACCCATGTGAATTTGGGTTGTCATAATGGGCTTTTTTTTCTGGATCACTTAAAATGCGATATGCTTCTTCTATTTTTTGGAACATGGAAGTATCACCACCCTTGTCTGGGTGGTGCTTACTTGCTAATTTTCTATATGCTTTTTTGATTTCATCGGGTGTAGCGTTTTTAGCTACGCCCAACGTTGTATAGTGGTCCATATATTGATATTAGCACAACTATGTGCTCATGTCAATATTTAATTCTTGGTTGCCGACTCTATTTTTTCCTTAGTTCTACCATATGCAGCGATACCTAATACAGCACCCATAGCAATGTGATATAATCCTGCTCCCTGCAAAGTCAATGGTTGCCATTGACTTGTAACTTGCCCTTTACTAACTGCTTGTAATACAGACCACAATATTGGAAAAATGACAAAATCAGTAATACACGTAAGCATGTAACTCCAACCCATTGCCGGGCGCCACTTTTTGTTTATCCAGTCATTACTGTCTTTATCATGTCCTACTAATATATCTGCACCACTAGCAGCATTAGTGGGGGCGGCACCAGTTAATACCGGTATTGTTCCATTTGATTGATTTGTATTTGTGGTGTTTCCAAAATTTGATGTTGATTGTTGGTTAAATGCTGGTGAATCAAAATTGTCGGTAGGATTGAATCTTCCTGACGAAGGTGGGCTAAATGTTGCAGACCCATTAAATGGTGAGGATTCATACGTAGTTCCCTGCGGGAACTGGTGTATTGTTGGATCTTCTGCAAGTTGTGCGTATTGTTCGTCATCTGTTGCCATTGGCCTTTCTTGTCCGGCTTTTTTAGGTAATATTGTTGTAGCCATTGTTACTCCCTTATAATCCCGCTTTGCTAATGAAATCTTTTAGCTCTTTGTCCTTTTCAAACAGATTTTTAACCTCTAAACCAGCAATACTGCGCATTTCGTTTAGTTCATCTTCTTGTTCTCGTTTCATTTTATATTCGTTAGGATTGCATATGATAACCTGTTTAAGTATTTGTTCTTCAGGTTCATGATCTTCATCTTCCACTTGAACTGTCCATTCTGACAATTTTAAATTAGTTAAAGTTTTAAGGTCATTTATAAGTTCTACAATTCTTTCTGGTACAGTTGATCTGCGACTTAATTCTACGAATACTAGCCATTTGCCAGAGACTACTTCTCCATCGCTTAAGCTAGCGTCTAATACATAGTCATATCCCTTTTCAAACCATTCTTCTAAATCATTTCCTGCTTCTTTAGATTTCACAATAAAAGCTAGTGTTACAATATCTTTATCTTTCCCCATTTTAGCAGAATATTCGTCAACAGACACGCGTGGTTCTATTTGCCCCTCCATGTCATGATAGTCTAAACCTTCGTATAATTTTTTCATATTACATCGGCGGTGCCGCCCCCGGTGCTGCTGGCAGTGCAGGCATACCCGCACTCATATCCATTGGAGCCATTCCTGCTCCTTGTTGATTATCTTGTTCAGATTGCTGAGTATTTTCTTTATCTAAATCTTCTTCGTATGCTGTTTCAATATCATCTAAGTCGATAGTTTGATCAGCTAAATCGATAGAACCTTCTTTGATTTCGTTCATTAATGCCTTGGGCACTTCAATCTGTACAAACCAAACTTTTTTCTCAACACCTTTAGGATATCTAGTTCCTTGCACAAAGTCATCATAGTTTTTAACTTCAATGGGAACTTTTATTTTACCTTTAGCAAAAGATATGCTACATCCAATTGATGCTAGACGTTTCACACCACTAGGATCAGGCATTAATTTATATGGCCACATGAATGTGCATGTTACTGAATATCTACCTGAATCCGGACCTTGAACTAGTTCCCCATAGATCCAATTCTTAAAAGCGTATAAATCTGCTTCGTCTAGCACACGCTCAAAATCCAATAATGTAGACATAGAACCATCACTGGTCATGATACCCTTGACGTTGCTTATAATACTTACAAAGTCAATATCGTCAAAAAAATTGTCTGCGGTTTTATTCTTCATCTAGTATTTATCACTAAAGAGATTATTTGTTGAAATCAAAAAAATTAGAGGATAGCCTAATATTTATCTATGATCGTTGCGTTTTAAGTATGCTAGTATCCTGCACTACAAGTAGTTTAAATATTTTTGAATGCAAAGCATTCATAGCTCTAGAAAAGGAGAACAACTTGAGCAAACGTAAAACCGGCGCATTACGCAGTAAAGAAAATTCATCTAGATATACAGAGTTCCCGAGAAATGAAGCGAAAACCTTCTATATTAATCAGTCGAAAACAATAGATTTCAGCCAAGCACAGCCGAAAAAATTGAGAAAGCCGATCGAACTTATTCCTAAATCGATCAACCAAGAAAAATACATTATTTCCCTTCTAGACGATGAAACCGATATTGTCGTAGTTTCAGGGCCTGCAGGTACGGGAAAAACGTATTTGGCTATGCAGGCCGCTATTAAGGCTCTAAGAACAGGAGAATGTAATCAGATTATTTTGACCAGACCTGCAGTGGGTGTCGATGATGAGAAGCATGGATTTTTACCTGGCGATTTAAATGCCAAAATGGAACCATGGACTCGTCCATTATTAGATGTACTCAAAGAATATTACTCAGTTAAAGAAATACAAACAATGCTAGAAGAACAAATTATTGAAATTGCACCCCTAGCATTTTGCCGAGGAAGGAATTTCAAGCATAGCTGGATTATTCTTGATGAGTCACAAAACTGCACCCCAAGTCAACTAAAAATGATCATGACTAGGATAGGTGAGGGTAGTAAATTAATTATTACAGGGGATATCGAACAAACAGATAGAAAAACTGCACAAAACGGTTTAATGGATCTTATAGAGAAATTAAATCATTATCAAGTTCCGGGGCTAAGCCTATGCAAATTTGAGGTAAAAGATGTCCAAAGACATAAGATCATTGAACACATACTAAAATTGTATGGCTAATAAATGGGGCTTAAGCCCCATTTATTTGTTGTTTTCTTGTTCTAACTGTGCTACCAAGTTAGGATAAATCTTTTTGTAATATTCTACCATTCGATAAAAATCAGTTTCTACTACTTTACCCTCAATAACACACTTTTCTACTTTTTTGTTTGCAAAATCTAAAATGACATTACACATTTGATTGTCACTAGCTCTGACACGTTTAGATACTTGCACTTGCTCATCAATCTGCCCGCCAGGCTTTCTTAAAAAAGTTATTAATAAATATCTCATGCGTTTATTTATTTCCTTCTAGTAACATGTTTAATATTTCTTCATTTTCTGAATGTTTATTGGACTTGTGCAAGTTGTCTTTCCAAGGCATTATTTGTAAATTTTCTAGTATGGACATAGTTTCCACTGAAAAGTAGCAGTTAAGGTGTAGTGAGTTCACACAATGTTGCTGCCAAACAGATTTCAGGAATACCTACCAATGGTAGATTCGCTAAACCATTTCTAATAGTAATGATAGCTGCATCTTTCTTTTCTTGTTCTTTACCCCAAAGGTCTAGATTGTCATACATCCAACGATACACTTCTTCAATACGTGTTGGATATAGTGACAGATATTGCATCAATTGCTGACGACCTTCTAGGATTTTACCTTGTTTGAATAATGCAGTCGCATCTAGCAAGAACGAATTCTCACCTGATTCTTGCGTTTTTGGTGGCAATAGTTTACCAGTATTACTGTTTACTTGTAGTTGGTTCAAACATTTACGTAAATCGGGATATGTTCCACGAACATATGTATCCAATGTATCTAAATCAAACTCTACATTCTCACTTACCAATACTGTAGCTGCACGTGCTGTAAATTCTGTCATATCTGTTTTACTGATATGGAATTCATGACAACGACTCTTAAGTGCAGGGATAATCTTGTATTGATAATTACAAGTAAGAATGTACCTAACTGTCTGATGATATGCTTCCATATCATTACGCAATGCTGCTTGTGCAGGTTGAGTTAGATAATCAGCCTCGTCCAACAATACAATCTTGAATTGCCCAAACGGCATAGTTTGCACGAATCCATTGATTTTTTCACGCAAATTATCAATGCCGTTTTCACGTGACGCATTAATTTCAAGTACATCGTAATCTTCAACTTTAAGTTCATTGATAAGAACTTTAGCCAAAGTTGTTTTTCCCGTACCCGGGTCACCACTGAGTAATAGATGCGGGATACTTTCATCACGAATCCATTGTTGGACTTGTTGCTTTTGACGTTCATCCACGAAAACATATTCATCTATTGTTTTCGGACGGTACGATTCAACCCAAAGTGTGTTCTTCATTCTTTTTTATCACCAAATAGTTGTAGTAGAGATAGGAATATATTAATGAAATTAATATACAATGACAAGGCACCTTGGATTTCAATTGACCCGGATTCTCTATCTATACTAACCATTTCACGAATCCTTTGTGTGTCATATGCAGTTAATCCCAAGAAAATGATAATAGCCAATGCGCTAATTACCATAGCAAATACGCTACTGCCGATAAAAATGTTGATAATACTTGCAATGATTATAGCAATAAGACCTACAAACATGAATTTACCAATACTATCCAAACTAGTTTTAGTAAAGTATCCGTAAATGCTCATTACGCCAAATAAAACGGCTGCACCCATAAATGCTGTAAAAATACTACCTAGTTGGTATACCGCAAAGATAGTAGAAAAACTTAAACCCATAAGTGCCGCAAATCCATATAACATCAATTGCGCAATAGACTTTGGAGGATTTGCATTCAATGCCATTGAAATTCCAAATACTGCTACTAATGGGGCAAAAATTACAATCCATTTAGTAATACCAGTAAAGAAAAATCGTAGTAGTTCTGGACTATTACCTACAAAATAACTAACTAGCATACTGACTAAAATTGCTAGCCCGGTATGTTTATACACCCTTGCCATACTAGTGTTAATGGCACTTGCACTTCGATATGTGTTGATTGTTGCTTCCATATATTAACTCCTTAATGATTGATATGCGATTATTTTACCCAGTTCCTCACCTAACTCTTTATCGTCAGTGATGATGTGAAGATTGTGATCAATAGAATCACGCTTCTTATCATATGTTCTAGTCTCAATTACATAACCACCGTTTGCACGATAGATTGTAAAATTCATGCCATGGCTGTGAATAACCTTAGTTGAACCTAGTGATGAAGAAGGATCTCTAATTGGCTCCTCCGCACGTGAATCTTCCCATGCTTGTTTGCATTTCTTAGCAAACCATTTATTAAACCATTTCATTTTTTTACCTTAATATACTTTATCACTCATTGTTTGATCGTTAACAGGTTCATCACTTACCATCAATACATCATTGTTGTCAACTTTACGTATTGTGTGTTCACCGTGTTCGTCTTCTATTCTAATGCCTCTAGTCCAACGACCGTGACTAATTAGGATATATTGCCCTACCTTTACGTCCTTTTGTTCAGGTCCTACTGCAAATACTTTTGCCCAACGTGGACGAATTCCAGAACTTTTCATATCGTCATTAATAAGAACTATTCCGCCACTGCTGATACGTTCATCAAACAACATATCAGAAACAATGATAGTATCACGTAATGGATGTAACCCTTTTATTTTATAAGGAGCAAAAGCTGCTTTAGATTCCATTTTTGTTTCCCTTTGCTTTAATTTGTTCTATTTCTAAATCATCCTGCATGTCTTCTTCTAATTCACGTTCGTATTTAGTAAGTTCTGGTTCAGGTGTAGGTGTTTTTACTGATGCTTGTTTTTGCACTTCAGGTAAAGGATCATTTCCTTTTCTAGGTGGTTTGACTACTCGTTGACCTTTAATAGGTTGCGCTGTTTTATTCCCGACAGTTTTTGCATATTGGTTATTAACTTTACTTGTTATTGGTTCTATAATTTTTCCGTGAGCATCAATAGTATCTCCACGTGCATTTACCTTCATATTACCTACAGCTCTAGTTCGTTCATTCTTAGCCATAAGTTCTGTCATATCTACAGTCCTGCCCATTGCAGTGCGGTATTTTCCCATATTCTTCTCCTTAATTATTTCAAGAATTCATCAATATTTAGATCATAATACAACGAATTAATTTTATGTACTCCCAAAAGAAAAAGCACAAAGCTCGCCACAGAACTTCCTCTTCCTACACCCCAAACAATATTGTTATTCCGTAATGTATCTACCAAAAATTTTAAATATATTAGTAACGGAAACATATCTCTTTCTTGAAAGAGTAAAAGTTCTTCTCCGGCGCGCTGCAGTTCAGCATCAGTGTTGCACTTGTCTAATATGTATTTGGCAATATCAAAGTTTTTGTAAGATTCAGGCAAAAACCATTTTGATTGTAAATTGCTATCAAATTCTTTTATAGAACAACCATTATGGGTATTCAATATAAATTTTGGGAGAGAACTAGTGTCAATTATATCCGATATTTTTATCTCTCGGTCAACAATGACCTTTTTAAGTTTGATGTTAGTATCGGACATATAAAGTCCACAGATGTCGTCTTCTGAATATATATGTTGTCCATAATTATCTATCTTCATAACGACATGATAGTACAAACGTTGTCATTTGTCAATAGGAATAAAAAGAATTTCTCCCGTATCACATTTTTTTTCTTTTTTCCAACTCAATCCAACACTATTCCAATCCTTATGTTCTTTTTTGAGTTCTACGATTTTTTCTTTTTTATGTGTTTTATTTCCAATATTTAGATTATTTTCATTCCACCAAACGTTTGTTTGTCGTAGGAACTCGGTTTCCTCATCGGCAAAAATATCAAAAATAACATCATCACATAGTTTTGATTTAATTTGTACTGATGTTATCGCTAATCTATTTTCAGTAATGACATTGCATTTATTCATAATAAGAATCCCTATGATTTGATCATAAGGATCTTCTGGTAGTGGACATACTCTGATATTTGCTTTTGAATACAAATCCAACGACTTGTGTTCATTAGCATTTATAAATAACGCATTGTCAAATTTGAATTCAAATAGATATTTGATTCTATCCATTGCTATATTTTGTTCATACATATCATCTGTTTGAACTGTCATATGCAATTCTACTTCATAGTCATTTATCAAAAATATTTTTTCGTGATGTACGGCAGCTTGAAAAAAGAATTTTTTAGAGATCCTAGCACTCATTTTTTGTCTATGTTTATTTTGGTGTTTATTTTTTGTGCTTTAACCATTTCATCCATTTTTTTGTTATATGCGTCCCTATAGCTTTCAATAACCATATTGATTTGGTGGATTAGAGGCCCATTGCCCATACGATAGGCAAAATTTAATTTGGTTGTAAGTTCAGATAAAGTTTTTTGAAGTTCTTCTAAACTCTTATCTGATAAGTTTGATATAAATGGATGTTGCACCTAAATATTTATCACCATGCATTTAGTGTTAGTCTTTTCCATATGTCCGAACCAACATATGATGTAGCTGAACAACTACCACTAGCAGTAGTCAAGAGTACTGTGGAATCTGCAACACCATTTGTTCTAGAACGACTAACAGTTATTGTAGTACCGCTTGGAATAGATTTTATGTAATAAACTACCCCTGCAACAATTCCACCAAACGTAGTTCCTGAAAATACGATAGGAGAATTTAATGTCAAACTCGTAGTATTATTAAGGGTTATTACATTAGTACTTGTTGTAGTATCAGTAACAGTTTTACTGTATGCTGTGGAGTTATATGTGTCTGTGCATACATACGCATATGATACTGGATTTCCATACATTGAACTTGTTGGGCTAGAATTGCCGGCTAAATTAACGTTGGCTCCGCCTAAGGTAGATGAAACTGTAAAATTTGTACTAGAAACCACGTTACGAACGTAATAAGTAGTGCCAATAGTAATGTTGGCTTCCATACTCACACCTGTAAATACTATAGGTAAATCAGTGTATAACTGTGAGGTATTTCCTGTAGTAAAATAATCAGATGAATTTGTACTAGATATATCTAATTGAGCATACGTATCACCTAACGCTACAGTTCCTGCCACATCACCTTGATAGCCGGTAGGAGCAGGATTGCGTTGTTGTAGTTGAGTTGATTGTCTAGGCCTGTTGATGGGCTCTATGATAATAGTGTTTCCACAGTCTGTAGAACTGAGTCTATAATTTAGTTGCGTGACACCATATGGTACACTTATATTACCAGACCCAGCTGATCCTCCATAATTTTCTAAAGTGGTCAATCCAAAATTATTATTGGAAGATACAACTTCTGCAGGCCAACTAACAACTGCTGATGAATTACTAACTGCTAACTGTAACTCGACATTACTTTGAGTTCCGTAAGGTGCCCAATTACCAAATGTAAATTGAACATTTCCCGCAACAGTGCCATATTGCACATCACCTAAACTTACGTCGACCGCAACAGTGCCAGAAAGTGCATTTCCAAGATTGTATGTTGTTGCTCTGAAACTTCTAGTAGCACAGTTGCTAATTAAAGTATTTCCCATGTCATTATTAATGACTGTGTTATCTAGTGCTGATTTGACAACTACTTTATTTTGAAGGTCAGAGATTTCGTCGCCGGCAGTATTCAAATTTGTTTTTATACTGGCAAAATTATCTCTAAATCCCTGCGAACTGTTATTTTGTCCTGGGATAGGATAATTGACATCTATTCCGTTAGTATTAATTGCGCTCATAAATTAATTTCCATATAGTATTTATTATTCTGTTTCATTGGGCAAAATAGTTTTTCTAGGAAACAGTACATAGAAATTTTTACTATCTAACGGATTTGGCACGGGTGTAGCACTAGGTAACCCTGTCCAAGCAGGAGGACTTGTATTTTTATCATAGTTATATGTAATACTCTTGTTAACTGAAAACCTATCAATCTTAAAGTTAATTTGATTGAGTGTATACGGTGTACCTTCTGGTTTTAACCATAATGTGTTTATGTTGTTTTTAATAATTTCCGCATATCCTGGTTTAGTATAACAAATTACCCAAGCCTGAGTATATCCTAAGGTACTACCGTTTTCTTGTTGGCTAGTCATCCATTTTGGTAATAGTGTACTATCAAACTCTTGCCCCAATACTTGACCTACTCTTTTACGCATATTGAATAGACTGTTAGGATATAGTTGTCTTACAAAGCCAGAAGATAAACTAGTATAATATTCTTGTCCTAATATGTCTTCATAACTTGTATAGATATTGGTTACACTCGTATACCATGGACCTAAAAACAAATTAATCGGTCTTGGCCAAGTGATTTCTTGAGCTACACTGACTCCTTGGGGATTCTGTAAATTGTCAATTACTTGACTGTAAACAACTTCATAGATAATTTGACCATTTTCATCTCTTGCTTGTGCTGTTTTTAACTCACCTAAAGTAATATTTCTCCAGTAATGATTTTTTGTCACTGCTGCGATATATTCATCAATATCACTTGCATATATTCCAAATGCGTGTTCGTAAATTACTTCGGTTGCTTTACCGAAATAAACATCGTTTGGTCTATATAGATAATTATAAGGTATTAATGTTTCGTTATTTAACAAAGTATTAATAATTTCTCTATCAGCAATACTAGGAGTTGCTTTGATATACAAAATGTCAGTTGGTTGTGTATAGGCTTGAATTATAGTAAGTGTAAATTCTTTTTCTGAAACAATAATGGGATACTCAGGAGAGTACGCTTGAATTGTAAATTTGAAGGTTGTTTCTGCATTCAGCGGTAAAAGCTCTGATGTGGGTTGATTGGCAACATATCCTGTTATTTCACCACTATCTAACAATGTTAAATTGGGAGGTAATAAACCACTAGTTACCCTATAACGTAGTGAAACATCAGATGTGGCTAAAACGCTTTTAGTACTTATAGTACCGTTGAAAAGTGTACCTAAATTGTTAGGGGTAACCCAAGTGATTAAGCCTGTAATGGTATTAGCCAAATTAAATGAAAAATTGATAAACGGAGATGCTATAGATGGGTTAGCAGTTTTATACACTGATGCACTGAACGAATATTGATTTATACCTTCAGTAGATATAAAAGGTGTCCCAGTTATCCAACCTGTCGAAGGATCACCTGTTAAACCTAATGGCAGTCCGGCATATTGATATGTTAGTCCGTTATTGTCAAAATCTTTACCTATTATTTTAAAAGCAAAATAATTATCACTTTGAATTGTTCCTATGAATGCTGGAATTGATGGTGGATATGTGTTATAATTACTATCATTAGGTGGTAGCACATAATATCCATAATATGAATTATCGTTGTTAATAGTAAAAGTTTCAGGACGTGTATTCAATATTGCGGGTACCCTAGTATTTGCTGGAAAACCAGGTCCACCTTGACTTGCGGGAGTATTTTGATTTATTACGGTTATTGAATATGTGCCGATTCCTCCTCCTAATGGGCTATTGAGTTGTAGTGTGAAATTATACGTTCTTATTGTTGGTTGACCCGTAGAAATTGCGGGTAAATTAATAGTCATAAATCCAGTACCACTGCTTAATATAAATGTAGAACCATTGGGGGTAGAACTTATCGTAAAACTAGTGCTGTTAATTACAGATTTTATGTAATATGTTACATTTTCTTCTAATCCACCAAACATAACAGTACCGCTAAATGTAACAGGACGACCTACCGTAAACCCGGTAGTGCTTAAGCAAGTTATAATATTGGTTGTTTCTGTGACAGTAGCTGCAGTAGATACTGCAGGAACTGTTACAGTTACTGTAGGTGGGTCAGCATATCCTCTGATTAATCCATTTTCATTTATTTCTAATCCAGGAGGTAATGATCCTTCTAATACTGTTATAGTAACGGGATTATTAGGACTAGGATTGTCATATGCTATTTGTGTACTCACCCAAACACTATCGTTTGTACTTAATATAGTTCCCGGAGATGTAGTAAATGAAGGGATTGCATACCCTGTTACAGTCATACTAAATGTTCTATCCCGTATGTTACCATAATTATCAGTAATACGAACCACAAACGTTGAATTGGTTTCCCCAGTTACTAACAAAGGAGTTCCATTTATAATACCATTTTCATTCATTAGTAAACCGGCTGGTAGATTACCACTAATAATAGCATATGTTAGTGATACGGCCGGTAAAACTGCTGTAGCAGATAAAGCAAACAACACAGGCACTTCTGATGGAAAGGTGCCTATAGAACCTGCAGGGGTATTCCATATAGGTTGCGCCATGTTAATGTATGCCCAAATGTTTCAATGCTAAATGATAATGATGTTGTCTGTCTGCCAATCCAATTGTACCACCATTAATTCTTTTTGTTAATGTTACAAAATCATCACGATCACAGTATTGGTTTAACTTGTTGTTGTCCCAAAACCAGCCAGCACTTGCAACTGCACCGTTTGGTGTTTCTAAATATGCAATAGTACTTTCTATATCCATATCAAGTGAGGCAGCAAATTTTGTATAATTATCACGCCCGGTCAATTGTATTAATCCTCGACCACGAAACTTCCACCCATCTCCGCTAGCTTCATCTCCGTTTTTCATACGGTTTGCGTATACTCGATTAGCAATCATTTGCGGTTTACGCTCATACTGTTTTGCTAGTTCTTCTGTAGGGAAATATTTTCTAAATGTCGTCATTAGTCCTTTAGCACTGTAATTTAAATTTTCGATAGTTGCGTTGAAACCACCTGACTCATGTGCTATTTGTGCCAAAAAACCTGCAATTCGTTTAGGATTGTCAAACATTTCATAATATCGTCCCACTGTGTTTAATGGTTCTACATACCCTTCTAAGATTGTTTTCTTAGTTTTAGGGCATATTGTTTGTAATAATTCTAATGTTACCATATATCACCTTTCTTATGCATATGTAGCACCAACTGAGTACCATTGTGTTGTAGTTGGTGCTATAAATTGTAGAGTTGCGCCGGGACCCTGTGATAGGGCAGAATTAGTTGCTCCAGAATTAATTGCTGCGCCGCTAGCAGGGAATACATTTAATGTGTTGGCACTAGAGTTCGTAATATATAGTATCATACCTGCTGAAGCTGCTGGCAACACAACTCCATTGGCTCCTGAGGATACAGTATTAACAATATTCATTATGTTTCCTAATGGTGTGGCTGTGCCTTGTGTTGTGCCTGCTGCTGATATACCTGTTTGTACAGAGTACATGACATATTCGTTAATCGTTAAACCACTAGGTCCAAATGAAGTTACATTAGCGATGCCACTAATACCAACGGTAACAATACTATTCAGTGCGACTGATACATTACTTGTACCGTTACTTATACTAGTTGGGCTTGCTCCTGAAGCACCACTAGTTCCAGACCAGCCACTCCAACCACTAAAGCCACTCCAACCACTTACTCCTGAACCGCTAAATCCTGATCTACCACTAAATCCGCTTACACCTGTAGTACCACTTGAACCACTAAATCCACTTACACCAGTAGTTCCAGAAACACCAGTTGTGCCACTAAATCCACTTACACCAGTAGTTCCAGAAACACCAGTTGTGCCACTAAAGCCACTTACACCAGTAGTACCTGAAGTACCACTAAATCCACTTACACCGGTTGTGCCTAAAGTGCCACTAAATCCACTTACGCCTGTAGTACCTGACCATCCTGAAGTGCCACTAAATCCACTTATACCACTGCCACTCCAACCACTAAAGCCACTCCAACCACTTACTCCTGAACCGCTAAATCCTGATCTACCACTAAATCCACTTACACCGGTTGTGCCTGAAGTACCACTGAATCCACTTACGCCTGTAGTACCTGATGTTCCACTAGTACCCGACCATCCGCTTACACCTGAACTTCCTGAGGCTCCGCTAAATCCAGATGGCCCTTGAATAGGTCCTACGTTAGTCCAGTTATTTGCACCATCTGAGATAGCTCCGTCTCCTGCATTATATCCACCACCTGCATTTAATACGAGATATAACGTACCTGACGGAGTACCTGTTGGTAATAAGGTTGAATTAGCAACAGAGCCCGAAAGTAATACTGACTGACCTGAATATCCTGAACGGCCACTAGTACCACTAAATCCACTAATACCTGTTGTTCCTGATATACCACTAAATCCGCTAATACCACTGAATCCGCTAATACCACTAAAGCCACTAAAGCCACTCCATCCTGATCTACCACTTACACCTGTAGTACCACTTATACCAGTTGTACCACTCCATCCTGATATACCTGTAGCACCTGACCATCCTGATGTGCCTGATTGTCCACTTATACCGCTCCAGCCAGAAGTTCCGGATACTCCAGTAGTACCTGATATACCTGATATACCGCTCCAACCTGATACCCCGGTGAATCCAGATGTACCTGATATACCACTTGTACCTGATATACCACTAAATCCACTCACCCCTGTGGTACCGGAAGTTCCACTGATACCTGATACACCACTCCAACCACTAATACCCGATGTGCCGCTTAAACCACTTACACCAGTGGTACCTGACCATCCTGAAGTGCCACTAAATCCACTTACACCGGTGAATCCTGAAGTACCGCTCCATCCTGATCTACCAGTAACACCACTCCATCCGCTTATGCCACTAAAGCCACTTACACCGGTAGTTCCAGAAACACCAGTTGTGCCACTAAAGCCACTTACACCAGTAACACCACTCCATCCGCTTATGCCACTAAAACCACTTACACCAGTAGTACCTGATATACCTGTTGTACCGCTGAATCCACTTACACCAGTAACACCACTCCATCCGGATATACCTGAAGTACCACTCCAACCACTAGTGCCACTCCATCCTGACCTACCACTTGCACCACTCCAACCACTTACTCCTGATGTTCCACTAAATCCACTTACGCCGGTGAATCCCGATATACCACTCCAACCACTATATCCGCTAAATCCCGAAAAGTTTCCTGGATCATCCCAAACTAAAGTACCTGCACCATTTGTTTTTAAGAATTGATTGGCAGAACCACCAGTAATACGCACGTTACCTACAGCACCTAATGAAACGTTGCTGGCGTTGATTAAGTTTGCAACACCTGTTACAACAAGATTACCAGATGATGTTACATTACCTGTTATTGTTAAATTACCAAATACTCCACTACCGCCACTAATATTACTTGTGGCGCTTAGATTACCTGTATTAATAGTACCTGAAACTGTTAAATTACCTAATACACCGGTGTACCCTGAAATACCGGATGCGGCTAATTGTCCGGTTATATTAATATTTGTGACGTTTGCAATTGTAGCTGGTAAATCTATCCAAAGTGTTTGTGAGCTAGAAGTAATAGATGTATCTTGTGATCCATTAGAATCACGGCCAATACTTAACGTACTTGTGTGCACTTGAACACAAGCTATATTTGCTGTAATGATAACGTTACCGGTTGGTGAACTTACCGTTATGCCTGCGCCCGGAGTCCTGTTAACAGATACGACGGATCCCCCGGCGAAACCATTATAAATTTCTGTAAAGTTTTGTTGTACTTTCTGAAATGCCGTTCGTATCGCATCTGCATCTGGATCATCAGGAAAGGTACCGAAGTCTATATTTTGTTGCGCCATGTTTTATGTCACCTTATTAAGTATTTATCGTTTTAACGTAAACGATATAGCCAAAAAAATAGCCCGACTATAGTCGGGCTAAAATGATATTAGAATATCACAATCCTGCTAATTTTTTCCAATCAGCAATAGATTCGTGTGTTACCATTCTATCATGTTGACTAGCAACCACGGGTACTGTCGTTTGACCAGTTGATTTTGGCTTGTTTAAACCACCAGAAATTACCTTTGTAATAAAATCTATATCAGTGTTAAATGATTCATCATCAAAGTCTTCTGCTCTTTTCCCTGCATCATTTGCCCATTCAGTTACTTGTTCTTCGCCCTCTTCACTGGCTTCACTTCCATCACCACCTTCATTGGTAGCGGCAAGAGCCATATCTTCTTCTGCTTCAGCATTTTCATCTGCAGTAGTTTCGGCTGCGTCACTGTCCGGTGGATTATTTTCAGCTACTTGTTCTTCTTCTTGATCGTAAGATTCAACCTCATCTACCTTTTCATCACATTGGCAGTCTGCGGAACCACAGTCATCGCATACTTCATCTTCTGCGTGATCATGACCTTCGTGACCTTCTTCATCAGCATAGTCTTCACTATCACCTTGTGATCCACCTGATACTTTCTTAATCAAAGACATCATACCATCATGATCACCTACAACTTTTATGTCTCCATGAGATGTAACTTGATCCCCGTCTGAAGCTTCATATCCATTGGGTTGGTCGTCCCCGAACAAACCCAAACCAGCTTGTTTAATTAAACCTAACAATGCATCTGCTTCATTATCTTGTGCTGACACTGTAACACTATCAGGCATTCCTTGTTGACCTTTACTTATAGAAACAGTCATGCCTTCTGCTACAGCATCTTCATTTAATAATGCATTCAATTGGTTATCTAAACTTTCAAATGCTAATTCATCTAATTTTGCATCATATCCTGATCTATCAGTAAATGATCTACCGCCTACACTGAACTCACCGCCACGTGGTGTTCTTGCAAGTGCAGCAGTAAATGCATTACCTTCTTCCATGTCATCTTCCATTGCAGGCATAGCTTGATTTGCCATTCCGCCCATAGTCATGGGTGGGGTCGAAGGTGCCATTTCATACACACCTTGTCCATAGCATTCGTCCAAACCTTCTTTGAAACCTTCATGATATTCTCTTGCCTCATCCATATCTTCATAACGGCAATTATATCCTTCTTTTGCTAGTGCATGTGATTTGCCCATAAGTCTAGCAGCAGAATGTCTATGTGAACTTTCATTCATTTTCTTTTTCTTTCCTTGTTTTGCGTGAGCAGCAGCATCTTTCATAGACTCTTTTCTATTCTTATCTTTATCTAAATCTAAGAAATCTGGTTTTGCTTTTGTACTTTCGAAAGTTTTAGAACTACGTCCAGCACCTAGGCCTGCACCCATGTCCATTTGATCAGATGGAATATCAGCTTCTATCACACGACCTGTCATCTCATCTTTTCTGTCTTTGTTGCCTTGATAATAACCAAGTTCCCAGAATTCTGCGGCAGATGACTCAGGTGGATATGGGCAATCTCTATCTTCCTGTCTATGTCCTGCCCAATATCCTTCATTCCATGGATTTTTCTTTTTTTCTGCCGTGTCTGACTCTTTCATACCTTGTCGTTGTTTTACTGCTTGAGCACGTACAATTATGTTAAACAATGTCTTAAAGTCTTTATTTGCTTGTTCTCGGCTTACACCAAACATTTCAGCATCAAACTTGTTGGCACCATAAAGATGTTCGTCTCCGCCGCCTAGATAATCATTTGCTACTTGTTGGGCATACTTGCGAATGGCTTTTTGATATAAACCATTTGATGCTTCCGCCACACCTTGCTCTTTATATTTTTTGGCTGTTTTTGGGTCTTTCACAAAGCGATTGAAAGCACTTTGTGGGTTGCCTTTTTCACGCTCCCAAATATCTATCCAGCGTGTGGCACCATTCTTCATAGTAATCTTTAGTGCGCCTGGACCAAAATAATCATTAGTAGTCCAACTCGCAGTACCTACTACTTGACCTGTTTTGTTGTTGATAATTTCGTAATCCGTATCTTTTCGTGTCATATCAACACTGCCGTAATCCTCTGGGTCACCTGGATGAAATGTTTTTTCAACATTAGTTTTCTTCAGTGAATAGCCTTCAGCCACACCTTGCTTTTTAAATGCTTTTACCCCAGGAAACTCTTTAGCGGGATCATATTGGGTATGTCCACGCGGCTTTTTGGCTGGAATATCTTTTAGTGAAACATATAAATCTTCTGGCTTAACTGGTTTGTTGCTTGCCGGAATCTTCTTTGAGGCTTCTGAAACGCCTTCATCCGCTTTTCTTAGATTTTTAAGAACAGCGCCTGCAACACGTTCGCCTGCTGCCTTTGAACCATAACGTTCACCTGCGCTTTTAGCGATCTTACTGAATTGCTTACCTGGCTTACCGATATCTTTTCCTGCTCTTGCTTTTTTAGCAGAATAATCACCTTCTTCAGCCATTTCTTGTGGACCGGGGCCTCGCATTTGAACTTTACCCTGTGCTACTGCACCTTGTATATTCTTAACGGCTGCCGCATCACCTGTTGCCATAACTCTTTGTGTTGAAGGATCTACTAGTTGAGCAGCTCCTGGCATTGGCTTAACTGTTAATTGCTGTCCAGGAGCTGCTTCAGCAACATACTCTGCTTCTATTTGTTCGACCCAGTCCTTTAACGTGTGTTTTTTACCTGGCTTACCCGGCAATTTACCTTTAGGTAAATTACCAACCATAAAACTTTGCAATGCCTTTGCATTATCATATTTTGCAACTTGACCAGTTTCGCTATCAGCACCCTTTTTAGGACGACCGCGCCCACGCTTTACTGCTGGTTCTTTTTTCTTGTCGTCTTTATTTTCATCACCTTCTTCATCAGTGTCAAACTTACGACCGTACCCACCTGGATCAGCTTTGTGTATGCGACCTTTTTCAGTTTCTTTAGTAGCCTCACTTAACTGGCTCAACTGTTGTAACATTGATTTGAAATCCATTTTTTATTTCCTTATTATTTGTTAAAAGCAGCCCCAGTTTTTGGTTTGGCTGGTCTTGTAATTTTACTCATAGGGCTATTGCCACCTTTTGGATCTTGTGGAATAGCCTTGAAAGGATCAAATGCATTGGGTGTTTGCTTACCTGCATATTGCATTTGTATTTCATTACCCTTCATTTGATCTTTGATGCTTTGGCGATATGAGTCGCCGTATGCTTTATTTGCTTCTTTAGCGCCTGGCTGTTCTTCTAGTTCAGTATGATTTAATAGAGGACTGTGGCTACCTTCATTAGCATAACCTTCTGCCTCGCTATTGATGCTGTCGTTGTAATTAGTTTGCACAGCACGAACCAAATTTACGTTATAACCTAACAATTGTGCGATTTGTTGAATCATTGGTTCAGTAGCAGGGTATCTGAAATTTGCTTTGATTATAGTTATAGATTGATTACGCAAATCAGGAAATCCATATGGATCTTTTTGTATAGGTGTAGTTACAGGTTTACTTATTTCAACCGCATCAAATTTCTCTTTAAGATTATGACAAAACAAATCACAGAAGTTTTTATCTACTTCTCCGGCGATTTTGATAGTATAATCGTAAAGCTTTACACTTTCGGTTATATAGTGTTTTAAACTATGCTTGATCATATTATTCCTCAATTATCTTATATTTATCATTATTTGTCTTTTTTGTTAGCCAATATTTTAAGCAGTTCGTTTCGGTCTAAAAGTTGTCCGTCGCCTAATGGTGTAGCTTCTACTTCTTCATTCTTAACTGCTAGCTTGTGATCTAATGCTGCTTTTTTAAGTTGTAGCTCAATCATTTTAAGCTTTTTATTGACTTTTGCTGTCTTAGCAGTTATAGCATGACCTAACATGTTGCCAGCTATTCCAAAAATTTCAGCACTAAACCTGCTATCGACTTGCATACCCAAATCCATCAAATCTTTATAACTATTCTTTGCTAATTCAGCTAGATCATCCATCTCAGTATCTGTGGCTTCTAAACCGCGGACCTGAGGTAATGCGTTTTCTATCTTCTCAATGTTTGAAAGTGCATCCTGAGTTATAGAATCAGCAGCTACCTTTTCTAATATAGATTCGTTGGCTTCCTTATCGTCAGAAGGAAATTCAAACAGTTCTTCAAGTTTCTTAGTCATACCCGTATTTATTAACGGTTGCGTCCATTATAGAAAAGGTCGTCTTCTGTAATTACTCTAAAAGTATAACCTTGACTTTTACAATATGCCATAGCCGAAGCCCACTTAGCATGATTAATAGCTACAATCGCTCTATCTTTGGCGTTAGAAACTTTACTTTCAATTAGACTTTGTTTTTTAGGTTTTATTTCTACGACTTCAGCAATTTGCTTGCCGTACTTGTTTTGATAAACAACGAAGAAATCAGGAACATATATAGTTTGTTTTCCTGTTAGGGGATTTTTGTAGGGGATTCTTAATGCTTCACTGGCCCAATACAACACATTTTTATGACTATCACAAAACGTCATAAACGTAAGTTCCCAACCCGATCTATATTTGGGATTATGATTCCCTATATATTTTTGAGGGTTTTTGGGAGTGTAGATGCCTTGCGCCCATTTTGCCATATCATAAAACTACGTTTCTTGCAACAGGAACTACTGGCTGAGGAATCACTGCGATTCCGTATAATGAAGTTTTAGATTTTAAACTGTTCAACCAGTAACAAATTTGCTGATTCATTTGTAATTTGTTTGTGTTTTTGCCTTTTAACTCATCAAGTAGAGTTAAGACATCAACACCCGTTTGCGTAGATATTCTAAATAATACGGTAGTAAAGTTATCCGCTATGTTTTTTGTGCCACATACACTAGTAAAGTAGCCATGCACAATGTCAAATTGGCTTGCGCCAACTTTTAAATCGGTTTGATAGAATGAATCAAAGATTTGTACAGTTCTATCTAGTGAGGTTGATCGATCATCAATAATTCTTGCCATATTATGCTGTCACCTGACGTCCTGCGTATAAAAATTCTCCATCAATTGTAGCGGGGCCTGTTCTTGCTAAAAGAGTCGGTGAACCTGCACCATAATTAGGAGTACTCATGTTTGCTGGAAAAATGAATCTTGCATTTCTATTTACATTAGGTCTATCTCTATTAGATATAATCAATCCTGCTTGTGATTGTGCAAAATTTGATGCAGTTAAATTAGGATTCTTTTGATAGTTATATGATACGTTAGGATTGTTGGCTGTATTGATTGATGACATATCATCCCCTTCCGTATATGCTATAAGGATAATTACTTGGTAGGTTACCTGATCTATTTTGATTTCTAGGATTCATAGTTCTAATAGAACCACCGTTTGCATCTTTATACCCACCAGGACCTGTTTCTGCGGAATTGGCACCAGCTGGAGTTATAGTACTTAGTGTTTTATCATAGAATGCATCTAATCCGAAACTTTGAACAATATTATCTGGTGTTTTACCATCCATAGCACCTTCATTATAAACTACGGTTTCATAGTTTATATCCATTTTAATTTCCATAGTTCCTGCCGCTTCACTATAATTATATGTATCATGATCCATTTTTGTAATCATAGGATTAATCAAAGTGTATGCAGTAAAGTTATGCCTATTAAATCCGAATATCGTAATGTTTCTAAAAAAAGGTGCTTTGGTAATACCACCGGCGCCAAAATTTTCACCAATGTAACCCCAATTGTTTTCCCCAGTCAAATCACCATCATATATATTTCGAGTATTCCAATTGGCATTATTATTAACTTGTGCATTTTCTGTATTGTTAGTTCTGCTTCCATTAATTAATCCATTAAAATTGGTAGCATCTTTGTAATAATATGTATAATATGCATCCCATAATTTCGTAATCATGTTAATGTTGTCATCATGAAACGTGATGTTTATGGGTTCGTAATTTATTTTAGTTTGAATAATTCGTTTTCGATTGTATTGATTTAACTCTTGAGTTTTTATACTAAAAGAAGGTAACCTAACACTCTTAACTAACACACCGAAGTTATCTCCGGTGTTAGCATTTCGATTATAAGCTACGGGATTTATATCAAAAAACGTATGAAACAGGAATTTAAATTTAGGCGCAACGTCATACGACCCTGGCCTAAATATCTTAGCAGCATGTGTAAAGTCTCTCAAATAAGCCGAACCTAAGTTCGGCTTTTGAATATTGTCACCGTAATATGCCATTGATTATAAACTCGGCCGATTATCAACCTGAAATTATCCTAGTGCGCCGGCTGTGCCGCCTTCACCCACGCCAGTTGTCAAACCAACGTCACCTACTGTAGGTTGACGACCATTAATTCCACCTGCACCGATACCAACACCTGCTGGAGCTCCATCTAATCCATCAGAACCATCGGATTGAACAGCATTATCAAATTGAATTGTTAATGCAATTCTTACATCTTCTGAAGTGCCGTAGTTCAATGTATTCCAGTTTACGGATTCAAGGTAGCATCCATATAGTTCCCAACGTTCTAGGATGTTTGCTTCATATGCACCGTTTCCACCGTCAAGAATGTCAATATAAGCAGAAAACTTATAATCACTTGCTGCTGATGCGCTTGCTTGTTCTACGAAGTCTAATTGTTTTTGTAGTTGTTCGCCAACCAATCTAGAAACGTTGCCACCCGCGTCATCACGTAAGTTAACTGTCATCGGTTGCCATGTGTGTTTACCAGCCATATACAATGTTGAGTTGTATACAGGTAATGTGATTTTAGCAAATGACAAGTTTGGACGAGAAAGATCGATGACTTGTCTTGTTAGTTGCAAGTCATTATCACCCAAACCAAAGTTAAAAAATGTCATTCTAAATCTGAATTGTAACTTCGGCATCAATAAGCCTTGGTTCTCTTGACCATCTGGCTTTACCGATAAGTTACTTAATGAATATGAGGCTGCTGCCATTTTTATTTCTCCTGTTTATATTATTTATCTCTAACTAAAGTTAAGATAGAAGGGGAAGAATCCCCTTCTAAATTAGGCTCCTAGTTCTCCTGTGTTCAAGATACGAACTGGGATGTAGATAAATTCAACTGCCTTAACAGGTTCAATTGCAATATCAACCCAAAGTTCATTTCTGTCAATTCTAGCAGGGGTGTTATTACTCTCATCACAAACTACCAAGAAGTCATAAACACCGCGTTTAGCAACCAAATCTAACATTAGAGATTCACATGTATTCTTAATCTGACCACGTGTAAATGCATCGTTAGGTTCAAAGACGTATGGTCTGCCGGCAAGAGTTAATTGTCTACGAATGTAAGCAACTAAACGTGCAACGTTAGTTCTGTCTAACGCACTTTGAGAGTTGAAGCTAGTCTTGTTACCGTAGTTCAATAGACCCTGACCAGTGAAGAACACTAATGGGTTAATGAAGTTTACATACAACACATCACGAATGCCTATACGTGTTTTGATAACTTGGAATTCACCAGTTTGACGATTTACATAACCAATGTTTGCAGCATTGTCGATGATACCACGACGAGTACCAGCAGCAGCTAACCAAGGATAAGCGATTGTATCGTTTCTAATGAATGTTCTTAGCATCATGTGTGACGCAGGAACTGCAACTAAGTTTCCACTTAAGTCATTTGTAATTCCACTTGGATAGAATAGACCTAAGTATGTGTTACGTGTAACACACCCATCTTCACCAGTGCTTGCTGCACCTGCTGCGTTAGTAGCCCATGCTTGAATTGCAGTAGCACTATCACTTAGACCCATTGGAGTGTCACCTAAGATATATCCAGTTTCGCCACGATCTGCATTCAATACAACCATGTTAGGTTGTAGTTCTGGATAGTTAGGAGTTGCCATTAGGTTGAAGAAGTTATCTTCATCACGGATGTCTGTGTTAGTGTCAATTGCACTACGCAATGCTTCTACTACCATTGCACGTTGTGCCTTACGACCCATATATGGTGCACCGTTGCTTTGTAGACCACTTACTGATACCCAAGCATTTCTTTCTGTTGGTAGAGATGCACCTGGGAAATTAGTACTGTTGAAGTAATTCTGTTTGAATTGCTTGACATTGTACCCTGAACGGCGTGTGTTGAATAACAACATGCCAGTTGGATATAAGCTTGATTCTGGAGCATCTAAATCTAGATAATTACTTGTTAGTAGGCTTTGAATTGTTGGGATAGGATCATTTGTAACACTGGTTGTTCCATTTGTAGCCCAGCGTGCATCTGCAAACACAACACCATTTGGATTTAATTGATCTGAATTATCAATTAATACCCACTGATTTTCACCATTTACTGATTGCCAACGGTAAATCACAGGATAATTTTCTAGGTTGCTTGTATCAATCCATAAGTCACCATATACTAATGCAGTACCATCACTTTGAGTTTCCGGAGCACTAGCACTTACGATAGGACCATTAGGATCAGTTGCGTTAACACCACTTGGTGTTGGGAATCCATTTAAGTCATAATTCTGATTCTTATAACCTTTCCAGTTACCATTGTAGTTGACCATAATATCAACTTCATCGACAACGCTATAGAACCAATTGGTGTTATTTGCTGGATTTGCTACTGGTGCACCTTCGTTTGCAGTATAATCAAACTCTCTCCAGTTACTCAATTCAATCAAATATAAAGTGCTTGATACACCTGTGCTGTATTGCACAGCCTGAATTGCGCCACCCACACCAACTTGAGCAACTATTAATTCTAAATCATTAGCTGGGGATGCACCGCCCAAATCTGTACCATCAATAGTTACGACGTCGCCCACTGCATAACCTGAGCCACCTCCTCCACCGAATGTTTGTACTGGTACGTATACATCGTATGAAGTAGTTACAGAAAAAGTGCATCCTGTTCCACTGCCTGAAGTTGAAGACTGTGCAATACCTGTAAAATTAGTTAACAAAGAGTTATAATATTTTACACCTTCAGTTGTTCCGGCAATGAATCCTGCTTCTACTAATACCCCATTAGAATATCCAAAATTAGGTCCTGATTGTATCTGATCTGTTATTAAAATTGATCCACCTAAATTATGAGTCAATTGTATAGCACCAGACGAAGCCACTGAAGCCGAAGTATAAGGAATACCTGCTCCGATCCATGCCGTAACAAAATCTGTTGCATCCGAACCTTCAGGAATTGTCACCGTATATGCAGGTGATAACGTAGGTGAGTTTGGCTGGGTTACTGAAACTCGCAATGTATATGGCCCTGTTCCTAATGGAGCTAAACTTGAAAAATCTGGGCTTGTGTTAGTTCCAGTTACTACTGTAGGTCCAGTAGCTGCACGTTTCCATAAATACACAGGAGAATTTCTTAAGTTATTGTTAAAATTGTACTGTCCATAAATTGTGCCTGCAGGTATTGCTTGCCCACCGGTTGGATCTAATCCCGCATTTGCAGCAGCATCAGAAGTGTAGAGCTGTACTTCTTTAGTTACCCAATCTTGCAGTGTGCTATCCCATTCTTCTACTACAGGAGCCAACCCTGTGCCACCTGCTTTCATCCAAACAGAACCAGTAGGTCTAGGAAAAGTCTGACCTTGCTGCCATGTTGGTTGTTGAGCACCTGTTCCCCAAACAAGTATTGGTTGGTAATAATTACCCTCGTCGATTCCCATGTCATCCAATGGAGAATTAGTGTTGTTAGTTAAACCAACATACCTCGGTGGTGCAGCCTGTCCTTCTGGAAAATCTAAGAAGATACATAATTTGCCATCGCGCACTGCAGCAGATAAATATCCCCAACTCAAAGAATTTATTTCGTTGGCTACTCCAGCAACAGTACCAACACCTCCACCAGCGTCAGGAACAGTAATTGTTACTGTTGCTTGTCCTGTTATGTTCAAGTCGAAGGAATCACCTGCTGTCAATGTTGGATTAGATTCTGTTCCTTGTGCTGTAGGCCAATCATCTCTCCAATTAGCGGTTCCTATTTCTACCCAACCATTGTTGGTTGTTTTATAAAAAAATTGTTGTGCAGCTAAAGGGGTTAAGTTATATAATGAACTTGCAACTACTGCATAATCGCCTATGTTTCCAATTGATGCTAAAGGAACACCACCGGATAAATCTGCAGCATCTGTAATGACGATAGGATCTTGTAGTGTGAAGTTTCCAGTAGTAGCATTGAATTCATAAATGCCCCATTGAGATGAGGTAGTGTCTAACCAATATGTGCCATTTGTAGGAGATCCAACTGGACGACCTGTTTGTCCAACAAGACTTGCTAAATCAATATCTGCTCTTAATACATAGCAACGATTTGTAACGCCTAATACAGAGTAAGCAGCTAAAAGACCATATTCATTGAGTTCATATCCTTGAATAGGTGTACCATTACTGGTAGTATAGAACGTTGGATTTCCAAATAGAGTTACAAGATCACGTTGACTTGTAACTTGGTATAATTTATTTGCGTTTGCTGCGGTCGTTCCTTGAGCTATGCCTGCGCCATTTGGATCGGCTTTATTTTGTGCTGTAGCTAATAGAACGAACGGTACGGAACCTGGTGCGGCTGGAAGATACTGACTCTGATCAATTACTGTAACTTCTACGCCTGGAGATGTTAATGCCATTTTGTTTTCCTTTATGTAAAATTATGAGGTTTACCACCTAAAATGCATACTATTATTTATGAAAAAAACAAAAAAATATGGAGTTGATGTACCTTCGAAGGTTAGCTGCTATAAATACTATATGCCTACCAAACGTCCTATGTGCAACGAATGTAATAAAAATTACAAAGCAATAAACTACATCCGTGAAGGAGTTACTCATTACAGAAGTATCTGTGATGAGTGCGGCCGTAAGAAAAAAAAATTAAAGCCCCGTAAATCCTTGTGGTCGAAAGGGGGCTATAAAAAGAAAACTAACTGTGATTTGTGCGGTTTCAGAAGTTTACTGCAATCACAAATAATAGTTTTTCATGTAGATGGGCAATTAGAAAACATAGCTCCAAGTAATCTTCGTAGCATATGCCTCAATTGTGTAGAAGTCGTTAAGAAAAATGAGGTTACTTGGAAACGTGGTGATTTAATTGTTGATCACTGATTCTATTTTTTTATACAAATCTTCAAGTGTTTCGTCATTATTAATAATATGATCATAAGGTAAATAAACACTTTCATATTCACTAGCATGTACATTAAATTCACGTAGCTTTTCTAAATTATATGAATTTGTTAAATCTTTGGCATATTGATACCAGTCTGGATTTTCACCGCGTTCAATTCTAATTGTCAATCCATTCAAACTTTTGATGCTATAAAATTCATTTACAAACCTACAATCAGTAACAACACAGTTTTTTGTTTCGCTTTGAAGTTTCTTTTCTAAGCTGGCTACCCAAATTTGATCATGAAAATGTTTCCTAAATACATCAGTGGCAATATATTGCATTGCAAATCTAGGTGAAAAATTTTCTATGCCCAGACGTTTAGACCACCATACATCAGGTTGTTCTCTAAAAGTTCTACTTTCTTTTGTGTACCCATTTAATAATTCACGGTCCCATCCAAATAATAATGAAAGGCAATCTTTTACTGCATTTGCATAACTGTATCGGTTAAAGCCGTGTTGTTTTTCTAAGTAATCAGCAACAGTGTCTTTGCCGGAACCTATTCTTCCAGATAAACCTATTATCATAATCCTCTTAAATTAACCTTGTATCCATGTCAATGGTTGTGAATAATCCTGATATCTTCGTAAATCTTCTATAAGTGCGTCTTGTAGTGTTTTTGATTCATTCTTCATAGCAGTGCCATTTAATGTGGTACCTCCGCCCGGGCCTGCAATACTACCAAACTTTTCACGCGCTTCACCAATGATACCTTTAAGTACTGCTAATGTGAAATCACCAATCCAAACGCCAGCGCCTGGATCCTGCAACAATTCTTCTATAGGTCTTTGAACGTCTGCCCAAATTAATATTCGTTCTCCGCTACCCTTAAAATCACGAACAACTCTTAGTACTTTGGTTACTGGATTAAATGTATAATTGACATATCCACCAAACATACGTGCTGCTAATTCTACATACCCTGCGTAGAAATCGTATGTAGCCATACCACCAGTATAATTATAGTTCAACAAATAGGTATTAAGAATAGCACTACTAAATGGATCAAATGAGGTAGAACTAGGACCTGTTTCTAATCCAACTGTTCTACGATACAGACATCTAACATTGATAAATTCGCTAGGTAACGTATAAGTATCTACGTTTTTATTAACTGTCATCAACGTATACGATTCGACTGTAGCATTTTGCGCTCTTTGGCGATAAATTTTTATTGCATAATTAAACGCTGCTTCATAGTGCTGGGGGTCAAGTTCTAGGTCAATAATATCGCCACCTAAACGTAGGCGAATATTATTGAATAGTGCTTCTTTTAACTCATCTAGTGTTAGACTAGAAGGAGTACTCATTGGGGTTGCTATTGAACTGACAGTCATGATTAATTCCTAATATCGAGTATTTATCAGGAATCTGTTCTTACTGCTTTAGTTTGAAAAGCAAGAACAGGTTTTTTAATTCATGATTCCAGGGATCTTTTACCCCAAAAGCAAGATGCCCATATCTAACATCTTGATCAATGTAGTCTTTTCCCTTAATTGCAGAATGTCCATTAATAGAAAATAACTCTATCCCATCGGGAAGCTGATCAAACTCTTCGGGAGTAAACAAATAAAGTCCGTCTTCCCAAAAAACCATATCAGAGGTCCCCTACTTTACGATTCTCTGAATAGTGAGGATCAAAGTGACCTCCCGGATACCTTGATTCTAACTTTTTAACATTCTCGGCAATGACATCATTTGGATCGTATCCAAGTGCCCTACAAGCATTGATCCAATACCAAATAATGTCACCCAACTCACGCTTCATATGGAAACGATTTTCTTCATTAAGAGGCTTACCCTGAAAGAAAATCTTCTTGGGTATCTCAATGAATTCCCCGCTTTCTGCGGCAAGTCCCAGACATGCAGTAAGCAATAATGGAACGTTAATATCAGGCCCATGCTGATTGTTTGTGAAATCATAGTTGCCGTCTAATGTATCACAGCGATTTATAAATGTTGTTAAATCGTTGCTAGGTTCACTAGTTACTGCCTTTACAAAAGATTGGTACTTATTTAAGTCAATTTGCATATTTTCTCCATAAAAAAATTAACCCCTATATTTTACTATAGGGGTTTAATGATTACCAAGCTTTAAGGATAATCATATTGTCATTAGTTCGTCCATTTGGCGTAGTTGCTACTGCACGAATCTCGTTGAAGTATTTTCTTCCAGCTGGTTTACCCAATTTCAAAATTTGAGCAATCTGCTCAGCAGGCTTGCGAAGCGTTTTGGTCTGACTTTTAACGTTGTCGAAGCCAAGCAATGTAGTGCCTTTAACTGAAAAGGTTTTGCTGTACTCATCTGCTACCATGTAAATCAATTTACGCTTAGCCGTATCGTACAGATAACATTCACTGGCCCCATGAAGTTTGACAGGATGCAAACTAACAAGATCCAACTTTGTTGCAGTATCTTTAAATTCCTTCAGGAACTTCATTTTAGCAACCTGCTTTTCTACAGGAACAACCTTACGCTTGCGGGGTGCCTTGGTTGCTTTCTTGACACTTACATAGCTATTAAAGTCGCTGAGGAATTGATCAATAAATTTAAGGATGTTCTTGAGTTGAGTTTTGGTGTAATGGTTGTAACTCTGAACAAGCTGGGCATCTTTACCTTTAATAACTTCCTCAATTTCATTACGTTTGCGTTTCCATGCATCGGTGACGATGTTAATATGTTGTGGCAAAACGTTATATTTTGCAAGCAAATCAACAGGTTTGAAATTGAACGAAGATTTGGCACCTGCTAGTATGTAGTCATCGTACATACCTTCAATTTCACCTGCAGCCTCACGTGCTTTTTCCTTCATGATTTCTTGCACGTTGGGGCGGTTCGTTTCTTTCTTGACCACGGCTTTCTTACCCGTAGTAGATTCTTTAATTTTGGGGTTTTGAACAGTCATAACCAAACGATTAATTTCGTCAGTCAATCGCTTTTGTTCAGTTGGATTCAGTTTGAACCCACGTAGGGTCATACGTGCGAGCCAGCACATAGTTGGGTTGAGGTTGCTTTCCTCAACCTTACGAATAACTTTAGCTAGTCCCTGATTTCCAGACAGATCCAAATATTGGATCATCATCTCTTTGGCTTTTTTTCGTCCATAAAATCGACTGTACCAGTTAAAGGCAGCAATCATGTCCGAATTTCGATTCTTAGACTCTTCCATAAAAAGTGGCTCGGGACCGACATATTTAGTATCAATGTCCCGAGGGTCAAGTGCTTTGACCATAGAAGTATCAACAAGATTCTTCGATTTAGCCGTTTTAGAAGATTTACGAGTCACCATATACTTATCCTTTTTAAAATCCTGCGTCAATAAGCTTGATCGCAACTTCACGGGCACGCTGGTCAGACACTGACCAAGTGACAGTTTCCCCGTCGATGATGACTGCGAACAAGTCGCCCTGCTTCTCGATCTTCACCCGACGCTCAAGTTCGTTGATCATAGACAGAAAGATGTTTCCGACGTCGAACAGCATTGATCCAATCCTTAAAGTAACGAGAATGCACATTCTATATTAAAAACCATTTAATGTCAAGCCTCATCCACGATAAATACTTTATGCCAAGATTAAGCCTTTACCGAGAAAATAAGCAAAACGACTACCGATTTTTGGACAGAACCATTTCTGAACAATTGACGGTAGGCGGTACTGATTTGTATATTCACAAATATTTAGGTCCAACTGATCAGGGTCCAAGTATTGATTACACACAACCTCAGTATGATAAATTAGATCCTACGAATATACAGGATTTACTGTTTTTAGAAAACAGAGATAGGACATACGATCCTAATATTTATCGATTGAGGGGACATTACAACGTACAGAATCTAGATTTTGATTTGAGTCAGTTTGGATTGTTCTTAAACAACGATATTGTTTTTATAACAGTTCACTATAATGACATGATTGAAATTTTGGGAAGAAAATTGATGGTCGGTGACGTTATTGAATTACCGCACTTATTAGATTATAACCCATTGAAAGAAACTATTCCTGTTGCATTAAAAAGGTTTATGCAAATTACTGATGCAAACTATGCAAGTGAAGGGTTCAGTCAAACTTGGTTCCCGCATCTGTGGCGTATTAAGTGCGAACCACTAGTAGATAGTGAAGAATTCAGTCAGATATTACAAGAACCAATTAACAAAGATACCTATCTTGGCTTTTGGGATAAAGATAAAACGTATCCTGCAGGATACGTAATTACTTATGGTGATAAAAATTATGTTGCTAAGACAGATGTACCTATAGGAACAACTCCTCCCAATGAAACATACTGGGAATTGGATACTGCTGATAATCTTAAGGATATTCTTGCAACGTACAATAAAAATATTCAAATCAATGATGCACAGTTACAAGAAGCAAAACGTATTGTACCTAAATCAGGGTATGACACTAGTAATTTATATGTTGTTCCAACGTATGGAGTTTGGGAAGAAAACGGTGTATTGTCTAACAAGATAGATCAGCCGGCGCCGCCTGAAAATATCATTATTTCTAGCAGTGGATTACCCGGTAGTGTCGGCATGTTACGAGATAAGAAATATAAAAATTCTAGCCCATATATTCGTATTCCTAAAGCTTCTGTACAAAGTATATGGGACACTACAATAGATGCAGATCATACATTGTTAGATAAATTCGTACAAGCTAGCTTACAGCTTATAGAAACTGCCCCACAACGAACTGCAACCAATTCAGGTCCTGTTAAAGGTGACACAATATTAACGATAAAAAATTTAGGAGTAATCACCGGGCCATATGGAACAGCAGATAATACGTATGCTACTGCGGATCAAGACCCAGAACAATCTGGATTTACAGGTACGATAACACCACAAATGGACTATCGTGCAGATTGTGATCCTAGATTCCAATATATCCGAAGATACACCCCTAGAAGTTTTTCATATACAAATGGTTATTTAACAGGAGATGGTACAGCACCAAATGGATTACCAACTGGGACGGGAATAGCCTTTCCACAAAACCCACAAGTTGGTGATTATTTTTTACGCATAGATTATCTCCCTAATGTTTTATTTCGCTGGGACGGAACTATTTGGGTTCGCATGTCATCTGATGTTAGAACAGATACTGGATTCGGCGAAGATAACAAGTCTTTGTTGTCAAGTTTTATTAATGATAAACAAGAAATATTCTTGCAGCAAGAGAATAAATTAGTACCAGAATCTCAGCCTTTATCTAGTATTTTAGATTTAGAACCTGGAACTATTTCTGTAGGATTAGTACACCAACAAGTTATCACTGTCGAAGGAGATACTGAATACATCTACATCCCGGCATACACACCTAGAAGCACTAGTTATACTAATGGTTACATGACTGGTGATGGCACGGCACCAAATGGATTCCCAGCAGCAGCAGGTATTTCATTCCCGCTTACACCTGAAGTAGGTAATTTCTTTTTGAGAACTGACTATTCACCGCAAATTTTATTCCGTTGGGACGGAGAAATTTGGGTTAAAATATCAGAAAATGTAAGAACGGAAACGGGGTATACAGAAAATGATAAATCATTATTATCGACGTTCATCAATGATACTAATGAAATTTATAGCGAGGCTCAGGGCGAATTGATTCCCGAAGCACAACCACTATCAAAAATATTAACGATAGAACCAGATTCTTTACCACCGGTTGAATAATTATGGCACAATTTTTTTATGACGGACAGATACGTAGATTTCTGTTACAGTTCGCAAAGATTTTTAGTAATTGGTATGTTACAAAGGGCAAAGACCCTGCAGGTAACGAAATTTTAGTACGTGTTCCTATCATGTATGGTGACAGTTCCAGACAAGCAAGTACAATCATTGCAAACAATAGTGCGAGTAATTTACCAAGTGCACCATTAATCACGTATTACATTAGTGGGTTAGAATATAATCAACAGAGAACACAAGATCCAACCTTCGTTGACAAATTAAATGTAAGACAGCGAGCTTACAATGCATCTACTCAAAGTTATGAAACGACTCAAGGACAAGCATTTACTGTCGAGCGATTAATGCCTGTTCCTTACACGTTGAGAATTACAGTAGATTTTTGGACTACAAACTATAATCAAAAATTAGAATTAATTGAACAGTTGGGTACGCTTTTTAATCCTGCACTAGAAATTCAAAGTACAGATAACTTTATCGATTGGACTAGCCTGTCAGTAGTATATCAAGATGGATTGACATTCAGCAGTAGAAGTATTCCACAAGGTACAGGTAATCCTATTGATGTTATGACATGGAAATTCTATATGCCTATATGGTTAAGTACGGCAAGTAAATTAAAGAAATATGGTGTCATTCAAAAAATTATTTCTAGTATTTTCACTGAGGTATCGCTACAATCAACTGCAAACGATGATTTATTACTAGGCACTAGGCAAAAAATTACTCCATATGGATACAAATTATTGTTGTTGAATAACACCTTGCAATTATTACCTGCTAATCAAACATTTCAACCACCTAATTCAGAATTAAATCTACCAAATCCTCCTAACACATCATTGTATTGGTCTGCATTGTTGAATGCATATGGTGCATATAAACCTGGCGTCTCTCAGATTTGGTTGCAGAATCCATATATGGATACTGAAATCGTAGGAACTATTGTTATAGATCCATTAGACGATAGGATACTAATTTATAACATTGATCCTGACACACTTCCACAGAACACGCTAGACCCTGTAGACAGTGTTATTAATCCGTTAACGTCTGCTCCTAATTATGGATTGCCTCCACCAGTCACTGGTCGTAGATATCTAATCGCAGAAAGCATAGGAGGAACAGCACCTACTGTAGCATGGGGCAGTCTAGTAGCCAAAGCAAATGATATTATAGAATTCAATGGAACAGAATGGGAAGTAGCATTTGACGCATCGGAAGCAACAACAGTGGAATATGTTACCAACCTTACTACAAATGTACAATACAGATACGCCAATGAAGAAGGTGCTTGGATGAAGTCATATGAAGGATGGTACGAACAGGGTGACTATAGTATTGTCATTTGATTCAAATTCCTATATTATTTCATCATGAGTGTTTCAGCCGGCATATTCTTTTATACAGAAAACACCAAAAGATTCTTGTACCTATTACGTAGTGATGAAAAGAATTTTGGTTCTTGGGGTATTCCGGGTGGGAAAATAGAGAAAGAAGAAACCTTGTTAGAAGGTCTATACAGAGAATGTACAGAAGAAATAGGATTCTTTCCCACTGATGCCAAGCTGATACCCATTCAGAAGTTTGTAAATAATTCTTTCGTGTATCATACATTTTTTTGTACAGTAAAAGAAGAATTTATTCCTATATTAAATGATGAACATTTAGGTTATTCTTGGATCGATAGTTCGGTGTATCCTAAGCCACTACATCCGGGTTTATTTAACACTATCAATTTTGACGTAGTTCAAGAAAAGATCAAATCACTGATTAAAAAAGGGGCCTAAGCCCCTTTTATTTTAGTAGTTTTGCAATTGTATCGTACCCTAACGAACCTATCACTATTCCTGCTCCCATCATCATCCAACGCCATTTTTCTAAACTAGAGATTTTTTCGGCCATTGACTTGTGGGCACTTGAATTGGAATCCTGCATATTTTTAATCATAAGGCTGTGATCTTGAGAATGTTTATCCAAAGCTTCACGCACGTCCTTTATATCAGATTTTAGGTCACCCAATTTATCTTCAATAGTTTCAACTTTAACTTGTAGGACTGCGATATCAGTTTCAGTTTTCTGCGTTTTAATAGGAACAGCCGTCATGATTATTAAGATCCTGCGATAGTAACGATTGGGTAAGGTTGGCCACCATATGTATTAGCAGCATAAGCAGTATTGAACGTGCCAAATGCCGGATCAGCATTAGAAAGAACAATATTACCTGTAGCTACTGGACCTGAAGTAGATGTAAACAATTCAGCAGTATGGTCACTCAATGATTGTACTAAAACAGTTGCTGCATTTGCATATGTTGCAGTAATAGTCATTGTATTAGGTAACATCGCTGTATTAGCCACGTTTGCTGTATAACATGCTCCTACTAATCCTGATGAAGCTCCTTTAACTAGATATTTTTGTTTGCCTTTTTGACGAACAATATATCCGGATTCTGGTGTAGCATAAATGAATGATGCACCTGAAATGTTAGCTGATGCATTAGCAGTCAACAATGTAGTATCTTGAAGTGCATATGATTCTGCGTCTTCATCTGATAGAGCAACGTTTGCGCCACCTGGTGCTAATGAAACAGTAAACGCAGCAGCGTTAGGAATTGCCTTAACGAAATATGTTGTTCCTGCAGTCAAACCACCTATATCATCTGTCAATACAACAGGTAGATTTGCGTATAGTGTTTGTGCATTACCTACTGTTGTCAAGAAATTGCCAGTTGCAGTTGCATTTGAAATTTCAATATTAGCAGTACCTGTTGCAGTATCTACATATCCTAGTGTGACTGCAGTGCCAGTTGAATCAATGTATTGAATAACTGAATCTGCTGCTATGTTTGCCAAATCAGTTCCCAATCCACCTACTACATTACTAGTATTAGTTCCATATAATGTACCTGTTCCAGTGATACCTATAGCTACATTGCATAACACTTGATTGCCATATATTGCAGTGTTACCGCCTACTACGCTATATGTATTAGAATTAGTTGCTGGATATCCATCACCACCTAATGGATTATTGAAATATCCATCTACTACATTAACTGTCAATGCAACAGATTGTGCTGCAGTTGTACCTAAATTAAATTTTGTATAATTTGGATTAGCTGATAATTGTGTTTCCGACACAGTAAACGTGCTATTGTTTCCAGAATTTATTACTTCAAGAATCCAATATGTTGTGCCAGCTACCAAGTTACCTACGCTGCTTGCAGGTATAAAACTCATTCCTGCAATTATGCCTAAATTTGTAAAGTTTGCACTAGTAGTTACCACTTCGGTAGTACCATTGGTAGCAGTTAATGTAATAACTGCCTGTGCTTTTGCTATTTTAAGAGGTCTTCCCATTTGTTTTCTCCTTTATAATTTGTGGGTTTTAGCCACTACGCGGCGGGGACCGCATAAGTCAATATAGATTCATATTGAACAAAGTATTTATATTTTTTTTGAAAAAACAACATGGGGTTTTATTCAGTGCCAGTGTTTTCGTGAGGCATTCCTAATTCTGTTATACTAAAGGCCCCGGCTGTACCTGCGACATTTATAAAGGCAATGTAATTATCCTGCCCCACAATAAAGCTATTCATTACTGTATTTGCAGGAATAATTTCACATGCTGTTGTGTTTGCAGTAACATTAGCGTCACCAACAGCAATTGCTATCGCAGATGTTGTAGTAGAAATTCTTACTTTGTCTGTTTGTATAGCTGCTGATTTTTGACTTGATCCTGTTGCTGTATAGATGTATGCTGCCATTATAATCTTCCTATTGCTATTTCTATGACACCATCGGCGCCATTAAAGTTTTCTAGTGCTTTACCAATAATTGTTCCAATTATTGGATTTGATGGAGCAGGTCTTGCATACCCATTTCCACCACTTATCATCATATCGCCTTTTCGTATGTTACCTCTAACTTTTACAGGCACACGACCTTGTAGAGCTATAGGAACAGCCATGCCTTGACATTTAGCGTTCATTGCAAATGCTGGATCAGTAGATACAACTCCAGCGACTCTTGTAGTTGCATCTTCAGCCAATGTAACTTCCTTATCTCCACCAAACTCTAATACAGTACCTGCTTCATACTCACGATCGGCTTCATAATATTCAGCCAAGTCAGCATATGTAGCATTGAATCGTGAACCTGCTGTTAATGTCCAATTACCAGTAACACTTCCTGCTGTAGTATTTGCACCTGTTGTTAATGTTGTAACTTGTATAGAGGCTGCTGCGATATTACCGGTGCTACTAGGCCCGACGTTTAGATTACCGTTTTTATATACAACAAACTGACTGGTCCCACCCACTTGCAAATCAAGTAAAAAACTACCTGCCGCACTTGAAGTATCAGTGATGTTTTCTCTGATGCCGGTAAATGCAACACTAGAATTATTCCATGTTTGTTCAATTAAAATAGGTGTAGTTGCTGTTAATGACCCTGTACTTACATTTAATCCTAATAACGTACCTACACTAGTGATGTTCGATTGTGTAGAGTTGGTTACCGTATTTGCAGTCGAAGCATGAGTTGCATTTGCAACAGTTCCTGAAACATTTGCGCCTGGTATAGAAGTTAGTCCAGTCGCTGCACCATAAAATGCTAATGCATAAACGTTACCACCAACACCTACTCCACCTGCAACTTCTAATGCACCTGTAGTAGTTGATGAAGATGCGGTAGTAAATCGTACATTCATTTGGGTATCATCTATTATGATTCTATCCGACAATGTTTGTACTGTATTTCCTGTACTACCTACAGTGGAAGTTTGGAATATAATTCTACCAACTGCTGCACTTCCTGTACTTGCGCCGGACTTGATTGTTATATCGCCACCAACATGATTTTGACCAGCGGCTTCGCCACCGGATAATTCCATGTCGCCGCCGGCACCGTCATAAGTACCACCGGTTATGACAATGTTACCTCCTTTAGCACCGTATGTATTTGCTGAGGCTCCAGAATAGATACCTACTGTGCCGCCCTGTCCTTGTCCATAACCATTTCCTGCAGTTAAAGTTGCCAAACCACCTGCTGCATTACCTGAACTATTTGCACTTCCGCCTGCTAACGTTAAATTACCACCCTGACCTGTACCATTACCTTGCGCTGCAGCAATATTAATGATGCCGCCAGCACCATTAACGTTGGTGTTGCCGGCGCCTGTGATGTTTAATGTATCACCTGCAGTACCAAATGTTGCAATGTCATTAGCAGTCATCGTGCCCGATACTGTTAATGATGTTAATGTTCCTAAACTAGTAATGTTTGGTTGTGCAGCAGTTGTCAATGTACCACCTAATAAAGTGGCATTTAATGCTCCTGTCGCTGCGTTAAATGTTAAATTCGCATTTGATCCTTCAGAAATATTACCTGTTGCAGCATTTGCTAATATTGGATAAAATGTACCAGTTGTTACATCTGCGATATTTACAAAATCTGCTACGTTAGCATGAGCAACATTCAAATTAGCAACACGTGTAGTACTAGTGACTGTTAATGGAGCTGTACCTGTAGCTACATTTGAAATTAATCTACTTGCTGTAACATTTCCTGCAGTATTTACATTAGCACCAACTATATTACCAACTGCGGTAATTGTACTATTTGCATAGAGTACTGTAGCAGAAAGATTGCCGGTAGCTGCATTAAACCCTAAATTAGCATTTGCACCGAGTGCTCTATTTGCTGTTGAACTTCCATTAACAAAAACTGGAAAAAATGTACCTGTAGTTTGCGCAGTTACTACACCAAAATCACTAACGTTTGAGTATGAAACATTTAAATTAGCAACACGTGTAGTGCTTGTGACTGTTAATGGAGCTGTACCCGTGCTTATATTTGAAGTTAAGGTGGATGCGATGACTGAACTTGTTGCATTCAAATTACCTACGTTTGCATTACCATTTAATGCCAAAATGCTTGTAGCACCTGATGTGAATGTAAAATCACTAGATCCTGTTAGGACCCCTGAATTATTAAATTGCACCGTTTGAGAGGCGCCGGCTGCAATTAAAGTAGTACCTGATCCACCGACATCAGTAATTACTCTGCCACCGGTAGCATAAACCCTACAAGAACCAGATGCAGTTGTAAGTATTAATGTAGTGCCACCGGGTTCTAATGATAAAGTAATCGTAGTAGAGGTTGGTTTAGCTTTAACATAATAAGTAGTGTTAGAATCTAAAACACCAAACATTGTTCCTATAAATTTTATAGGATCATTCAAAGAAAATGGTGTAGATGAACCTACAGTTACTCTATTGTTAGAAGCAGATGTATCTGTTACTGTTGTATTAGGAAACGCTGTATCACCTGAAGCGTTATATGGGGTGGTTAATCCTGAATCAGTATACAAAGAAAAAGTATTGGATGTTAATACGTTAGCATAAAGTGTATCACCATTTAAATTAAAACCAACACTTCCTGAAATTCCAGGCAAATTTGTAAATGTTACTGCTGCACCGTCTGTAAAGAAATTATCTTCGGTTGTTGTAACTACTGCAGGGCTTGCATTGGAAATATTTGCAATATAAGCTACGATTGTAGATTTGGGTGTCCATGATAAATTACCGGTACCGTCAGTTTCTAATACATATCCAATTGCGCCGCCGTCTATTCTAACGTTTGAAACATCTCCTAAATCTATTACACCACCTGCATCTCCGCCACGATTAACCCAATTAGTTCCATCATAGGTTAATACTTGACCGTTATCTGCGGATATCGCAGAAATGTCTAAGTTACCTACAGCTCCTTCAATTTGGCTAAAAGAAATGTTAGAATAAGAAGTAAGAACTTCAATATTCTCATTGGGAGAGACTTTACCAATGTAAAGTCTCTTAGCATCAGACGCAAATCCAAATTCAGCCTCATCAAGTTGAGGTAAGTCAACGATGTTTCCTGATCTTTGTTGTATTTTTGAAATCTGGATGATACTCATTGTGCATTCTCCTTACTTACCCAAACTCGTTTGCCGTTAACCATTTTCCATGATTTACCCTGGCAGGCAATATTAGGATGCCCTATTTTTTGGCGATTGATGTATTTAGGTAAAGGATTTTGCCTTTCTTTTTTGAACCTCCATCCCTTGACTTGTTTTTGGAATAGTGCATGTTTGGGATTTGTTAGTCTTGATACTATTCCGGTGTCTATATTGTTGTCTTTGCACCATTGGGAAATATTAAGTATGTATGTTTCTGCGGAATCGTCAACTCTGCTAACATACCAACCTTTACATCTACTTTCCGCTTGTTTAGCATGAAAGGATTTTTTTTCAGATTCAGTAAGAGAATTGAACCATTTAATAGCTTCAGTCATTTTATGATTGCTGTAATCTATTTTTTCATAGTCAACTAATCCATTACGGGCCCCGCCTTCTCCACCGGGAGCAATATTATAACTCATTGGATCATTAGTAGCAGAAGTATATTCTATCCAATGTTTTTCTCGTAATGCGAGATGCGAAAGATCATTGCATTCTTCAAGAATGATTTTTATAAAGTTTTGTTTTCCGTACTTTCTCAAAGCATTGACCAATGCTTTTCCTGATCCTAAATAGTAAGACCTATTTCTTGCATCTTTGCCAATATACCATTTGCCGTTGATTTGGTTGACCGTTTTATATATGACCATAAGTGTATTCTTTTAACAGTAATACACTTATTTATCACTAAACCATTATAGGAACTTCATGTAATATTGTTCAATTCGACTGAACCACCTGTTTACCCAATTGTCAAATTCGGTTCCCTCAATGATAAATTCTTGATAGATATTATCCTGAGTACACATAAAAATTACACCTTTTCGTATATTTGTTCCATATACTTCATTATGTGCAGTAGCATATGCGGCTAGCTGAATGAAATAATCATCAATCCATTCACGCTTTTTAAGCTTGTTAGATTGCTTGTGATCCATGATGGCAGGAACACCATCATGTACACCTACTAGGTCTGTGGTTCCTGCATACACTTTAGGAAAATATAATGGGATTTCTGTACCCCAATATTCGTTGCATTTACTAAGCCCGTGAGTAATAATAGACTGTGCCATGTCATGGCTCTGAATACTATATGGATTAGTACCGGGTTCTCCTGTTTCACCCGTCTTTATATAGTTCTCAAGCCACTTATGCATTCGTGTGCCTCGTCCCGCAGCCTCAGTCGTAATTTCTTGCGCTTTTTGTGGACCTACACGTTTACGCCATTCTTGCAACGCTTTTTTAGATTCTTCTGTTTTAGTTGCATCTAAGATTGTTGTTACACTAGGTAATTTTTCTCCATCAGGTGTAACATATCTACGTCCTTCGGCGGTGTCGATTCGATTAATTGGAGTATATATGTATTTCTTAATTAGCATTATTTAAAAATTTGATTTTGGTATCTAAATTAGGTTTTAAACTCTAAAACTTTCTCCGCATCCACATCTATCTTTTTCGTTGGGATTGATAAATTCGAAGCCTTCATTAAGCCCATTCTTAACGTAATCAATAGTAAGTCCTTGAATGTAGGGACAACTTTTTGGATTTACATAAATGTAGCATCCATTACAATCAATAGCATAATCTATTTCGGATGGATTATCAACATATTCTAACACATATGCTAAGCCGGAGCAACCGGTAGTTTTGACACCAATACGTATGCCTAGACCTTTGCCTCGTCGTTCTAACTGTTGTTTTATTTTTTTGATTGCGGATTCAGTAGCAGTTAACATTTATTGTTGACCTACAGCTTTTTTAGCCATACCTGCAACAATTTTTTTACTTTCTTCATCCGGTGGAGTCTCTGGATTTTCTAAGCCTTTAAATGTAATCTTATCCCCTTGAATATTGGAAATGAGATTTTTTAAAGGCATTTTTTTGATCATGTCGTACAGGTCTGTCTTATCAATTATAATATCAAATTTCTTTAGATATTGCAAGAAATCGGGAATCGACATATTGGAATTAGCTTTCCCCTTTTCTAAATCTGTTTTAAACTGATCCGTGACTGCTACGAGTTTCGTAACCATTGGATCAGGACCAGCGAACTCGTAGAGTCTCATTGAATTACCTCTTTGATCTACCAACTCCACCTGTAGGTTCTGCTTCAGGTTCTTCCGGGGGCATGTCTAATGCTGGTGCAGCCATGTCAGCATCAGCCGCTGCATCAGCGCCTGCATCCATACCAGCCATTTCATCACCCATACCATCCATTTCATCACCCATTGCTGTATCAACTTCTGGTTCAGTAAAGCTACTACTTCCCTGACCTGTTATAGAATTTCTTGCTGCTTTCATTGCAGCAAATGCAGCTTTCAATGCACCACTTAGTGTATCTAGTTGAGATGAAACTTGGTCGTTGTATGATTCTGCTTCATTGACTCCTATTTCAGATTCGATAGAATCGACTAACGCAGGTAATTCTTTAACTTGCATCTGTCCAATATCTTCAAGCATCTTTTGTATAGTGTCTACCATATCTTGTGCTGCAAGCACTACTTGCGACTTTTCAACTTCCTCGTTTTCAAAAACGATTCGTGAAGATGGTTTGGATAGCAAATAGTTATAATGTTCTACTAAAGCTTGTTCCATAAACACTAGTTTCATATAAGATGGACTAGTTTGATTTCGTTGAAAATCAGGAGCTTCTTTTGCTTCCATTGCTAGTGTTCTAATTTTTCTAAGCATATTTTGAGTAGCAATTTTATTCAAACTGGATACATCAAAATTTACTTTATAGGTTTCTGCCAAAGCTTTAGGGGCAAAATTTTTTTTGTCAAAATCGGTAAGTTTCATAGGTTTATTCCAAACGTTATCTATTATTTATCATTTAGCTGCAAACTTTTGAATTTGAAGCGATTTAGATTCATTGATGTAGGTATGTAGTTCACCCAGTATTTTCTTTCTCTTAGACTGTTCCTCACTAAGCTTAGCAATATAAATGAGTTTAGTTTCAGTTTCTTTAGATTTTTTAATAAGATGTTTATGCATTTCTATAGAAACATCAACTCCTGCTAACATTTGATCCAAATACTCTATTCTTTTTGCTTTAACGTATTTGTTTCTGGTTTCGAGAATGCACCAAGATACAGCAAATTTTAATGAAGAAAATAACACCTCAACTGAAGTGTTTGTCGTAACTTTATAACCTAAACTATCCTTAACAATACGGTACCTGTTAAAGAGTTCATAACTGCCATCTTCATTCTGAAAGATAGCAATATCATTTATATTTTGAATAAACTCTTGATTCAAAAATTGGTCGATTTTTGTTAATAATTTATTATGCATGGTTGATTTCAAAGTATATATTCTTTAATTCTGGAGACCCGTCTAAAAAAGATGGTAGCTTGTTCCATTCAGTACCACATAGCATCATTGGTACATTATGGCAATCTTTATATAGATTTCCTAAATCATTTATACCATCATGAAAAACTGCTGGATGATTTATTTCAAACGTAAACTTCCAACAAGGATATGTGTTATCTTCTTCTTGAGTGAACAAAAATCCAAAATTTTCAAATGTGTCAAATCGTATTGAAATTTTTTGCGGTGTAGTGATTCCCTCAGGCTGCGCTCTCAGAGATATTACTTGCAAAACTGTGTCAAAATTACATTGTGTATTTCTCATATACACCCAAATTTTTGGATCCATGTCTGTAATAGGTTTGGACCTGTTTAGCACACCTGTTTGTGTAATATCAAACAATGTATAACATGTAACGTTAAAACTCATAGCTTTATTTATGTGGTAAAAAAACCCGAGAAAATTCTCGGGTTTCGTTAGTTAATTTTAAAATTAACCAGTGAATGTTGCGGATGCTGCTGTAGAACCACCTGCCCAACCGCCACCTAGTGCCTGCAGTGCTGTGTCTAGTGTACCAGTTGTCCATGCACCAACTGGATATACTGCGAATGCAAGTGTATCAGAAGATGCATCTGTGTACTCGTACAAGTAGATTGTAGCAAGTTGCTGAATTGTCTGTACGCCTTGTGCGATTTCTGTAGTTGTCAATGCACCTGCTGCGGTGTATGTGAAGAAATCTAGCTTAGGACCTTGTGGTTGAACTGTTGCTGCTGAAGTAACAGCGTTTACACCTGTATTGGTGTAAGCAAAACTATCATAGTTGATTAGGGGTTTTAAGTCACCATTGACTCTTGTAAATTGTGCCATTTTCTTATTCCTTTATGTTATATGAGCCAGGGCTCTACATTTATTTATTCCAGAAACAAAAAAACATGGGTTTTGGTATAAATATTAGTGTAGTTCGCGGGATTGCAGTCCCCAACTACTCTAACGCTATTGAGGAGCATCAGCATGATTATTTATCTATATAAAAAAACCCACAATATAACTGGCCTCAAATACCTGGGCCAAACAAAAAAGCAAGATCCCTACTCGTATCCAGGCTCAGGTAAGTATTGGAGATTACATATTGCTAAACACGGATATGATGTAACTACAGAAATTCTCCGGGAATGCGATTCCATGGCCGAAGTAGAAGAATGGGGGAAATATTATTCTAACTTATGGAACGTTGTACGAAGTGACGAATGGGCCAATCTAAAACCAGAATCCGGCAAGCATGGTTGGACACCACCTAAGCTAGGTTCTGAGCATCCAGGATATGACCATAATCAATATCATTTTATTCATGAAAGCGGCATAGAAAGGATATGTACTAGACAGGAATTCGTCAAAGAATTTAAGGTATCCACCGGAAACCTTCACACCTTAATTCATGGTAATTGGATTGTATATAATGGATGGAGGTTATATAAAAATAAAGATGTAGATTATAAAGAATTTAAAAGCAAAACTAGTAGCAGATATGATCACACTGTATACTACTTTATCCACGCTAACGGAACTGAAGAACATTGCACCCAATGGGAATTAAGGAAAAAATATAATCTAGGGCAAGGACATACTTCTGCACTGGCAAGAGGTGACAGAAAAAATTACAAAGGATGGAGATTATTTAGCGGCCCTGGAGGTTCTGACGACTAAACCCCATACGATCCACAAATTTTAGTCCATGACTGACAAAACCTTCTTGAGTTTGAGTACCATTTTGCAGATAACCTTTTACTGGACTTGATTCTGCTGCTTTGTTTAACTGTGTTACAATTGACATTTTCAATGCATAGATTGCAGCCCATATTTCAAAAGCACCTTTTAGTCCGTTTGGATTTTGCTCCAAATGAGTCATTATCTTACTGCGCATCGAATCAGTCATGGGTTTAGTTTGCAAGTATTTCATGAAGTCTGGCAATAGATTATTTAAATCACCTTGAACAATTTTTTTGTTAATATATGTAGTAAACAATTGATTGAATGTATTACGTGCCTGAGGCGCAGAATCTAACATCTGGTCTACAGCAGGACCATATTGTTTTATTGCTGCATTAGCCTTTCTTACCAGTCCATTGTTTAATTTCAATTTGGGTGTTATTGGCATCTTAGCAGGTACTATTGCGACGTTGCTATTGTTCTTCAATTTTCCTATAGTTCCATCTAGCGGAACTGCATCATCTGTTGACGCTGCGCTAGCATCAATAAATTGATGCACAACAATACCTGCTGTTTTTCCTGTAAGTTCTTTTCCTACTTCACTGTTAGGATCTACTGTATAAGTAATTCCATTTGGATTAGCTCTAAATCTATATAGTTTATCACTGCCGGGGCGTAATGGCTGACTGAACAACAAATCTCCCCAGTAATAACCTTTATTACGGTCTGATTTTTCTAGCCCGGGCCAAATATTAGCAATTAGTTGATGTAATTCTGTTCTATCAACACCCCGAGCTTGGTCGTATTGAACAAATTGCTCAGGGCTATAAACTTGTCGACCTGAACCGTCTTTTTTATTGAACATGTGTTTATCCATAATGCTAAAACGGCCCTGATCATCACGCCCAAATATTAATGCTGGATATCCGTCCCATTTGATTGTGACTTTACCGGGATTTTGTACAGTGTCCATTGAAGATTGCACAGCACGTGCGGCACCTTGACTACCACCTAAAAAAACTAAATCTTCAGGATGGTCTAGGTGCCCTTTATCTTCTTTTAATGATGGTCTCTGAAACGTTTCAATGTCAGTTAAAACGTTTCTTAAATAGGATAATGATTCATTTAATTTCATTTTGTTACACCGATGACAAATCTTTTATTAAGTTAGCGTATGCTGTAGGATCAACTTGCTTAAGTCTAGCCATTTGAGATTTGATGCTTCCTGCTATTTGAGTTGCATTATTAGTAGAAGTAGTTGTATTCGAAACTGCTGCAGGCGTATTAACAGTTGAAGATGTATCTCTTGTATTGTCTGCGGCTAATCCATAACCTGGACTCTGTGAAGCTGCAAATGCAGCCATAGCTAATTTTTCTAATGCTGCTTTGCCTTTATCTCTAGCATAAGTATCACCTACTGCTTTTATTAGTGATTTAGAATGTGTATCGTTCATGGGTATACCACGAAGATAGGAAGGTAACCACCTATTTAACCATTGCTCTATTGATTCTGCTTCCTGTAGTATACTTTCAAATATAGCATTTAATTTTTCATACTTGGATTCATGTATTCCTTTAGCTGCAGCTTGACGAATCAAACCTTTATTTTGTTGAAATCCTGGTTTTTGCTTTTCAGCACGTACTCTTGCTACTAATTGATTATCTGCTGCAGCCGTTGCGGCATTTGAAGCTGCTGTTGCTTTCATTTGAGCTTGTGCAGTTTGCTGTGACTGTATACCTGCAGCTTTTTCAGCCTCTCTGCGTTGTTTTAATGCGTCTAAATCTAACGCTTGCCCCTGACTTTGTTGTGTAGATGCGGTTGGTTTTTCTTGTGGTGCTGAAGTCACTCCGGATAAATTGGGATCAACTCTACCAGCGGCAATTTCACTATTCAAAGATTTGTATGCAGCACTCAAAAAATTATTAATAAATTTTTCTTTGTGCATTTTATCCGATATAGACAGGTAACCTTCTGGATTACCCCTGAGACGATTTCCAAGTTGTTTTAACACAGCAGATCCATAGTCGCCGGTCCAATTAGATAATCGTTCTTCTATTTTTTTCGGAATATCATTTTTTAATGGCTTACGCTTCATGATTTTTCCTTATACTTTTTGCAAATTTAGTTTGATCACGGCCTTTTATGGCTCCCAAAAGTTTGCGTTCTAATATCTCGGAGGTATTTTTATCATAATGCTTGTTTATTAATTCTAATAAATTTATAGCACTTGTAATGATATTGTGGGCTCTGCTTTCAATAACGTGAGTAATATCACGGTTATTTCCAATAGCCTCTAATTCTTCCAAAAGGGATCGTGTTTTCTTTTGCATAATCTGTATTTATGCTGATTTCAGTTAATTACTTCTTAGTGAATTGAGTAGAGTCTTTAATTTTGTATTTTGTACGTTGGCTACTACTCTTTTCTCAGTCGGTTCAATTTCCCCTGTTATAGGATCGATTTTTTCCGTCACAGTGGATTGTGGTTTTAATTTACTCATTAAATCATTTGGACTAGGCTGAGGTTTGGTTGGTTGATAACTTTGGCTATCACCTTCGGGATTTGGATCTGTAATCCTCAACGTTTCTACATTAAATTCTAATTCTATCTTTTGCCCCACACCCGAACTCGACCGTGTTTTCATTAATTGCAGTTGATACTGACCACGCTCACGCATACTACGGCTTGTAAAAATGCCGAATACATTATCTGCTGTGTTAATCTTTGAGATACCACCTGAAATGTGACTATGATCGAATTCAATTTCTTCAACGGCTGAACGGTTCAATTGTGAAGCAGTAACAAATAGTACGTTCAATTCTTTTGCTAGATTACGCAATTCTTCCGAAACATACTTATCTTTAACAAACAAATCGCTTGGACTGACCTTTGCGCTAACAGGCATGAGCAGGTCAAGATAATCTACACACAAAAAGTCTATTTTGACTCCTGTTTGTATTTGCAATTCTTTACAGTACGCACGTAGGTCATTTACAGTGCTTTGCGCAGGCATGTATTTGATACGCAACTTACCTGCTTTCTTTGCATGTAGTTTAACCTTCATTTCAACATTGTCAATGTCTTTAAAGATTTCTCTGCTACTAGTATCGGTCATCATACTATCAATACGCATAGAACAAAGACCTTCACTAAGTTCTAGCGTAATGTAAGCACCGTTTAGTCCTGCTTGTGCCCAGTTGACTGCAAGATTTTGCATAAACAAACTCTTACCAGAACCTGAACCCCCTGCAAAAATCTGTAGTTCGCCACGATTGAACCCACCATAGAGTTTTTGATCCATAGTAGGCCAACCTGTACTCAACTGACCATTATTAGACTTTAGTGCCATAAGCCTAGCCCTAGGATCAGCAAAGTAATCTGTACCCATGTCTTTTTGTAGACTGATTTGTACAGCATCTTTGATCAGTTTTTCTACAGGACCATATTCTCCCTTTTCTAATAAGTCTGCACTTTTCAGAATAGCACGTTCAAGTTCCTGTCTTTTAGTGAATTGTTCAAATTCTTCTAAGAACCAATCATTATGTCCATCATCAAGTTCGGGAATAGAATCTACTTCGATGCCAGTAACTGCCTTTATCTGTGTAGGTTCAGGCATCATATTATATTTTTTTGAATGCTCGACTATAAATTCTGCTACAGGTTTTAATCTTTTTTCGAAATTCGATGGATTCATAATGTTCATCACTCGCGTATACAACTCTGAGTTGGTGACCATCATTCTCAAAAACAGCATTTGCATATCCGAATTATATTCTTTTATCAATTTTTCTCCTTTGCATTTCTATCTTTACTTTACTAGTTGTAGCACTTTGCAAAATACTTAGTAGTGTAGTTAATTTTCCATATTTTACAACTGCATCATTCACATCTTTTATACCATGATCCCAATCAGGTATACTAACACTATACCCCAACTCTAATGCTCTATCTATAGTTTCTAAACCAGCTGTATCATGATCAGGCACAAAAATTATTTTTCTGTTTAATTGGCTTAGCAATTCAACTTGCTCATCATTTATTGTGTTATGAGTTAATGCACATGCATTAAGACTAAGTGCATCAAATATTCCTTCTACCAGAATACATACTTCCCAATTTGGTTTTTGAAAATCTATACCAAATACATATCCTTGCTGTTGCTCTTTTATGTATTTAGGTATTTTATTGTCTAGAAATCGGCTGGTATGTCCTACAATTTTATTGTGATAAGTATATGGAATAATTATCCTATTGCCTTGTCGACCTTTTTCATGAGGGGTAATCATAAAGGGATAATCACTAACATTTATTCCCCTAGATTGCACGTAATCAACATATATTTTGTGTTCTATGTTGTTTACGTCAAGCAATTCTCCCAAAGGCAATTCATGGTCTTTGAACTTGATTTTCTTTTTAGCTTTTTTAACCTGCACATAGTTCAACAAATCTTTATTTTGCAGACTTTCTAAGTTCCATTTACTAATCTGCTGTTCGTCTATTCCTGACCATTTTAAGAATTGTTTTGTGTTTTTTGTTAAACTTTTGCCTATCGTGAATCCGCACTTGAAGCCACAATTAAAACAATGAAAGCTCCAGTTATCCCCGTCCATGCGTATGCCGCCCCTAGCCCTTCTGTCAGGCTTGTGACCTCGATGCTGACAGCATATTGCATTGAAACTGTACCACCCACTTTGGGTCAGCTTTTTCTTGCCTGGTACAACAGTTAGGATATCAAACATACTATAAGTTTAACATAGTATGTATCAGAGTACAAGTAAGTCGGACTTTTATCTAGCTAATATATTGGTAACAGCGCCTGTATTGCTGGTAAATACCATTCTTACGTAGGGATGGAACCCATGTATAGTATAACCCTGAGTATCGCTATTATTGGCATATTCATCAGAAGTAAAAATAGGATACCAATCACCGTTGACAATAGTAGAACCTTCGATCCCTACATATCCATTATATTCAACGAATGAGGTTTGCAACGTCAATATTGGATTGTCTTCAGTGTTGATGACGCTACTATAATAAACGTTTGCATTAGGTAATACGTTGGCAATGCTATTATTAGAATCTAAGTTAGGGAACGGTTGCCCTGTGGGGATGGATATGTTAGCTGAAGGTATAAAAGCAGGTAATACAGAATTAACGATGTTCATATCCCCACGGGCTCCCGCGTTTTGATCTACGAATACAGGGAATCCAAACTCTCCTACGGGAATTTCTAATGAATAATGTGCTTTCTGCGCAGGAATGTTTTCTATTTCTGCTGCATTCAATGTTAACACGGCAAGACCATTCAGTGCATAAGTCGGTGTTAATGCTTTTCTTAATAAGACTTCAGTTCCATCATAACTGATAATTCTACATGTAATTTCTTTACCTGTGATGTTGACCGGTTTTTGTTCTTGATCCAAAAATTGAAACTGTATTTGATTATCTACACCTTTATGTAGAGTTAAAGGTTTGGCGTAAACTGGCATATATCTCCTCGCTGAGTTACCAAATAACAAAACAACGATTTGTCTTTGGGTATAAATAAAAACTGGGGTTGAGTACACAATATGTAATCCTTTAACGTATTTAGTACCGAAAATATTAAATTATTAAGTTCGGGTCACACCGATTAAATATATCATTATTTTACATAAATTACATGATACAAAATGAGTTTTTCAAAAAACTTAGCGAAAATCACCCGTTCATAACGGTTTGTTCCTACGCTAATCAAGACTATGTAGGCATAATTCAAAATCGAGATGACAATGTTACCACTATTTACGATTACGGGGCTATCGTAGAATCAGACGTTCGAACTAGATTTTTAGAATTAGGAGATATATGGTGGTGGGAAAGTAATAGATTGATACCTATTAATTTGTTCTTAAAGGATGAATGGGTTCAGTTTAGACCTTATCTGAAAACTTTTGCTAATAAAAGTTTGGTAATCCTGCACGGACCTATAACAAGTATGAATGAACTTCATAAACGTAGGTCAAAAAGACGTAGTATAACACTAGTTAAACGATTACCGTAGTTTCTTCTAATAGATTCATATGTACTACTACTAGATGTGCGTAGGCGCAAGCATGCGACCGCTTGAACGAGTACCCTGTGTTATCTTTGTCCCACACAGTCTCAGCTACCTCTTTCCAACTCTTACCTATCAAATGTTTCTTGCCTGGCCTAATGATCGCTAGTAGCATAGCTAATCTAGGTATACTATTGACAGGTTCGGGCATGCTTCTTATTGTAGAATAATGATTTCCTAAATGAATTAATTTTTCTACAAACTCTTTGTTTTTTAAATTGTCCCAATTAGGCTCACGCATTAATTCTACTAGATGATGTTCGTTTCTAACTTGGTTATAAACATGGACATTTAACATATCAAGTTTAAGATAACCACGAGATTCTGCTACTGTATAGTCAATTGATGCCATATCATTCACGGGATCATATGGAATTTCAGTGACATAAACTCCTGTTGCATGTTTACGTATTGGATGTACGTTTCTCATGGCAGCAGGGATATGTTCAATTAATGATAATATTTTTTCTCTGTCACCAAAATCAATATCTATATCAGAATTAAATCTCATGCTATCAAACCTACTTTGATTAATTTTTTGTACGCATCTTGGACCACTATTGCTTGATGTTCTGCATCTTCTACTGCTTTGTGTGTAGTTTTACTACCATATTTCTTATCTTTAAGACTAACTCCTGCAATTTCATATAAAGTTCGTGTATCACGTACAGTATAATATGGCCAAGGAATGGCATTGGGATATTCGGTTAATGTCTGTCTGAATCCCGATTCACATGCTACTACGTCAAAGCTAGCACCATTACTCCAAATAGCACGACGGTTCCAACAAAACTTGTAAAGGGTCTCCATGCAAGACTTAAATGATTCTCGTCCCCTGTCTCCCAATGCTTCTTCAAGTGCAGCAGTGCTCTGTGTAGACCACCATCGTAATGTATCTTCATTTATAATCCTGTTGTGTATTTCAGTTTGATCTTCAATTGTCGGACGTAGTTCTAACTTTTCTACAATACCCATTCCTTTAGGATCGAATCTAACTGCACCTATTGTAAGTATCACACAATTCGGACTTGTATCTAATGTTTCCAAGTCAATCATTATATCATTTGCCATTTTAATCCTTTATTAAAAACTCAATTCAATTGTTACTTTGCCAAATATTGTCCAATGACTTTACATCATCTATTATACTGCCTGTCAGGTAGTTAAACAATAGAGCCTGTCTAGGTTTTGTTAGTGTATTGGGCATACTACTATGTAATACTCTACAGTTATAGAATAGTATACTACCTTTAGGTAGTATGGGTTGTATGCAATTTTTTTCAAACCATGAATTATAAAACCCCTGATAACAAAGATTGATATTAAAATCCATGCGTTGACTATTTGGGACCATTCCAGTAACACCATTTGCTTTATCTAAAGCAAACAATGAACAAATAGCTTGAATTCCCAACAAACGTTTATCATAATTATATTTTTTGAAACGATGAGGGGTATCCACATGTGGATTGATCCATTTACTGTGTGGGTTGATGGTAACAACATCACTTGAATACCAAACAGGATCTGTAAGGTAATCTGAAATTTTTGATGCCAGTATGTTATTGATTTCCTTTACTTCAGGCCAATCCATAACCAATTGACTCCACCATACAGATATATCTGGTAATTTTTTTATGTCATCACGTTCGGCGTACTTTTTATTTGCACTGGATGCTCGTACTGGATACAATGTTGTTAGTTTTTCAACTATCGAATCAATAAGTGGTTCAGGTATAATCTTTTCTAGTATGATATATCCTTGCCCTTCTGTTAATTCTGGTTTAATTAATTTTGCCATAATTCATACATCATTATTAATTTAGTAGACCATATCGTAATGTCTACGGACTTATCGGAGCCTGAGAAATCCCAACCATCTCCGCGAGGACCGAAATTTCTTCGACACCATTTAATGACCCTGTGTGGATCATCTTTGCACCTAAAGGTTACTTTGTCTGTGTCTCTAGGATTTACAACTTGAGATTCAATAATTTCTATATAAGGACTTAGTTCTGCAAAAGATGCCATACATACCTCTTATTTAAAATTTCTATAAATTTATCTGCATCTACTTCATTAACAAATACTATGCCTGTTATGTTGTATTCATCTTGTATGTAGTTTGAGTATAATTTTTTAGTATCCTGATAATAAAAACTTGCTGTGACCCAGAGTATATCATAACGCGATCCTACAGAATGTATCAACATACCAACCTGGTCATAGCATTTTATCTCATTAAACAAAATTTTTAGTAACTGCAATTTATCTATCATTGGTTGATATGGACCTTGTCTAGACCATTCTACAATAACTTCCCCATTACTGCGTTTTGATTTTGTAAGCATTCAGGACCATCTCAACGTAAAAAGTATGTAATCACGTTCGTATCTAAATTTAAATCTAGATTCGTTTTCAAAACCATAATTCTTTATCCACCTGCAATGCCTTTCGCAATTATCAAGTTTTTCGTATAACCATGCTACCATTTGTTCGTGCTTTGTTTGAGTTGAAGGTGTAATTACACATTCGAACCATCGGGTTGAATCATTCCAACCTTTAACATAATCATAATGATTACTGACATATGCCATTTAATATCCGCCAAGTAGTAAAAGTTTCTGCACTTCTTTTACATCTTCTGGATTCCTATGTAGTTTTAATGCCCATTGCTCAGGATTAATGTAGTCTAAGATTATTTTAACCTGTGTTTCATCTAAGCTGTCTAAAAATTCTCGACCACTTGCACTATGATACAACATCCATGGGCTTATTTTTCCTTTAGTTATTTCATAACAGATTTTATTTTTGTTACCAAATCTCAGCACATCTTTGGATAGTATTTTTTCTTTTTCAGATAAGACTATTGTAGTTTCTATACTTCTTGCAATAGCATCCATTGGATTTTCTATACGTAAATATTCAATAAGAAATTTTGTGTAATTACTATCTGTATTCCATGTGTCAATCTTTATCTGATTTTTGACTAACCAGTCTGCATATCTAGGTACATTGATCACCCCAACCTCAACACAATATAGCCCGAACTTAATAAAAGCTGAATAGTATACCGATTTGATAAACTCATCGTATGTTTTTGTTTTTTTGCTTGCAGAATTCTTTTTATAGAATTCTACCCATGTTTGAAACCCTATGCGATTGCATGGTCTATCTTTTTCTAACCAACGGTGTTTATATTCACAGATATGTTTTAGTATGGTAGACTCACGTATGAATGTTCTGCCACAAAATTCACATCCATATTTGTTGTTATCCGTTTCCTCTGTCTTTTTCATATTGTTCTATATCACTATCGGTTATAATTTGATTTAACGTTTCAAGATCAGATATCTTCATATTGGGATAAATTTCACCCAAATGCATTTTTCTCTTTTGTTGGCTCACAAATTCTTTTGATAGTTCTTCAATGTCTTTTGAATTTGCCTTAGGATATATTTTTGTGTAATACTCTTTTATTTCTTTTACTGTCGCTGCTTCTTTGTATTTACCTACTTTATCACGGATATGCGGTATCCATTGATGAAATTGTTTTCCTAAGCCTGGACTAGCACTACACAACATTAGCCATTGAAGTTTAGGATGCTTTTGTACAAACTCTGCAAACAAATACTTGTTGGCATATTCGTTTGTACTCATCACATAATATCTAGAAAGTCCTTCACTACCTTTTATAGCACTCATCCAATGTGTGAGCATAAAAGGAACAACTTTTTTCTTTTGTTCTTCCGTAAGCCTATCGTAGTACACATAGTCTTTTTTATCCAGCGCGGTTAGAATTTCGAAAAGGTCTAGATCAATCTTCTCAAACTTTTCATCTTTAGCTAGCTGTGGTTTTTTAGTTGCCATATTAAAACACTTGATTGTAATCTACTAATTCACAGTTTCTACTAATTTCTTTCACAAAGTAAACACATCTGGGCTTAGGACCATCATCAATGGGTACACACAAAAATTGTCCGTTCTTCAATCTAGGTGCGTACCAAGTTACATCATGGTAAATATCTAAAATTTCAATAGGCAAAAAGTCAGGTCTAAAACCTGTCAATGGATTAAATTCAAACGCACTAAACCCTCTGTCGTTAATACTAGTTAGTGGTAGCGTTTCTAAATCACCGTGTTCTTTTTCACCAATTAAGATTTGCCAATCGACTGGCATTTTAATAGTCGTGTCACCGACTCGCAATACCAATGCAGGTGAGCTAAATGATTCTAAAAAAATCAATGGTATGTAATGGTAATCTACATTAGACGGATTGCTATTGTCTAAAATAGCAAACCTAATGTCATCTACTTCATCTGGAAGATTTTCTAAATTGTATTTTGTATTATCTAATAATAGAATATTCATTTGTATTCCAATTTTTCTATTGTGAAGGGATATTTGGCTTCTTTGTAAAACAATTTTCTTTGTGTGAGGTGTCGTTTTGCGAACTTGCAACTACTTGTTATGTCCCAAATTTGAACGAAGTCTTTGTCTTCAGCTTTTCGGATACCCCTTCCGATACTTTGAATAACTCTAACAAAGCTTTTTCCAGGCTCTAAGAGAACCAAATTAAAAATCCTAGGAATATTAATACCCACGCTAGCTACACCATACGTTGCCACAATAATCTTTTCATCAGAAGTTGCCACTTCATCATATTCTTCTTTACGTTCTGTCAGTTTAGTTTCTCCACTAACAAATACTGCTCCTGGCAATCTATCTACCAATTCTTTACCTGCGTTTACACGATCAACCAAAATCAAAGTATTACCTGACTCTTTAATTTTTAACACCAGTTCGCTAACTGTGTCAAGCCGATGTTTGTCCTCAAGTAGATATTTCAATTCACTTTGATAGTTGGTGAACTCTACTTTATCTTGTAATTGTATCACATTAACATGGCATTGTGCAAGTACTCCCTTCTCCTGAAGTTCGCTAGCACTTAGTTTTCCAATAACGTTACCCAATGAAACATACAATGCTTGTGCATTATATTTTTCTTTGGGTATTGTTCCAGTAAGACCCCAACGAATGGGAACCTGTGAAAATACTCCTGTTAACAAAGTCTTGAGTGCATCTGCCTTTGCCATATGAACTTCATCGACCATTACACAAACAACATCTTCAATGAATTCTTGTATAGTACAATCAGCATTACCTGCTTGTGTATCTTTGAGTAAATTGTTTAGACTTTGCCAAGTACATATCGTATGCTTCTTGCCCCATTCTTTTCTATCACCAAAATAAACTCCAACATCAAGACCTACATTTTTGTAATCTTCTTCTGTTTGTGTGACTAATGATTTATTAGGAACTATAACAATACTACGACCATATTGTTCTACACTATAACTTAGTGCAGCCGTAGTAATAGTTTTGCCGGCGCCAGTGGCTACTTCTTGTATTGACTGCGGATTCTGTAAAAATCGATTGATCACCTCTACTTGGTAATCTCGCAATACAATTTGTTCTCCTTGTTTAGGATGACCTTTGGGCCATGAGTACTCAGAAAACGTATCTTCGGACACTTGCGTGAAGTTGAACGTTTGCCTGTAAGTACGTTGATCATCCAGTTCTATATCATATCCTGCCTGATCAAGTAAAGGAAGAATCTCAGGTAATAAATTGATGTACGTCGTGCCACCCAAACTAAAATAACTGATCTTACCACTCCATCTACCTAATCTCACTGAAGGCTGATATCGTGCACCTGGCTTTTCATATTCAAACATTTTCATCAATGTTTTGCGGTCGCCTAGGTCAAGACCTTCTAGCTTGACGTTGACTTCATCTTTGATAATCAATTTGCACTGCTTCATTGTTTGAGATTAAAAATTACAGGTGATGTGTTGTTCATTCTGATGACTTTCATATAATTGCCTTTTTTTGCTGTGTTAAGCATACCAGCTGACCTCATTGATATGTAAACGATATCTTGTTGCACAGGATCAACGGTACCAAACAGTTTACTTTTATTGATGTTGAATACAGAAAACTTTTCCTTAATGTTTACGTTCAACGGAGCAGGGTATATCAAAACATTTTTACAACCAATAGCAAGAAGGTATTCAATAATTTTATCTAAGTTTTTAGTGTCAGCATCAATATAGTACTTAGAACAAAATTCCAATAAAGGATCGTCGTTAATAATATCTTTGTCTATTTCTATTCCTAATTCAGTTAATTTTGATAAGCACACGGGATCAGCCGATAACTCAATATCTTTTAGTGCTAGATCGAGGTATTGGTTGGTACACGCTATCAGATAGCGATCATTAATTTTCACCAACGTAGGATTCCAATATTTGGCTCTATATGATTCTAGTTTATTTATTAGGTCTGTTGTTACGGGGCAATAATTTATCTTAGGATAAAATCCTTTAGCCAAATCATTGAGGTATTTGAGCGCATAAATTGAAAATGGTGAACGATATACCTTTTCTTCCTTATTCCATTTATAACTATTTACCTCTAACTTAGAAAATTCGGTTAAAAACTTTTTATTGAATGGACTTTTGAAAGTGATGGTATCATCAATGATAGAAATATATGCTTCTGTAAATTGTCTATCGCTGGCTATGATATTTGTTTCCCATTTAAGTGCATTAATTTTTTCCATCGTCAATCCATGCTTTGCTAATTGACGTTGATATTTACTCACTAATTTATTGAAAAGGTCTATCTGGTTTGTAGTAAGACTTCTATTCTGATTCGAAAGTGTTTGTAAGTTTTGTATGAACCTAAGGTCATATCTACTTAAACGCAGCATGCCGCATTGCATGAAGTATACAAGGTGTTCTTTATTTTGAATCGGTATCATTTCTACATAATAGCATATCTGATACCTAGTATACAAATATAAAGGCAAAAAAAGGGGACCGAAGTCCCCTTTATTGTGTGAGAAGTATCAATCCTTCATGCAAGTAGCACGTGCCAGATTATGCCAGTTGTTCGGGCTGATCTTAACCAGATCCGCAATCTTAAGAGTCATACGGAGACTGATTTCACGCATCTTAGTATGGTTATCCCACATATGAGTCAGAATCATACCTTCCTGCTCCGTGCTAAAGCCATAGTCAACAAACAGACCCGGATCAGCATCACGATGCACTTGACGGATGCGTAGCATCTTGTCACGTTCGGTGTTGATAGTCAGATCCAGAAAGTGACTGCGAGACTGCAGAGCATCCAGGTGAGGCTGAATCTTGGTAGCACGCTTGTTGTCGAAGGTCTTGTTGGTGATGAAAATGATAGAACCGTTGAAGTTGAAAGTGTTGGGGACACCTTCATCACGCAGGAGTCGAGAATCCTTGTTGTAAGAGATCCGACGAGTCTTGCCAGAATCCAACGCACCCTTCAGAATATTGATAGCATCCTGATCTTCCCAAATGTCGCAGTCATCAAACACCAGGACGTTCTTAGCGTCGGAGTACTTGTACAAGAGGGCGAACAGCCCGATAGCCGACATAGTACCCTTGACAACTTCAAAGCGAGGTTGATTGCCAGCAATCTTGTCAAACATGACAGCCTTTTGCAGCTGGGTGTGAACACCATGCGACTTGCCGACTCCAGGAGGTCCAGTGACAATCATTGAACGGATGTCACCAGCGATGCAAGCACGACTCATTTCATCAAGAATGTCAAAACGCTCCTTGATGCGATTCATAGCCTGTTCATCGGTCTCGGTCGCGGTCACGGGCGCGGACACTTGCGGGGCCACAGGGGCACCGTTCAGAAATTCGATGTCAGACATGCCGTTGACCTTGACCTTGACGACAGGGATATCAACAGAAAACTGACCGTCGTTTTGAACAGTGACATAATTGCCCTTCTTGCCAGTCTGAAAACCCTTGACAAGAGTAAACACCTCGCCCTTGACGGCTTGGTTGCGATAAGAACCAGAAAGAATGCGAATCGTTGACATATTTGCTCCGTGTCTCAACTGTCTATGTATGTATTATATACCCAAATCCATTTATTGTCAAACAATTTTCATGAATTATTGCTAGATTCTACATCCGGAAGGGAGAACCCTTGATTGGATAGTGCCATTTCAAGACTGGTTCGAATGTCGTAGGTTTGTCGCAACGTAATGTAATCGCGCCAAAAGATCGCCTCATTGGCGTGTTCGTCTACAAAATCAGTGACAGTGATAAGTAGTTGGTTGACAGACATTTTATAAATCCTTATGCCATTCCGTATTCGCTGCGGCGATCAACACCTTAAGCAGCCTTCGAAAGATATTCCGAGACCTGCTCACCGGTGACCGAATCACCGTTACGCATCGTATAGACCACACGGTAGTTCTCACGACCGGCCGCCATCAGCATGTCATACTGCTCGGACTTGCTAGCAACCTCACGGCGCATGTAGCCGTACTCACCGTTCTCGACGGTGCGCCGAGCGACCCAGCGACCCTGTTCCCAGAACAGTTCGAACGGGGTTTCCCACGGCTCACACACAGTGGCGTCATCATCCAGGATCGACCAATCAACAACGTACTCCTCGAAACCCTCATTGCGGGATTCGATCAGAGCCTTCAGGGTCGGGATGCCCTGATCCTTGACCTTGAGGACCTGAGCAACCGTCAGGTTCGGGACAACGTAGGTGTCACCGCCCTTGCACCTCCAGTATTGCGGGCAAGTGCCCTTACCGTCCCAATCGTGGATGCCATAGTTTTCGCGGATCTGGGTGCTGATGACGATCTTCATATTTCGCTCCGTTTCTTGACTATGAATACAGTATATCAGGATTGGGATTTATTGTCAAATTCTGGGTTAGATTTTACCAAGCACATAAGAGCGAAGACGCCCATCAGGCCCAAGGAGTTCATAGTACCCCCAACGATGATTGGTCATCCAACGCACACATTCTTCGTTAGTACCGATAAAACGGACTTTTTTGATACCAACATCAATAAGTTTCTTTACAACGACTTGATACATAAAATCCGTTAATCAACTGTCTAAGATTCTATTATATACCCGAATCCATTTATTGTCAAATTCGGGTATGTAACAAATTAGTAAGTGTCAAAACCTAAATTGTGCATGGCAGCGCGGAAAGGTTCGTAATCCTCAGGATCAGCAAAATTATAGATTTCATCACGGAGTTGGTCCGTGCATTCATCTTCAAAAACATCGTAGGCATCTGAAATGTTTTTCAGACTTTCTACTTTACGAATAAAATCATTAAGTGTATTAAGCATACATGCTCCTGTTAACGAATACATGTATTGTATGCCCAAACTGATTTATTGTCAAATTTACCGAGAAAGGAATCTAGCAAGTTCTTTGTTAAGCAGGTCCATTTCGTCCTGCTCAACGTAGAAGTCGGTGCGAGGGTCCCAATACTTACCAGCTTTGGGATCGTAGTACAGAATCCTACCGTTGATATAAATGAAGGGGCCTTCGAGGCCCTTACGAGGTCCGTACCCCTTGAGCAGTTCATCAGTACGACCAAGAACCTTGTAGCCCATCACAGGACTCCTTCTGACTGAATAAGACTCTATTATAGAGCCTTATGGATTTATTGTCAAGCCAAATCTAACTGGACTTGCAGACCTTCCCAAGTACCAGCAAGACCCACGGCGCACTGGTCAGCAAGACCTTTACCCGAACGGGTAAATTCTAGGGCGTCGAGAGCCTTTTGGGTTGCGGCGTTGCACTTGATGAAACCACCAACCCCATTGCGAATCTGTTTGGCAGTAGCATAGAAACACGCAGGACCGACAATAACACGAAAACGTTGGGATTGCTTGAAACGCTTGATAGTCATATCAGACTCCTTGATCAATCAATACAAGTATTGTATTCCCAAACCCATTTATTGTCAAGCCTGAACATCATGCTCAAGCTTATCCAAAATACGGGTGATCCTACGCTTGTGCTGCCGGACAACAACCTTGCGATTCTTAGGAGCCGGACCGCAGCAAGTGCAGAACCAGCCGCCGGGGCCCACGCGGGCGTGATGACGGGAGTTGAACAAGTTGGTCTTCATAACTGTGCTCCTTACTTCTCGGAAAGCTTACCTAGCGCCATGCAGGGTTATCTAGAATAACCTTGAAGGCTAATAGCCTTGAAGGCCTCTACACTATCCTCATGGACTTCATCACTGGTCTTTTCAAAAATGAAAGCAATCTCACTGCAGGGGACCACATTGTAATAGTCATAGGTGCCGCCCATGTAAGCATCATAGATCCTGCGGGCAGCACGTTCAATCACTTCTTGATAAGTCTTCATGACTGTTTTCCTTACTGTGCCCACAGTATATAACACTGTGGATTTATTGTCAAATTACGGTATAATTATACAATACATAGTAATATAGACCATCACGAATTTTTGGGACCATTGTCGCATCCATGACAATTGTTTGTTTTTTAAACTCACGCTCCCATAATGACTTTAGTGGATTAACGTCATCTAATACTAACACATAACCAAACTTATTTGATTTTGTTTTTAACCAGTATTCTGTACGCTTCATACTTTTATTTTCTTTTTTGAGAGATGCGATAGGCATAAATTCAAAGGTAGTTTCAACTCCACGTGACCTCAAAAATTTTCTGCTATCTTCTTTGATATCCAATTCGAAATTGGACTTGATATTTTCAAATTGCAAATCTGTTTCGTAGAATTCAGGTAACCTATATACCATAGGTAAAAACTGTTCTTTAAATTTCTTACCGTTACCTTGTAAAAATTCGTTAAGGTCTTCTCTGAATTGGGTAAATTTAATTTCCAATAGAGTCAGCATCATCAGTTTTTTACTATAATAATTTCTAATAGAATCTGCTTTCTCTTTATCCTCTTGTTGGACTAAATCAAATAATTTATCATCGAGTAAAGAGGTGATCCTATGATAATTGTGATCGGCCCCACTTTTAATTTTTTGGCGAATACGATGCCATGCACAACTCAACGCTAACAAATCTTCGGGAATCTCTACGATTTCATATTTCTTAATGATTATGTTTTTTTCTGAAAATATATCAGATTCCCCTAGTATTGACTTTACTGCCCACGGAGCTATAGCACCGTTCATTTTTGGAATTTTCGGTAAATTAAAAACTTTTGATCCTTGTGATTTCATAAATCATCCTATAGTAATGTCTTCCATACCTGCTGTACGCAGGCGAACAATATGACCCATCTGCCATTGTTTGGCTTCAAGACCCTTCATAATCCCTAACCAACGATTGCGTAACAATGCAACTTCGTTAATGATGGTTTCAAAGTCAATTACCTCATCTTCACCATCAACATATTTTTCTGCGTCACGGCTGGTCAGTGCTCTATTATACGCTTCTAAATATTTTTGAAAATGTTTTCGGCGAATTTTCCGTAATTGAATATTGAGATAATTTAATACTGCCTCAATCTCTTGTAATTGGTTGAAACGATGTTCGGTAACACCAGGTAAATTGGCAATGTTCTTTTCAACATTGCCATAAATTTTCACCTCGTTCTTTGCCGCTGCTAATTCGTTTTCATAGTGTGTAATAAAATCAGGTATGATTGTAAGGTTTTGCGTTATTCTGCTATACCAATTCATTTATCACCATTCATCGTCATCCGATTCTTCTTCGTCATCTTCGAATTCTTCTTGTTCGTGTTCACTTACATAATCTTTCAATGCTGTAAGGATTTCTTTTTCACCACGAAACGATTCTTTAATTTCATCGGCTTCATAATTGTTTTCGATTAGCAGATTCACTAGTGAATCTGCTGCCTCTTTACGTTCGTTGAAATCAATATGGTTGCGTAATGCGTCCCAAACTTCTGCAACAAAATTCAATGTCATTATTCATGTTCCTCCTCAGTTGATAGAGTACTTAGCTTAGTTTCTGATTTTTCAACAAACCAGCCTTTACATGAACCGCGTGTTGGTATCTTTTTATTTCTCATAATCTTTTCCATGGTAGGTACAATTTTTATTTTTCGTCAGTAGGTTCTGATTGAACTTCTTTCGGTGAAAGCATGATATCTTTCATTACAATATTCAGACATTCATCGTCATTTCGTTCCCAACCTTTGCGAAACTTTTTGATAATTTCTCCGTCTTTTGTAGTATAGACCAAACTATTACCTTCTTTTGAAAGTAAACCCTTTCCTTCAATCAAGTCAGTAAGACCGGAGAATGGACTCATTCCCTGATCATACGGGATCTTAACCTGTACACTTTCAAAAGGTTTAGCGTAACGTGTTTTCATAACCTTGCATGCACTACGAATACCACGTACATTACTTACTTTGTTACCATCTTCATCTTCTTTAAGTTTTAGTTTTTTCATAGCAACAACAATACTTGAAGCATAAATGAAGCCTTGACCACCTGAAATTTTGTCATCAGGATCAAACATATCTTGGCTTGCGTATGTATGATTAGTAGCAACTAATCCAACGTTATGACTACCGAACATGTTGACACAGTTACGAACAAGACTAGTCAATGCTTTGGGCTTGCGACCCATGTCACCTTTCATGTCGCCTGCTTCGAACTGATTAACATCGGTAGGTGTTAATAGCATACCTAGTGAATCGATAATGAATAGAACTTTAGGCTTATCTTCTGGTGGGAGTGCCTTGTAACTTTTCATAAACTCACTAATTGTTTTGGCAACGTCATCAATCATTGCCATGTTGAGTTTAAGAAGCTTATCTTCACTGGTATCAACACCTAATGCCTTTAGCCAATCTTCGTCCAAGGCATTTTCTGAATCAATGAGGACAACAAAGATTCCCTGTTGTTGTGCGTGTCGGACAAGGTTTCCGGAACAGATATATGATTTTCCTGATCCTGATTCTCCGGCAAAGACAGTAACTTTACCAAGAGGGACACCTTTATTAAAATCACCGCTAATGAGATAATTAAGGGCGTGATTTCCTGTACTAACCCAGTCAGTAGGGTCGTTAAATCCGATACTAAGTCCTTCAATGGATTTGGTAATATCTTTTCTAAATTTGCTAACATCGAATGGTTTCCCCAATTTATTCTCCTATTATTTGTGTGGAATGTTCATATACATTTTATCGACAAATGAGATTTTGTCAAGGAACTCTGGACAGTTGTCGGCGATCCTTTCCAGTTCATAATCACTTGGATAATGTCGTAAAACACCCCTTGCTCTGTCTCTTACTAATGCAGGAACCCGAGGAGTTCTACCCGGGTCACATAATTCTTCCAACAGTTTTTTACCTTGCTTTAAAGCACGGTAGCGTTCGTCAGGTAATGTCATATATGACTCCTTTTTGTTTTTTGCAACTTTTGCCGTGCCATCGTGTGTAGTTACTTTTAATACATAAAATTCCGCAATGCGGGCATTGATATTTTTGTTTTTTAACTGTCTAATGATTTTCACCTGAAAGTTTAGCAGCAATTTTGGGATCACGCATTACATTTTTATCACCTAACGCATACTCATGTTTTTTTCCTTTATGAGAATCACTAATTTTTAATGCGTTTTCTTTCTTCTTGTTTGGATGATTATCGCCAGTAATACTGGGTCTTTTTTGACCTTGCTGAGGATGAGTAGCCCCATTTAAATGATTTGTCCAATGATTTTCCCCTCGTATTGCGTTTGCAACTTTTTTAGCAATTAACGGATTTTTCATTGGATTCTTATCACCCAATGTTACATAAATGCCATCTCCATTGTGCTTGTTAAAAGACATTGGATCATTTTTGGCATCTAATTTTTGTAAATAATTATTTTCTAAATTAATAATATATTCGGGATCACCCAATATTAAAATATCTCTTTTCCACTCATTTTGGTTTTCTAAAATTAATGGTTTAACTACACCACTTGAGCACAAATACCCATCATCAGGATGACAACCTTTTGCCGACCGAGAACCCACATACCACATACCTGTAGGCATATGAGTCCATTTGTATAAGTAGGCTATAGTTGTCACCGTGCCCTATTGTAATTAAGAGTTAGTTTTATTTTGACGAGAACGAATTAGTGCCAAAATGTCCTGAGCCTTATCACTTGGCGGAGTAGTTGGAACCTTGACAGGTTGTGTCGATGCAGTTGGTTCATCTTCCCATGGGGGTGAAGAATCAATTGCAGACTGAGCAACGGATGCGCTATTCGTGGTAGACGCAGGTTGTTCTGCCGTTGTAGAACCTGTAGGAGCTTCAAGTCCATATGGACGATAATATTGACCCCAACGTTCATTGTCGTAGGGCTTACCTTCTACTGAGGCTTCAAACATTTCCTTGATGATGCGCAATTCAGCCTCATTCGGCTTCTTAGGAAGAAAATCAGCAAGATTGAAAAGTCCATGTGCTTCAATAGCAGCCTGTTCTGCCTCCGTTAATGCTGATTCACGGCGTGCCCAAGTACTTGTGCTGTAATCAGCATAGCCACCCTTGCTGGTCTTACGAATGTTGAAGTCAAGACCTCGCATATAATGAGTTGGTAGTTCAACCAGTTCAGGATCCATCAAACCTGTACGGATGATAGGAATGATTTGCGGACTGATGATTAGTCGGCGAATTGGATTTGCGGGAGTCTTATCATCGCCAAGAGGATTTTGACGAACAAAGGCTTGGAATAGATAACTACGCTTTTTCCAATATTTGTTTGCCATTTCTTTGAGAGTTTCGTCTTTATACCAAGGACGAACTTCAGCAAGAATAGGACAAGAGTCACCATACATCTCCATGCATGGAACTTGAACAACAGTTTGTTTGATATTAGGATCGCCCTTAACTCCATTAAAAGCAAGTTTGATGATTTGTCGTTCAACCCAAAAGAACGTATTATTAGAATCTGCGTCTGGGAGAAAACGTACGGTAGCTGTTGCACCTTCGTCCATGTTCCAGTGGGGATATATTGAATTGTCGCTAGGACCAGATGAACTTTGTTGTGATTTGTTTTCTTGGGCTTTAATCCTAGCCCTTATTTCCGCTAATGTCGTCATTTTTAATTTCCTTATAAAATTGAGATGGTCTCGTTTTTTAATGTCGCTACACATTATGTGTAACTAACGTCAGAATGAAGTTTAGCATATCTTCTTACTGCCGTCAATGTATTTATTCCAGATATGGCAAACCTCACTTTATAAAGTGAGGTTTTTTATGATTTTATTTACCCATTAATTTCTTGATGGCATCAAGGTCTTCTTGACCCTCCTTCACATCTTGCTGTTTTATAATTGATTTAAGTACCTTTCCGGGCCCTTCCAAACCTCTATGCAATCTCACTTTTTTATCTTCTGGTTCTTTTGGCTTATACCCTACTAAATCAGGAACTGGAATGGCACCGGCACCGTATTTTCGTTTTAATTGATTAAATGCACCTTGCCCGAATTTTCTTACTAATTCATCATCACTCATTCCAGAGTTCCAGGCATGCATTATATTGTTATGGTATCCTTCCGCCACACCTTGCTCTTTGTTTTTAGCAGGGCTTGTTGGCTTTTCACCGTACGCTCTTGCTACGGCACCTTTGAGACCCTTGATCATTTTTCCTATCTGTTGTGGGGTTTTGCCAGATACATCAGTGTTCTTACGTTTGCTTATGTATGACATAGCAGTGTCTTGACTAATCTCGTTAAGGGAGCCTTCCGCCACACCTTGCTTTAATCTAAGAAGAGGGAAATATTTTTCATGAATCATTAGTTGAAAATCTGTGTACTTTTTAGCTTTAGGATCACTATAATCAAATCCACCCTTCTCATCTCTGTATTTTAGTGCCCGTCGAGCGACTGACAGTTCTCCTGGTGTACCAAAATGTTTTGCCAATAGCACTATATTTTCTGAATGATTATTATTATTTTCATTTGAACGGTATTGTCTCATCAGCGATGTCGGAGTACCTTCCGCCACACCTTGCTCTTTATCTGCCTGGCGCTGTGCCCACCGCTCTTTGTTGCGTTGAACTTGTTGCGGGCTTGCCTTCTTCTCTTTGCTTAAGTCACGATACAATGCTTTACCTAATGCGCTTGTATGAGGATTCTTTTCAGCTTCC